ATTGGTTAATCAGTCCAAATAAGATTGCTGAGATCATTGCTGACTTACAATACAACCCTGTATACACTACATGGGAACAAGTAGCAAACATACCTTATCAATTCCCACCATCAAGCCACTCACATGATGTTGCTGACATGACATCATGGGGCGACTTATTAACGGTACTGCGTGAATTAGGTGAACGTGTAGGTGCAAGTGATAATACTCGTTTACAGAAGATGATTGCTGATGTTGTTGAACGTACGATGCGTAGTTCTGGTAAAGCAGCAATTGGTCTGGATAAGCTCCGTAACTTAGATATCTTGCCTTTGAATAATGGTAATAACAATACCGATAACTATTATGTTACACCACGTGGTGTTCGTGATATTATCAATACCATTGCAATGCCTGTGATCAATGACCACATTAATGCTCGTGGTAACGTACATGGTTTAACTGCGGCTGATATCGGTGCCATTACTTCAGATGAAATAAATAAACGACTGAATACAAAATTAGGTAAAAGCGAACAAGCTGCAGACTCTTTATTGTTCGATGGTCGTAACAGCCAACAAGTAAAATCTTTTGTTTTGGATGGTACTTCTGCTAACACTGCTAAGTTTAACGGTTTGACTTATACTGAAATGGTAGAAGACGTAAAGAACCGATTGAATGCCATTTTGCAAGCAGCTACAGGTGACCAAGCAGCTAACTTACCTGCTAAAGTATTACAACTGACTGCGGGCAATGCCAATAAGTTTGGTGGATTGACCCCAGAGCAGTTTACAACTAAACTCTTAGCAACCAGCACAATCGATGCGGCAACATTAAATGGCTTAGATAAAGATGCTATTATTAATGCCGCTAAAGCAAATGTCAATGCTACTTTATTAAATGGTAAGACATCTCAACAGATTATTAATGAATCTAAGCAAAATGTCAATGCTACGCAATTAGGTGGTAAGACTTTACAACAAGTAGTCGCAGATGCCAGAACAAATGTTAATGCTACTCAATTAAGTGGTTTAACAAAAGACCAAATTGTTTCAGAAGCAAAAGTTAACGTCAATGCCATTCAGTTGGGTGGTAAAACATCTCAACAAATCATTGAAGAAGCAAGACGTAGTGCTAATGCTACAAGTATTGGTGGTAAGTCAGTAGATACATTCAAACAAGAGTTAACTCAATCGATTAAAGCAGCAACCACTACTATTGGTGGTTATACTGTAAGACAAATTATTGATGAAGCTCGTTTAGATGTCAATGCGAAAACATTAGATGGTCTGAATAAAGAATCATTGCGTAATTATGTTTTATCTGCTTCTAATATTAGTGCTGCTACACTCAGTGGTAAAACTGCGGATCAGATCATTTCAGATGCTAAACAGAACGTGAATGCCGCTCAACTTGGTGGTCGTTCATTGCAGCAAGTAATTTCGGATGCTAAGACCAATGTCAATGCTACTCAGCTTAATGGTAAATCAGCACAACAGATTATCGACGAAGCTAAGAAAAATGTAACGGCTGTAAACTCTGCTAAGTTAGAGGGTAAGAGCTACGCAACGATTCGTAGCGAAATATCTTCAGACATCATTGAGAGCCAAGACAATTCAAAAGTACACATGGGTAGCGGTATTAACCAACATCCTGTAACAACTACTGGTAGCACTAAACAAAACGTTGTGAAGATTGGTAAGTCTAAATCTAGCCATGCACTTCCAGCGGTAACAATTGACCAAACCGATATGGGTAATATGTTCTTGTATCGTAAAGGTCTGACCAGTGAGTCTATCAATAGTTTGAAGAATACTGCTGATGTAGGTATATACTCTCAATCGTCAGATACTAATGCGACTACTGCATTAGGTTATCCGGTTGCTAAGAATGGTACTTTGATGGTTATGCCTTCTTACTATACTGTTCAACAATGGTATTTTACTCGAGAGGGTAGTGCGATTTACGCTCGTCAAGTTAATACCAACGATACTTGGTCAAGCTGGGTTCGTATTGACTTAGACCCTAGCAAGATGTCTAACAGTATTTCTGGTGCTGATGCAAATAAATTAGCTACTGAGAAAGCTGTAGGTGATTTACATCGAGAGGTTATTAGATTGATTAGTACAGCTAAACAACAAGCTGTTGATGAAGTAAAAACATATCTGTTTGATAGTCGTACCAACAAGTTCAAAGAAGAGCACGTACCTGCTCCGAAATGGCAGTAATATAATATTGAATGGCTATAGAGTAGTGGCCACTACTCTATAGCTTTTATCTATTTATTTAATTAAACGTTTAATTAAGGAAGTCAATATGGCAAACCAAACCCCAAACCTTAAGGTTCGGTATGAATTTGACAAATCAGGTAGAAACCCTAATAACTTAGTAAGTAATGAACAACACACAACAACTCAACGTATTCGTAAGATTATTGTTCCTCATTACGGTCATTTCTACAATGATTCAGTTATTCTTACTGATTTGACATCTGGTCAAGAAGTACCGCGTACTGATTACTTCTTTGAAGATCCATCTGAAGTAATTGCTTTGAAAACAGGCTTAGCCGCTTCTATGGTGATTGTGGTAACAAACAGCCAGTTAGGTAATCGTTTTGCAGTTACATACCAAGCAGTAGGTGGTGAGTATACCGGTGCGAATGTAAATCTTTTAAAACAAAAACTGGATGCCTTGTCCCATGATAATCGTCCAGTGGAATGGGAAAACATTCGTAACAAACCAACCACATTTAACCCAGCAGATCACCGACATCCGATATACCAAACATTTGGTTACGAATCTTTAATTTATATTATTGAACGTTATATTCGTGCGGTACTGGTAGGTGATGAAGCTTCTCATGATGTCATCTGGGATGAATTGAAAAAGATTCGATCATTGATTAATTCATCGGTTACTCCAGTCATGAACGACTTTAGTAATTATAAAATTAGTCAAGCTGAATTAGCAAATCAATTACGTCAGTTGATTAACGCTCTTGGTACCAAAATTGATGGTAAAGCAAAAGAGTTTAATGATAAGTTAGCTCAACACATCGCTGCTCAAAATCCTCACCGTATTACTCCAGCGATTATTGGTGCACCAACCACTCAAGAATTAGGCACAGCAATTAATTCATTGCGTACTGACTTACGTGCATTGATTGATGATCGTTATACCAAAGCACAAACGGATCTTAAGATTAATACGGTCCAAACCGCAGTTACTAATTTACAAGGTAGTAAGTTAGATAAAACAGCTCGTGCTGCTGACACTACTTTGTTCATGGGTAAACCTTATCAAACTGTACTTAATGAATCTTCTGATAAAACCATCGAAGATGCTAAAGATGATTTTGTACACATGGGTACAGGTGCCGGACAAATTCGTCCAGCTGGTGCTGGTCGAGACATGTCGAATGTGGTGAAGATTGGTAAAGATCGTAGTAATAAGTTGGTTAAAGTATCTCTTGATGCTGATGACATGGGTACGATGTTTAACTATCGTGGCAATACCCTTGCAGACCTTAACCAAATGAATACAATCGATCACATTGGTACTTACAAGATTTCTTATAATGGCGCTACAAGAAATATGCCTATTAATAAATCTGGTACTCTGATCATTGTTCCAGCTACCAATGGGGTGACCCAAATCTTTTATCCTGAACAAGCAGCGAACGCACGAGATACCGATAGCGTGTATAAACGCACCAGTACCAGTGCTACTGCATTTACTGAATGGGTAAAAGCACCTGATTATCGTGATTATATCTCTCAAGAGAAAACAGGTAATAATGCAAACAAACTCGCTTCTGAAAAAGCATTAGGTGATATGAATCGTGAAATTACTGGGGTTATCAATAACGACATTAAAACGACGTTAAAAGATAATTTGGTTAAATTTACAGAAGGTCAATCTACGATTGATCGTCAAGCGATTCTGAAATCCTTATTTGGTAAAACATTTAACTTAGGTATCAGTAATGCTAACGTTAAAGACCGTGCGTTTGCCGATGTTAATGTGGACGCCGATAAGATTACTGCACGTGTTAGTGAATTGTTTGGTCGAGAACAACCAAAACTGATCAAAGATGTTATTCCTATTTCTACAGTGCGTGAGAATAATATTCGATGGAACAAAGATGGTTTGTATTACGGTATAATTCCTGACGAAATGTATGCTAACTTGTATGTTGATCCTGATCTTGGTGTTGATGAACCAATTACTCTGGACAATAATCGAGGTACTAAAGACAAACCATTAGCCACTATCGGTTACGCGTTGGATCAAGGTACTTCTGGAGTACGAAGAACTATCCTATTGAAAGAAGGAAAGACTCACGTTATTGGTAAGAAAATGGTATCTATTACTGGTAATAATCCAGTATACGAAGTAAATCCAAATAATCACAGATCCGGTACTAAAGTTAATTTCCGTGGTGGTACAATTATATTTAGACCTTATGGTTCTAGTACAGACGCTTTGAATGAAAAGATTAAGGCTGCCAATTCTGAATTTAGTTCTTATGGTGGTTCTAGTGAAGAGAGACATAAAGAAATTATTGATCTAGGTTGTAAGATCGAGTTTCGTGGTACATACACTGGTAGTAATATATCACGAGGTGGTAAATCTTACTCTACGTTTAATAAATACTGTGTTGATATCGAGAATGGTACTTCATTAGAATTTATCGGTTTAACTATTAAATTTGGCACCGATCCAGTAGCTGATGCTAAAGTAACTGCTGATGAATTTGTTTATTCTTCTGCAAACATCTTTAACTGGTGGCGTACATTCACTATAAACTTCAACGTATGTAGTTTCGATACTGGCGAACCAGCATTGTATAATTCACGTGGTGACAAACATCATATTGCATTATTCTCTCCATCGGCAGCAGCTCAAACATTCTTGTTTGATAACTGTATAATGTCTAGGAATCATTATACCGGTAACAATAAGGTAATTGAATTTAGAGATGCGACATCTGCATCAATTAAATTTAATAGACTTGATCGAGAAATTATCGGCACTCCTGATTTTGTTCCTGGAAAAACTTATTATTCTGGACTTAAAATTAAAGCAGGTATGTTCTACAATGTTCGTACTAATATTGAACCTACTCAAGCTGAGGAATTTAATGTAGCTAAACCTGGTGCCCCATCAGGTACTAAACCTGCAGAAATTGAAGTTAAGGATAATAAAGTTTACGCAGTATACCATGATGGTAATGACATGGTACGTGTACAAATCCATCCGGCACTTTGGGCAGGTTAATCAAATATCATTTATACTACACTAGAGGTTTCCCTCTAGTGTAGTATAAATATATTATCGAGTTATTGCTTCTGACTTATAAAGAATATTGTAGAGAATAGTCTAAATTAACACCACTAACCAATTAATTCTTGTTTATTAAGAACGTCATCGATTACTAGAGATAGATTATTATCCCGAAACAATTTTAAAGCACCATTACTAGTACCGTCGTAAGAAATAACACCATTTCTCCAATGTGGACTATTGTAAATATAACCGTATACAAATCTAAGTTCATCCCCATTCCTTATGTCGAAATTAGAAACATCATGATACATGGTAATCAATGTATCGTGTCTATTACCATTAAATTTAGAACCATAATACAAAGCAGTACTGTTAGTAATACTATCATTGAACGTTGGGTTTAAACTTGTGTTGATACGTGCACCATCTCTCCATTGTTCTATTCTTTCTACAAACTGATGTTGATTAAGATGAGATCTACTAAATGTTGATCTTATCACTGATGGTTTAAAGTGCCAATCTTTTACAATGTACTTATAAGTAATTTTTAGAAACGTTTTATTGAATTCAGTGTCGAATATAGGTCCTACTAATTCTGAATTCATTCTACCGATATCGACCTTAGGATATTGAAGAATAGGGTTTATTCGTACTTCGTCATCGAATATTAGTTCATTAATAGTAGTGTTCATACCCATAGCGTCGCCCCTATCGCCAGTAACTTTAGCATTCAATATAAGTACTAAATCATCGTAACTATATTCTGATAAAGATATAGGGTTATTAAAATAGAAAGTTCTATTACCAGTACCTGGTGTCCAAGGAATGTGACCTAATATTACGTTAGAATGCTTATGGTATACCGTTAATCCAAATCTACCAGAATCGCTCAATCGTCCATCTGTGGTTATATTTAAACTAACTCCTTTTAAATTACGAGTTATTCTTGGCATGTCAAAATAAGCCCTAGTGTTACCCTCACCAAAGATCACATTATAACTTACTGAATTTTGACCAGTTCGACCGTTATGACCTAAGTCAACAGATTCGAAATAGGCTTCTTTCTTAAAGAATTTAACACCACCGTTTGAAGGCAAAGGAGGATCTGGTAACTTATAAGTATAATTCAGCGTGTTCCGTACAGAAATGGATATTATCTGATTATACCATTTATAACAAATACCATTAAATCTTCTGGAATTAATGATTTCATTACGTACTTCAGCATAGTTAACTGCATAACTAGAAGGTATCCCAAAATTTGGAGAAATAGCTAGTCGTGTTTCTTTATAGAAATCTTTATTACCTTTTTTAACCGTAATTGATAATGTAAATAAACGACTCAAGTGTTTCATTACATTGCTGAAAGTATTAGCTAAGTCATCGTAAGTAATTTCACCTTCTTGGTCTCTAAAATCAGAAAGCTTAACATAGTCATGCACACACATGAAACCATAATCATTATTGACATAAGCATTACCTAACATAGACACGAGATTACGGTGAATATTCTCATCACGTGGATCAAACATACCTCCAGTATCTACGAAAAAATAATCACGACTGTATTTTGGTAATAAATTAATACGATCTAATACTTGTTTATTAAAAATATCCAGTACGGATTGTTTAGTAACGGGTTGATTTGTTTTATCGATAATTTCTTCATTAGGGATTGTTACTTCAGTAGCACCTGGAGTCATTACTAAATCTGCACCTTCATTTTTTCTTAGAAGGTCAAGAGTTTCTCTGGAATATTTTCTAGGGAGGTTAATCGCCATTTTTCATTCCTTGTTAAATATTAAAATATATTATTGACTAATTGGTTCTTCTTTACAGAGAACCGAATCAATCCATAGTTTTAGTCTTTCATGATTAAACGTGTCTAAATCACCTATAGCATTACCAAGTTCAACATTTACCCAAGAAGGTAAACGATAAGCATAACCATATATAAATCGCAATTCATCACCATTTTTAAGATCTAAATTAGAAACATCGTGCCTCATGGTGATTAAAGTATTATGTCGATTACCGTTAAATCTAGAAGCTGAAAATAATACCCTTCTGTTAACTATATTTTCAGTATAAGTCGGGTTTTGACTTACACCGATACGAACACCATCTCTCCACTGCTCTACTCTTTCGATAAAATGATGTTCATTTTGATTAGAGCGAGAGAACGTAGATCTGATCATTGCTGGTTTAGCATAACAATCATTTAACGTATATTTATACGTAATTTTAAGAAATTTACCAGAAGTATCGAATATAGGACCTATCAATTCTGGATTGATTCTATTAGCGTTTGCATTTGAAGAAACCTGGCTTATTCTTATATTATCGTCAAATATTAATTCCTCAACTGTCGCCACCATACCCATAGCATCACCTCTGTCTCCAGTAACCTTAGTATTTAACATGAGGATCAAGTTATCGTAACTTTTATCTCTGGATAAAGATATAGGGTTATTAAAATAGAAAGTTCTAATTCCGGTACCTGGACTCCAGGGTATGTGTCCTAAAATAACACCATTATTTCTATTATATACTGTTAGACCATAACGACCAGAATCACTTAATCGTGCACTGGTTTGGATATGTATTTTGACACCTTTTAAATTACGAGTAACTTTTGGTATTTCGAAATAAGCAGTAGTATCGCCCTCACCAAAAATAGCTCCGTAGCTTACAGAGTTTTTACCCCAACGTCCATCACCATCCAGATTAACTGATTCGAAGTAAGCTTCTTTTCTTAAGAATTTTACACCGCCTTCAGCCGGAGGTGGTGGATCAGGTAATTTGTACTCGTAGTAAATAACATTGACATTATTAGCTCGATCAATGATTTTATTTGACCAACTTTTACATATAGAATTAAAATTACCAGAACCCACAATAGAATTTCTAATTGTATTGTAGTCAATCAGGTTTTCATCTCTGGTATTCAATATAGCATAATAGGTATTATCGCTATAAGGAGTACTTCCTTTTTTTACAACTATTCTTACCCTACCTAAACGACTAAGATCAGAAATAGCACCACTAAAAGTATTGGCTGCATCATCGTAGGTAATTGCGCCTTCCTGATCTCTAAAGTCATTCAATGTCAGATAATTTTTAACAGCCATGACACCGTATTCATTATTAGTATCACTATAACCTAAATGATCTACTAAGAATGGGTGGGCGTTAGGATCGGTACTATTACCATAATCGCCTACATCAACCATCCAGAGTTGTTTACTATATTTTGCAAGATAGTTTATTCTTTCAATTACTTGGGTGTTAAATACATCCAATACAGATTGTTTGGTAATAGGCTGATTTGATTTATCAGTGTTTTCAGTAAGTCCAACCATTCTTGATTCTGGACTAAATCTGAAGTTATTATTGTGAACCGCACGAATTAAATTAAAGGATTCCATAGAGTATTTTAAAGGTGAATCAATAGGCATAATAAATTATTCCTTAAATACAATTAAATAAAAGACGTATATCATAGGGAAAATGTAGTAAAATCTATGAACCAAACAAACACATATCGAGAAGAAAACATAATTAACTATTAAGCAATAGTCCTACTCAATAATCCTTTGGTTCGGTATATTGCATTTATTAAAGACATACTTGAAAGGAATTTTAAGTGATTGTTGTTAACAACTATCTAACACAAGGTGTTAGTTTCTCAGACGCAATGGACTTAGCTTTAAAAGAAGCTCATGAAAAAGTCGATTACGTACTGATTAAAGAAGGCGAGTATAAGATTGATCGCCCTATTAAAATTACCAATGAAAAGTTTACAGACTGTTTAGGTATTGTTGGTGAGAATCGACAAAAAGTAAAGATCTGGACAGATCGTCCACAATCTATTGACTGGAACCCAAATACAAACTTAACAGATGCTCGTAACGATGCAATGATCTTGCTTGAGCGAGTAAATAAAAAAGTTATTTCAGCTATTACAATAGAATACAAAGGTGAGTTTTATCGTAAAGCTCAAACTTATTTTGGTTGTGTGAATGGTATTTACTTAGAACACACTAACTACTGTAAAGTTTCTAATGTTGAGATTAGTGGTTGTAACCGTGCTGGTATTTTCTTAAACACTACTGATGTTGGTATTGTCAATGCAGAAAAAGTAGGTACCATGGCATACAAACATCACCGCGAAGGTTTACATCCTAAAGAGATGGGTCTTCCTAAAGGTAATGTGGTAACTAACTGCATCCTTCACCATAACCGTGTTGCGGGTTGCTTAGCCGCCTGGCAAGAAGATTTTGTTGCTAAAGGTAACCATTGTTATCGTAATGGTCATGAAAAAGATGGTGGTACTGGATATGGTATTACCATGTCTAGTGGTACAGTAAATACAAACTACTTGATTGAAAAGAATCGAGTAGAATATAACTATCGTAAAGGTCTTGACGTACATGATGGTTGGGATGGTGTGATTACTGATAACCAAGTATTCAATAACCGATTCCATGGTATTGCTGTAGAACACCGTGGTTTCCCTGGTAAGAATTGTATTATTACCAATAACGATATTACATTCGATTCAAACTTCCGTTTAGATCGAGATGATGATGTTCCAGATGGCCGTGCGCTTAACTTGAAACAAGACTATTATCGTCAGTGTGGTATTCGTGTTGAGTTAAAACCACAACAAGAACAACCATGGGGTAACGAAGTACCTGACCCTAATTACGTTATTAAAGGTAATCGTGTATACGGTATCAACCATGATGAACGCGGTGAACATCGTGTGATTGAAATCTACAATAAAAATACAGCTGATTATGTCGTTCCTAACTGGGATATTAGCGACAATGATATCTCTTGTGGTAAAGTAGATTACATTGTATTCATGGATGCTCCTGGTAACGTAAGTAATGGCTTGGGTAATGTTTCTATCAAACACAATCGTTTTAGTGCAGATTATGTAATCGTTGTTCCTATTACTATTCAAGAAGCAACTAAAGCAAAATTTGGTGCTGGTCGTACTATTAAAGTAGAGGATAACTTTATTGAAGTAATCAGTGTTAACTCTGGTGCTAAAGGTATCCACTTTAACGGTACGGTTGAGACATACGTCATCAATAAAAACGTATTTGACTTAGTAGGTAATTTGAACCGTCCTGTCTTCCGCTTCCAATGTAATTTAGATGGTAAAGTAGATGATGTTAAATGGAGTTGTACAAATAATATCTTTGCAATGGCTCTTGCTAACATTCATGTATTTAAAAGCAATAAATGGTGGGATATTCAAAAGTCCAAAGTAAATATGGAAAACAATGTTCACCACTTGAAATTCAAGATTCCTTTGGATAATAAAGTTTTAACTGAATAATAGATAAATACTCTCTACTCCCTAGTAAGGAGTAGAGAGTATTATTTAAATTATTTGTTAGCAGATGGGATAGAGACATCTTTAACAGATTCTCTTACTTCATCAATATCCAAAATATGGGTAGAGTATAAGAAGATTTTGTGTTCTTTATTACCAGATGGTTTATCTACTACATCGTAAACACCTACGGTATCGGTTTCTTTAAATTCAGAGAAAACCATACTTTCATATTCGTAGTTGAAGTAGATACGAACGTTGTGGCGGTTTAAGTAATCAATCAAATTACTCACCATGTAGACAGGCACATCTTCAATAATCACACCGTCGTACAATTCAGGAGCACGAGGAGCAGGGCCAATCACACCATCGATATATTGATCTTTCTTGAATAACTCTTTTTGTTCTTCTGAAAGATTTTCGTATTGTGCTGCCCACTTCTTATATTCTTTTTCGTATTCCTCGTATTCTTTACGACGATCATCGATCTTACGAAGAATATAATCAGTTAAGTAATAAGATTTAAGGTCAATGCTTTCACGATCAGGTGGTAAACGGAATGTAAGATAATCACGAATGGTCTGATCTGAATTATCGACATTCAAACCAAAGATAGGTTCGTATTGATGATCTTGTAATGAAATAGAAAGTAACATGATATAATAATATTCCTATAGGATTAGGTTAATGAAAAGAAACTAAAAAAAAAGAGACCAAAACTAATTGGTCTCTTTTTTTTTAACGGAAGCTTGCTACGACACAATAAATGATGCCGATAAACAAGAATGCCAGTGCCGTGTAAGGTTGTTGATAATAATTGGTATGGTTATAAGCTAATTCACCCAACTTATAAATACCATACAATCCAAGAGCTTTTATGAACAGGTTCATCACATAGACTCCACGTTCACGATATACCCTTTTGATACTTTCACCGTGATGGTCTTGTCTTTCACGACCACTTTAAAAGGATCGTTAGGAACAACCTTTTCACCTTTAGATGGAACACCTATAAGTTCCATTGTTTCTGGAGAATTGTCCCACACTTTTGGTTCTGGTTTGTTCATTCTTTCATAGCAAAAGAATGTTTCTACCACAAATTTATCAGCCAGTGTATCCACTGTCTTGATCAAGCCTTTCTCACCATCGTATTCAAGGTGATCAGAAATGGTATCCATGAATTTTCCAAACTCATCATTGATGAATTTGCCACCGCGATGCAATGGATATTTATCCACTCCATTGACAACGAGCATAGAGTTATACTCATCTACTTTAAACACGATAGGGAAACTATTGGTTTTTGGGACATTTACCGTTTTAAATTCTACGTAGTAACGAATGGCTTCAGCCAAATCGTTTATACGTGAAGTTATATGGGTGGTGATCAGAGTAGTCTGACCATCGGTTAAGTATTCTTTGACAAATTCACGAAGCACACGGTCTTCAGTAAACTTTTTGAATTCTTCAACATTGTTTAATACGATTGTATTTTTATCCATTTTAAGATTCCTTTTTAGTTAGATTAAATGTTAGAACAGCAGGAGTACTTCTCCTGGTTCTCTCACTTAAATGATATAGATTTGAAATAATCTATAGTACTACACCAATACAATTAGATAATTTAATCGGAGTGATGTCACTACGACAATTTTTATTGTGTGCTTTTAATACTGTAATGTTAGTGCGTTCACTAATGTGTTTAAAATCCCTAACAAAGTTCAATACTTTTCCATCTTTGTCTTTATGGTACTTAATGAAATCCTCCACCCAGTATGCAGCATAAACATCCCCAAAGCAGCAATCATTGAGCCTATTGAGTGTACACTCATTTAAGAACTTCTTAAACTTAGGAACTAGTCTAACATAAGCTAATTTAGCCGGACGGTATACTTCTCCGTGATTGCACCAAATTTCATCTAATTTAAATGTCTTAATAAAGGTTTCTTCAAAATCAAAGTAACCAAAATCAATCCATTTATTTTCAGTATCTGAAATAGGCCATAATCCTTTTTCCATTAAACTAATATTCCGATTTAGAATAGCAATCATAGAGAATAGATAAGCACGAACCAGTCTTTCTATTAGTACGCCTTTTGGTTTCTCAGTACGATCACTACAGTACTGAAATACTTTTCTTAGTTTAGCATTGAATTTTTTATTATAAGGAATATAAGTTTCAGAAATTTCGCTTCTGATTTCTTTAAGGTATTGGGAATTATCTATAGTTAAATCTTCTAACCCTTTATCAATATCGTAGATTACTGGACTAGGAACGTGTTCCAAATAATCCTTTTTAGAATTAAAACGTTTAACGACTTTAATCTTCAGCATCTGAATCTCCATAAACTGGCAACATTATCGATTTACAACTAACCGAACTAATGATTTTTAGAACAACACCATTGACAATACTGAGAACTTCCATTTCTCTCTCGTTATCTTGAGCTTCACCATTTTGAATACGTTTATTCTGGGATTGTATAAATTCCAATAAAGTACTGCCCATATTTTTAGGTTTGTCAATAGTTATTTTATATAGCATTTCTTTGATGTTTCTTTCAATACTTTGCTTATAAGCAGTTACTAAATAACCCTCAGAATTTTCTGCAGTGGTACGAACCCATTCTTTCATTTTATCGAATTTAGTATCGCCAAACATCAAAATATTCAATTCATTACGAATATTGAAATTAGATGTAAAGGCAAATTCACTGTGATTCAATAATGAAAAATAAGGATAAGTTACTACATGATAAAGAGGGATGGGTAATTCATCGCTACTGACAATATGTTTATCCTGGTTTGCAAAATGAAGCTTAATATTATTTGCTGTAAATTCAGCAAGCAATAATCCATTATAGTTAAATAATGGCGTTTCTAAATTTACAAAATGTTTATATTCAGGATGATTTGCTGTATAATCAGACTGATGAGATAAGAAGTCTGGAGATAAAGGAACAATTAATGATCCACGATGAATATCGAAATAAGGCTTAGGCAATGGGTGAGTGGCCATACCATATTTTTCAGAACGAGTCATGTAACTATCTTGGATAAGTAAATTCCCGTCTTTATAAATAATAATCATTTTACATCTTCCTCAAATTCAAGTTTACGAATACTTTCAAGGTCTTTTTTACTAAATGGCTTTAATGTTTTCAGGTCAGTAGTTTTGTGGCTAATAGGATTGCTATTTGTGAGACCACAAGAAGAAACATTATCCAGTAATAGTGCTATTTTAAAACCTTGTTTTGGTGACATACCCAGTTTAAGTGAACTGCTAATATACGCACCGCCAGTGCCACTATATAAATAATCAATATCATCAAGATCGTACACACCAATGAATATTGGATTCTTAGTAAGTACTGGATCTCCGTTTTCATCTAAAACAGCATCTAGACTAATACCTGTTCCTTTACCGATCCGTTCTTCATCTTTATATTTATTAATGACTTCGCCACGATTACCGATAGAAATCATTTTGTCTTTAGTAAATATCAGAATGATTTCGTCAACACTTTCTCCAAATTTATATTTACCTTGTTTTAACTTAATAAGACTTTCAATGTTATTGTTAAAAATAGTATTGAAAATATATTTATTAAGATACTGACTAAAAGCTTCTGTATCATTATTTAATTTTTTGAATTGTGCCGCCAGACTAAGAATATAACGAGCTACCCATTCTGACAATCTTAGTGTTTCTTCCTCATCTTTTTCGTATGGAAATTTATTGAAAAAGGTAACGATGATTTTATCATTTTTGAATATCTTCTTACCTTTACGAAAAATACCCAAACCACCATTGGTTCCAGAAGCAAATTCTAATGCTTTAGTGTCTGACATTACTTCATTATCATGATAAAGAATTGTTGTCATTTTAAATCCTTAGTAAAAAATAGAATATAGATATTCCTCTCTACCCTGTTAAAGGTAGAGAGGAATAGTTTAGTTAGAATGAAGCACCACTAGGTACTTTACTACAACCATTAGAACGAACTACTGGTTTTGGCACTGCATCAGAAAACATATTTACAGAAGTTTTCTTCAATACTGCATCTGCAAAAACTGCATTCACATCAGCATCAGATACCGCCAATGAATGTTCACCTAAGATAGATTTAATTTTGTATACGGACACACCATCACCATCATTACGAGATGATGTAACCAGTACATTTGGAATGGTTTCCAGTTGTGCTTTTTCTTCAGGTAAGAATTCATCAATATCGATAAATTTCACATTATCAAAAATAATCTTTGACATCATTAATTTCCTTTTATTAAGTTGATCAATATGGTTACAGAATCAATATTCTGTTGTTCTATTTTAAACGCTTTATACGTCAGTTTCAGTATTGATAACATCTGGAATGAAATAACCCAAGATAGCAGTAGCCATTGAGTCATTATTCAGAATGTTAGCCAATTTAGGATCTTCTTCTTTTACATGAATCTTAATAGATTCTTTTGCATTGTTTGCAAAAGTAAGATCCAGTTTAGTAGGTTTAAGAGGATCATCTGGAATCGCTTCTACTACCTGCTCAACACTCAGGTATTTTACTTTACCAGATTCTGTTTTTACTAAGAATAATTTAGCCATTGTACATTTCCTTTTTAAGTTACATTACAAATTCAGGTGTCATTATACCAACATATTCAAATAAGTCAATATCCGAATCATCGACATAGCCACAAGCAAGCTTCCTAGAAACATCTACATTACGACATGTAACGTCGATATTCTCAATCGCGGTATCTAGATTGAATAGAGTACCTTCTTTCCTGTCATTAAGATCTATTCTAGAAAGTCCTTTTACTTTCGCAATTGGATTTCTACGAATAATATCTAATTCCTCTTGGTTAAATCCATTCTCCTTTTCCAAGTAATAGTAAAGATGATTTAATGCTGGACTATCTATCATAGGCACCATGATGTCTACTTTTGCATTATTTGCTTTAGCAATTATCAAAATACGAATGGCCGCATCGTCGTCCGCGATAACTTTAAAATGTCCTAATGAATGACCAAGAGTAAACTCCGTGTCACCTTCGTCATATTCACGATATTCCAGTACATCAACAACGGGATCATTCTTAAGTTTTTCAATCGTTTCACTACTTACTTCAGGAGAGAAATAAATACAACTAAAGATGTTAGCTTCATTTTCCATTTCCATTTAACACTTCCTTTAAATAAGTTAGAAAATATTTAAATGAAGAATTGTTTCTTCATTTAAATAGTATAGGTTTGAGATTTATTTCGTTATTTTGAAGTAAAGACTAGCTACTCGTGAGAATAGCCAGTCTACTGCATTACTTCAATAAAGCTTCTACTTCTGCTTCAGTCTTACCCAATACTTTAGGTAAGTCTTCCTTACGAATAATGTTAGAACATTTTGGTTTAGCGGTAAAACCATCACAGCTTACCATCTTACCAAATCGTCCCATTCGTACAGACAAATAATGTTTCTTACACTTAGGACACTTCACTCCCGTATTGACATTTTGATGTCGTACAATTTCACTACCGTCCGCATTACAAGAATATTTGCAATTAGGATATCCTGTACAACTACCAAACTCACGACCTTTGAAACCTTTACGAATAGCGATCTTACTACCACATTGTGGGCAGGATTTACCTTCGATGTATTTCACTTCAGTCGCTTCTTTTTTAGGAGCCAATGAACGAGTATATTTACATCCTTGATGAGTACATTTCAGATAGTTACCGAATTTACCTAACATCTTAACCAAGTTAGACTGACCACAAGAAGGACAAATCTCTTCCGTCGTTTCAATCACCCCTTTGTGTTTTATCGAGATGGTTTCTTCACGTTTCACATTCTCAATAAAAGGATTCCAGAAGTTAAACAACATTGCTTCTCGGTTGATGTGTCCTTGAGCAATATTATCTAAATCCGCTTCCATATTGCTGGTAAACTTGTAATCAACATACGTATGGAATTTATCAACCAAGTAGTCAATAACTGCAATACCCATATCGGTTACAGTGATTCGGTTTTTCTCAACAGTGATATATCCTCGATCTTGCAAAGTTTTAGGAATCGTCGCATAAGTAGAAGGGCGACCGATACCATATTCTTCCAATACCTTAACTAAAGAAGCCTCGTTATATCGAGCAGGAGGTTTTGTCTGGTGTTCGGATACCTGGATTTCAAATACAGGTAATTTATCACCTGCATTAAGTCTCGGTAAACGAACATTGTCATCTTTCTCACCATCGATCTCTTCACCTTCTTGGTATACGGACAAATAACCAGGGAATACCAATACACTACCATTGGCACGGAAACCATAGTTCTTACTGAATGTAAGGTTTACCTGAGTACTATCGAAGATAGCTGGTTTCATTTGCGAAGCTAATGTTCTTTGCCAAATCAATTCGTATAGTTTAAATTCATCTGGTGTGAATTTAGCTTTTACAGAGTCAGGCGTAATGGTGATATCAGTAGGACGAATAGCTTCGTGTGCTTCTTGTGCTGATTTATTCTTACTGGCGTATTGCTTAGGGTGATCTAATACATCGTTTGGATAAAACTGAGTACCATAGCGATAAATGCTGTTTAAAGCCTCCTCAGAGAGCGATACAGAGTCGGTACGCATGTAGGTAATAAAACCATGCCCATGAACCTCAGACCCCTCAAATAAGCGCTGAGCGACCTGCATTGTACGGGTAGCATTCCAACCTAGTTTACGAACCGCATCCATTTGCAATGTAGACGTGGTGTAAGGTGGTTTTGGTTTACGCGATACTTTAGAGGTTTTAACATCAGTAACGTGTAGCTTCTCTTTATTAGCGACTAATTCTTCTAATGCCTTTTTATGTTTTTCAACATAATCTAAATCATTCAAAGACATTTTAGAAATAGTATCTGCACCAATACGAACAAGACGTGTAGCAAAACCAATATTGTCTTTTTCTGTAAAGGCACTTACCTGCCAATAGGTACTGGGTACGAATTCACGAATCTCCTTCTCACGAGTCGCTAAGATGCGTAACGACGGAGATTGTACTCGCCCAGCAGATAACCCTTGAGATGGGAAGATTTTCCAAAGAATCGGACTAATCCAGAAACCTACGGCATAGTCTAAAGCTTGGCGAGCTGATTGTGCCGCAACTTTATTACTATCGATACCACGTTTGTTATCAATAGATTGTTTAATTGCATCACGTACTGCTTTCTCAGTTACTTCGGTATAAGTAACACGATAAATGTTTTTAGGATTTACTTTGTTTTGTTTCAATACATCTACTACGGCTTGAGAAATGCCTTCTCCCTCGTAGTCAGGGTCAGTTGCTAAGATAATCGTATCTACGTTCTTAGCAATAGAAACCATTTCTTTTACATGGTCTTTAGACTTAGGAGAGATTTTGTATTTAAGTTTAAAACCATGTTCTACATTTAATACTTCTTCACGAGGCTTATCAGTATCTAATACACGAATGTGTCCGAACGTAGCCATGACTCTAACTCCATCTTTAGCTACCCATTTAGTAATGGTTTTAGCTTTATTAGGAGATTCCACAATCATTAAGGTATGGTAAGCCATTTTGTTATTCCTAAAAAATAAAAAGAGGTCAGTTGTTTAAACCAACCTCTTTTGTTTAATTACACTTTATTTATCATCATCATCATTATTAGTCTTAGATTTTTTTGATGAATCTAAAACACCTAAACGATAACCAAGCTCATCAGCAGTTTTAGATTTACCCGTTTCACTAAATTCACTAGCCATCTTTTCTACCTGAGCATCGCTTGGTTTATTTTTCTCTTGTTTACTATTCATGTCAATAAAGAACTCGTTTTCTACCATTTTAGAAATGGCTTCGACGAGATTCTTAGCACGACCTATTGAATTCTCATGCTCGATTTTCAAAATCATATAAGATTTCAATACTTCGTCGTAACTATCATTAGGATAACAACTACGGATACCCATGAAGATTAAACTATTGATAAAACCCAGATACCACTTAGGAAGTTGTCTAAAACCATGTAGTGCTTTAACATTCATTGAAATCGAACGAATATGCATCATGTTCTGCGTGGTATTAAGAGACACTGTAGAAACCATTACCCATAAAATTAAATTTAAAGGAATGTAAACATAAGTAGTAAAAGGTGCAGCAGCGACCCTTTGATTGAAGTGAGAACAAAAACCTACCACAAATAAATAAATGATAATAGAGAAAATTAAGAAACTAATATAGGTATCAGGATCTAATCCTAACTTATTGGTGATATTGTAAATAATTATTGTTAGTAATAAACCACTAACAAAGATGAAAAACCCTCTAACAAACATCCCACCATTAGGAATGAAAGTCTTTCCAGCCAATACAATCAGATTTACCACATGCCATGCAAGAATACCAAATAAAATCGCTAAGAATAAATTCTCAGGAATTCGATTGTAAGTATTTTGAATGTAGTTTAACCATTCCATTTTAAAATTCCTTTTGTTTAAAACATAAACCAAGTTGGATTAAGTTCATGTCGTATTTTTCAATGATGTGTCTTTCGAATTCCTCTTCAGATAGGAAATTCTTAATTTGGGTTTTCAAAGAAACTCGAGATAAATTATAAATAATCTCTCTCAATTCTTTTAAAGAATACATCTCTAATCCACCTTTATACAGATTTAAAACAGAAGTCGTTTTTCCTGTATTATTTTTTAGATAAAAGTGAATAAAGATCGTCGTATTTGATAACATGATATACGTAGAGCTTACCTCGTGGTAAGTCTTTAGACCTTCATCGTAAAGCTCTTTCATTAACTTCTTTGCTTTAAGATTGCCTTTAGGGAGCGTAAACTCACCAATGATAACATCTCTCGTATATTTAACTCTAGGGAATTCTGTCATTTCTTTTCCTTATTAATTTTGATCAAACCATCTGAACTAATGAAGACATGGTAAATATCTTCATTCTTATTTTTAGGTTGAATTTTCACATAGGTGTTATCACTCCAATTAAAAATCCAACTAAATGAATAAGGGATCCAGATATTGTTGTAATCTGAAACGATTGATGGATCTCCAGCTTTATTATAAACTACTCTATGTTTAACTTCAGGATTATCTCTATTTCCTGCTTTTTCTAAAAGCTTATTTAGTACTTCGACATCATCGTTAATGTCGATCTCTTTTTTATAAGCATCTAATAGTTCCCTTAATTTAGGAAACTTATTGATTACATCAGTAATGTTCTTACCTTCAGATTGACTTAACTCGGCTACTATCTTTTTAACCCAGTTTAATTTCTCTAAAGAGCTTAATTTAATTTCCATTTTTAAATCCTTAATGAGTTAGATTACACTATAATAATATAGGTTTAAAATAAATCAAAAAAAAAATAAGCTCCTTTTTAGGGGAGCTTATTTTTTTTTTACAATCAGAATACGAATGATTCTGATTGCATGATTACTTCCAGAGTGTCGCTGGCATTCATGCCTTTGAAACCATCAGTGGTGTTGAATGTACCACCGATAGAACCACGAATTTGTTCAGCACGGCCGTCTACATCTTCGATACGGCTGAAACCGTATTTTGAAGCTGGAGTAATGGCAACAAGGTTTTTGTTGCCATTGATTGTCAATACCCCATACAGACCAGATTGCTTGATATTGCAATCGTGTTGGTCGAAGTAACCTGTGCGGGTTACTTTATCGAACAGATTCTTCATCTCAACACCCAGAGCTACTGGGGCGATTGTGTTCAGACGAGCGATGGCGTTAATTTCGAATACTTCATTTGCAAACATTTTAATTTCCTTATACAAAGATAGATTAGATTAATAGGGAGGGAATTCCCATCCCAGGTTCACGTTAATAGTATATATCTGAAATAATCTAAAATAAAAAAAAGAAATACTCTCTTACCAATACAGGTAAGAGAGTATCTAATTAACGTACATTGTATAATGCTAGATGTAAATCCACAATCGCTTTATAGCGACTTGCTTTTTCTTCACCTAACTTATTGGCTTCTTCCATAAAGTCTTTAGATCTACCAGAGAACCCAAAGGAATTAAACCAATCTTGTTTGGATGAAGCAGTAATGATATAACGAGGATTAGTCGGATCGGTATAAACAATTACTTCATCTTCACCAGTCACTTTAAAGTCAATATTAGCACTACCATAGACTTTAGCATCTTTAAAGATAGAAGCATAGCCACTAACACGGATATGCCCTTTTAACATAGCATTACCATGAATAGTAGCATGGTCGGTAATAAAAGCATCTTTATCAATGATGGCGTGTCCATACACTTTAGCTTGATCTTCGATTAGACAATTAAATCTTAATCTTGCATAATCGTATACTTCTGCGAATCCTTCGATATGGGAAATACCACCAACGTACGCATGACCATATACCTTAGAATTTCCACCTACTGCCGCGTTATCTTCAACTAAGGAATAACCATATACTTCAGCTCTATAGTGAATAAGAGCATTGCCACGCACTTCGGCAAAATCATACACCTTTGCATGGTCAGTAGCCATAGATTGTCCAGACATAATAGCTTGTCCGTATACTTGAGCATTTAAGGATACTTGTGCATCTTCTTTAATAACTGCCTTATCGTAAACCATGGCGTTATCAAATACCCAACAATTTCCTTCATGAGAAAGATTCTCTTCTTTCTCAATATAACCACCTAATTGCCCTACTGCTACCCATGGTTCGATGTCGACCAATGATTTAATACGATACAGCTTATTACCATTTACCATTACAAAATCATCTTTGACAAATTCGTATTTCTTTTCCATGTTTTATTTCCTTTACAAAAGTTAGTTTAATTACTTCACCTTAATAGTATAGATTTATAATAAAATAAACATAGAACCCTCACCTCTCTACCCCATAAGGAGTAGAGAGGCAAGAGTCTATATTAGCTAAAGATTAGCAAACCAGTATCTGGTATTAAGGCGCAACGCCTGTACCGGCGCCAGCACCTGGAGTAGCACCAGCGGCAGGAGCAGCAGGAGAAGCAGCAGTCAGAGGTACTTCACCTTCTTTAGTCAAAGCTTGAACAGCAAAAGGGATACGCTCTTGAACAGCTTTCTTCAGACCAGTCACGCGAATACGTACCAAGATTGGCAAGTGACAGATGTGGCTGAACCATGGTTGTACCATTACTTCGTGTTGGTATTTGCTACCACGAGCGCGGTTAACGATACGTGGGATTTCGCGTTTGCTCAAGCAGTTACCGAACCACAGAGGGATGTCCAAAGAACCATTTTTAGGTACACCGAAGGACAAGAAGATAGTACCAACTTCGCCATCTTTGTCTTGGTCAACCAGACGGTTGTCAGAACATTCTTCAATAGTGAAGTCAAAACCATCACCCAGAGTACGAGCATCACCTTCACGGAAGATGAATTTGCTAGTGAACACGTCAGCGATAGCAATTACGTGAGGACGGAAGTTAGCACCACCAGAGATGATTTCGTAAGCAGCAGCCAATTCAGAAGAAGTGTATGCTTGAGTCATCTCAGCCAGTACGAAGTTAGTGATAACAGCAGAAGCGTTAGCACGAACATCAGTGGTTTGCATAGATTGGGTAGTTTTGTAAACATCCAATGCTACGTCACGTACGTAGTTTTTAGAGAAGTATTGACCGATACCAACGATAGAGTGAGCAAATGGTTCAGTAGTGTCCAGTTTTTGTGGAGCAGCTTTCAACATGCCCAAGATATCGTACAATGCAGTGATCGCAGCGTTAGTACGACGCATGTAGTTGGTTTGGATCAGAGTATCAACGCGTTGAGCGTCAGTCACGTCAGTTTTCTCATCGAATGGACGACGAACAGCGATTGGAGAGTGCAGACGTACACCGTAGATAATACGTTGTACACGGCTATCCAACACCATACCGTGTTCACGGATGTTGCTGTTAGTACGGGTAGCATCGATTTCCCAACCGATTACTTCAGTTTCTTTAATCGCATCGATCAAAGGTTTCAGAGCTGGATCTTCCAAATCTTTAACTTCTTTAGTAACAGCATCACGGATAGCAGTTACTTTAACAGAACCAGAAGTGATTTCGAAAGCGCTAGTGTCAGTGTTACCACGACCAGTCAGCACCAAACGTACCAAAGCTTCCAGACCTTTGTCTTTCAGAGCTTGCAGTTCAGTAGGCAATTTACCAGATTTAACAGCTTTAGTGTTTTCATCCAGCAAGTGAGTGTTAACATCATAAGTCAACAAGATGTCTTCACGGTCGCCTTTAGGAGAGTAAGTGAACTGAGAAGCTTGATGGTATTGCAGGTTTTCGAACAATACAGTATCGTTACCTACTTTCAGACCGATGGTTTTCAGACGTGGGTTACCGGCGATTTGGTCGGTACCGTCTTGCATACCCAGAGCGATCATTCGGTTAGTTTGAGAAATATCCAACAGTTTGATTTCTTCGCCGATACGCAGCAAAGAGGTTTGGAATTTCTCGCCATTGTCGTTCTCTACAGAACGTACTGGCAACAGAGCAGTGTCTACGAAAGAGTCTTCATTTTGACCTTGACGGAACACAGGGATCACATCAGTGAAGTTAGACTTCAGGATGGTGTGGTTACGCAAAGATTTAATGATGTGTTTTTGGTTACGGTAAGCGTCACGTTTACCAGTTACTTCGTATTCTTTCTCAGTGAATACAGTAGACAGTTGAGTGTCGATGGTATAAGTGTTAGAAGAGAAGTCCAAGTTAATAGTAGGGAAGAACAACTCAGCTGCTTTAGATTGTTTGTCAGCACGAACGTTGTAAGCAACAGTCATGGCCAGAGTGTTCATCATGCCATGTACTTCGAAAGATTCTTTACTCATTTCTACTTGTACAGGAGCAGCTTCTACTTCACCACCCAAGATACCGTGTACGGTACCAGCAGTTTCGTCAGCATCACCAGATTTCAAATAAGCTTCTGGGTTAGCAGCGATTACCAAAGATTCTTGGATGTTATCTACTTCTTCAGGAGTCAGCTCAGCACCTTCTTTTTTAGCAGTATCAGAAATGCTAGTGGCAGTAGAAGCAATTACAGAACCTGAAGTTTCATCCAGTTGTTCGATTTGAGATTCGTCAACAGATTCACGAGAGAGCATCAAAGCACCCAACAGGCTAACGGATTCGCGACCCAGTTGGACATCAGAATAAAAGTCTTTTGCGATTTCACCGATCAAGGCTTCGCGTGATTTACCGAGTGAACGGTTAGCGTTTTTCTTAAAAATAGACATTTGTGGTTAACCTTTTACGTAAAAGTTTAGTTAAAAATATTTCTGTAAAGAAAATTAATACGAAAATACGTATTATCTGTCCTACATATTTAACTTAGTAGCTAAATAGTTGACAAAAATACTACTTTGAGCAATAGTTTTTGAATCATGGTAAAATGCGCTTTTTCTCAAAATAGTAGCCAACACATTTTTCGCAAAAATACTTAAAGTCTCTTTGCTAGGAGAGGAGGACTCATTACCAGTAGCCTTAATAAAAGGCAGAATGATAAAGAAATACTTACCATCGTTAGCAGGTAAGATATCTTCATAAATATCTTTCCCACTGGCCATAGCAGAATCAAGACCATTCAGTACACTAAGCAAAGCCTGTGAAGCATCGTATTCGTATTGATCCAAAGAATATCCTGAATTGTCATCACTAGCAACGAAATCATTACGGATCTCTTCGCGAGTATCTTGATCGGAAGTTTCAAGCCATAAGTCTCGTACGTCCAAAGTCTCACTCAACACTGGAGTAAGAACCTCTGAACCGTAAACGAAATCTAGTCGTTGAGGATTATATTTGGAATTCAAGACAGTAAAAATTTTCAAAGCGTTCTTATTAAGAACTTTACTTGCTTTGTCATAATAAAGTAAATCATTTATTGTATAACCAACTGCTTTAAGATCTTCTACAATCGGTTCAGGTACCAAAATGATTTTAATAGAATCATTAGGCAGGTTTAGTACGGACATATTTTTGCAATCCTTTAATTGTTCTTTTATAGTTTAATAAGGAAATAATTCAAGTATTAAACTATCTATGCATAATTAACTAGAAAATAGAATTACCGGTAATAATTCATAATTTTAACTAACGACTATAATAAGACAAAATAAAAATAGATCATTAGTGTATGCTGGTAAACTAACTGATAAACTAATTTAATGAACGAGGTCTAAATAAAATGGATGTAAAAGCACTGTTGGCAAAATGCATTTCCTTACTGTTTAGAGAAGGACAGTCTGGAGAAAATGACTTATCCAAACAACTTGTATTAGATGTCATCACTACTTTAAAAATAAATTCAAATGATATCTCTGGTACAGACTCAACAGTAAATGAATTAAAGAACGTTGTTTTAAACATGGTCAGTAAGGAACATCCCACTCCTTATAATGATCTAATTCAGCACATTAGAATTGCATGTTCTTCTGATGTCGTTTTATTCGAAAGCATACAGGACAATATCTCTTTCCAGTTAGATGAGGATGAATTAAAAAGAACCATTCTATCTTATCGATTCGAATTAAACAAATATCTAAAAGAAAAGAAAGCAACCATGCTTTTAGATAAGATGACTTTTGATTTAAAATTCAATCGAGATAAGATTGGTGATTTGAATCAATACATGTCTTCTAATCTAAATGGTATTATTGATTTAGTAAACTATTCTGGTGAAGAGATTCCTGGAATTATTTGCGAAGTGGATTTGTCAGATATCGACGCAGTAGCGGAACAGTTTGAATTAATTCGTAAAGAAAACGATGGTTCTCGTACGATTAAGATGCCGTGGCAGGCAATGAACAGAATGACTCGAGGTGGATTACGATTAGGTCAATTAACTACTGTAGGTGGTTTAGCACACAATAACAAAACAGGTGTGAGCTTATCCATGTTTATCTCTGGATGTATCTTTAATAACCCTAAGAATCTTCAGACAGACCAAAAAAAGAAACCATTGATGTTATTGATTTCTTTTGAAGATGACATGCTTATCGTATTATTTAACCTTTATATTCTCTTAAAAGAAAACTTAGAGAATGTAAAAATTACAGACGAGGATAAACAAAGATTATCTTCACGTGAAGCTGCAGAGTATGTTTATAAGAAATTATCCGATACTGGATACGATATTAGGATTATTCGTGCTGACTCGTCTACTTGGTCTTATGCGGAAATTCAAAGCTGTATATTGCAATTCGAATCACAAGGTTACGAAATCCATCTAACGTTGATTGACTATCTTAACTTAGCGAATAAGAATGGTTTATCTCATTCTCGTGCTGATGCGGATATTCAAGAATTGTTTAGAAGAACCAAGAACTTCTTTGCTGCAAAAAATATTGCATTACTCACACCTGTTCAATTATCACCAGATGCCATGGAATTAAAACGCCAAGGCAATAAGATGTTGGCAATGCAAATCTCTGATGGTTCTTATTACGAAGGTTGTCGTGGTCTATCTCGTGAACCTGAATTAGAAATATTCGTAGACATTGTAAAAGACAATGGCCGTAAATATCAGACATTTGCACGTGGTAAACACCGTGGTCAGAACGACACTCCAGAAGAACATAAATTCTTTATCTTAGAATTCCAAAAGATTGGTGGTTTAAGATGGGATATTAATGGTACAGACACTTCACTATCTAAATTTGGTTCAGTTAGAAATGCAGAAGGTGAAGAAGAAGGAGCATTCTGGGATATTGGAAATTAATTTAAGTTAGTACTATATGAAATAGAATCGATCTACTCATTTTACCTCGGAGCGGATTTTGTTAATGATTTTTATTTCATAAATACTTTCCTTTAACAGAGTTTGATTGGCTTTACTCTCCTGTAGCTGAATAGGCTACAGGAGAGGATAAGTCATTTTGTTTGAATGAATATTATTTACAATAAAATGGTGTAATAAAATGTCTATACTAAATTTGTTAAGAGGACTAAATGTAGAAGTAGATCCCGTCAGTAATAAAGTGACAATTACTGGATTAAGATTCTTGTATGTTTGTCGAGATTTAGAGAAGTATATTGGCGCTAAAATGCTTTACAGTATTTTAGACAATGTGAGTTATTCTCGTTTGGTTTTCAGTATGTTTTATTTGCCTGATTTTTATCATGCAATTAATACTTTGCTAACTGATCCTAAGTTTAAAAGAAGAATAAGATCTGGACGAGAGCTATTAGCAATCAGAACAGAATTAGAAAAGATTCCACTCATTGCCAATATTAAAATTATTAATGAAACTGAACCTAATGCAATTCCAAAAATAGATAAATCTAAATTAAATAAGATTTTTAACAACATTAAACTATTCGATTATCAAGATAAGTTTATTGATGATTGTATTTGGAAAAGTAAACTATTAGGTCTTAATGGTTATCTATTAGACGCACCACCTGGTAGTGGAAAATCTATATCGAGCATTTCTTTAATGGAAATATTAGATATAGACACTATTTTTGTCGTTAGTCCAAAGAAAGCAGTTAACGACGTGTGGGATGAAACTATTACTAGAATCTATAAAGAACCACAATCCTATTCAATGTCATTACCTGTATTACACGGACCTAGTAAACCAGCTGGTTTTAATATCAATGATCGTTTTATTGTTTGTCATTACGAGTCATTAGGAAAACTAAATGATTATTTAAAATCTATTAAAATTCCTAATAAAAGATACGGAGTCATTTTAGATGAATCGCACTCATTAAACTCACACAACTCAGAACGATCTATACAGTTTAGAGAATTGGTTTCTAAGATAGATCCTATCTTCTGTTTATGGATGTCAGGAACACCTATTAAAGCACTAGGTACCGAGACCATGACAATGTTTGCTACTATCGATAGATTATTCGATAAGAGTGTTTATAAGTCATTCCTAAAAGTATTTGGTATTTCTGGTGTTTATGCAATCTCAGTAATGGCTCATCGATTACAATTAGTAAGGTCTGAAATTAAGACCAATGGATCTGGAGTAGAACAATACACCCACAAAGTCAAAGTGACCTTACAAAACGGTGCGGACTATACTTTAAAAACCATATCGAATAAAATGATCGATTATGTAAAAGAAAGAAAAGAATATTATCAAAAGAATGCTAAGAAATACGAAGATGATTTCTTTAGTTCGATAGAAGTCTATCGTAGTTGTGTTGTTAAAGGAAGAGGAGATACTAGTTTCTTTAGAGCAGACTTAGAAGATTACTTATCTAAAGCAAAAACATTACATAATGGTTATTCGCCTACGGATCCTAAACACAAGCAATATGTGTTAGAATGTAATTACTACGAAGATAAAGTAATCATTCCAAGATTGCCTAATGATGTTAAGAAGATATTTAGAAAAGCTAAATCTGTTTATAAATACGTAGAGCTTACCATTATGGGTGAAGCTTTAGGTAACATCTTAGGTAAAGCTCGTTCTCGTTGTAATGCAGATATGGTCAAGCAATTGGTAACAGATGCTAAAGTAATTTCTGAAGATGGAGAAATCTATCAGTCTAACTTACCTGATTTAATCTTGAATGCACAAGCCAAAACAATTATCTTTACAGATTACGTAGAAGTAGTAAAAGAGACAGAATACCAATTAAAACTAAAGGGTTTTAAACCAATTAGTATTTTTGGTGAAACGACTTCAGGTAATGGTTTAGCATTACAGACTAAGATCTTTAAAGAAGACAGTGAGATTAATCCACTCATTACTACGTATAAGACTTTATCAGAGGCCGTACCTCTAACTGAAGCCAATCGAGTGATATTCTTAAATCTACCATTTCGGTCAGGTACGTACGAACAAGCTGTAAAACGAGCTAATCGTATTGGTCAAACTTTAGATGTGGATTTATTTGAAGTAACTCTAGATACTGGTGAAGAACCAAATATCTCTACTCGTAATGAAGACATCCTAAAATGGTCAGAAGAACAAGTAGCTTTGATTCTAGGTAAGAAACTACCAGAAGAGAATAAAGAGATATTGCATGGATTAATTGAAACTTCTACAATAGAAGATAAAATTAAAACAGGTATCGATACCGTTACTAGAGTAGCTTCTAAATTCTTAGATTGGTAAAACTAAAAAAAAAATAACCAACACCTCTTATATTTTGAAGAAGTGTTGGTTTGTCTATTTAAAACTATTAGTTTCGGTCTAATAGTTTTACAGCAATCAGTAAAATGATTGCTGCTGTAATTACCATGATCAGTATTATTGATTTTTCTACCAGATTTTTATCGGAATCCAGTAAGATCTTCAATGCTGTGATGGTAAAGGAAAAGATAGCTGACAAAATGTCCATGCTTCTTCTTTTTCTTTCTGACAAACCTAATAATCTTCTATTCAGGATGATTTACAAGTCGTACCTTCGGAATAAGGCATAACTCTACCTGAATAGAAGAGATTGACAGAGTGGTTTGTCTTGTATTTTGGCTCTGTCGTTAAAAAAAGTATCTCCTACTCTCTGCTTTCTTGGGGCAGAGAGTAGGAATGCTTCTTATTTCTTGCTGTTAAACAAAATATTGCCGCCTTTAACAGGCTCGATAGATTCAATAGTTGAAACGAGTTCGCCTTTTTCATTGATGAAGTGACGAACAGTCAGCAAGAGAATGATGCTGCGTAATTCAGATACCGTTACTTTATCTTCTGAATTATTGCGTTCGATAGAGTATTCGTTAAGTAAAGAGATCTCGATGTTTTCAACAACATATTCACCTACTTTACTTTGGTTATATTTGTTAATCTCCAATAACCAATGTTGCGTACCGAATACACCAAATGAAAACTTACGACTGTTTAAGAAGTTCACCAATAATTGGCGAGTATAGTTGGTGTCTTCTAAAAACATACCAATACTTTGTTGGTCGTTGTTGATGCCATGATCTGATTTTTTAACAGTCAGATGTTTTAAGATCAGTCGTTTGATGATCTGGTTGTTTCGGATGTTTGGCGTATGGATTGCCGAATAATACATCTTAGCCAGAAAATCAGCCGTGAAGTAAATAATGCCGATCAATGACATTACAGAGATGGTAACAATAATAATTTTTTCCATTTTAAAATTTCCTTGTTTAGTTAGATAAAAAAGAATAATAAGATTTAAATTTAAAATCCTATTACACTTAAATGATATAGATTTAAAATAATATAAAATACTCTACTACCAGATTAAGGTAGTAGAGTATTAATATACTAATTAACTTCGTTTCTTACATTTATAACCAACCAATCGTGCCGGATGGTTAAATTCACCAGGTTTATAGTTATGGTTGAAGAGGAAGAACATTTCGTTTTCGTCATTGTCAACCTTAGATACCAATGCTCGACTAATGAAAGAATTAGTTTTGCAATAACTCAGTACGAACAAAGGAAGACCATCGTGGAATGCAGAATGACTTACTGTTGGTTTGTTAATCAACAAGCGATCTTTGATGTGTTGGTATTCTTCCAACTTATCAACTACTTCTTGATAAGTCTTCTTACCTTTAAAACAGATCTCAACTGAATGATCAGTATCCATGATGTTAGTGCTGTAGTTACGTACTTTGCAATTACGTATTACCGTAATCACGTCGGTATCGAGTTTACTAACAGGTTGAACATCATCACCATTAACATCAATGACTTTACCTACTACAATTTTACCATTAATACCCACAGGACGAGAATAGAATGGAATACTGCTGTTATAGATAAACGACACACCATTCAAGTTAATGTAATCGATTGTACGCAGGTTAAGGTGATCGCGTGCCAGTTTCAGGTAGTGGTTCAGTTCAACAGCAAAGCTACCACGAGTCAAGAACTCTTTGATAGAATCAATATGTTCCTTCAAGTCGTCTGACAAAGTAACCACATCCATGTATTGTTTAATGTCGATGTCTTTAGCGACATCAAACACTGGAGTCAGTACATCTAGGTTTTTATTGATGAGATCTTCCACTACTGCAGGAGGTAGGAAACGATGGCTGTTAGGAGTAGTTGCCCAAACCAACATACGGAAGTATGTGGTGCTGTCTTCATCTACTGCCATCATTACTGGTTCGACATGACAAGGTTTAATGCCTTCTTCAACAATCTGTCCACGGATCTCGTTAACAAAACCTTCAACGACTTCAGGATTTTTCGCACGATCTTTAAAGTTATTCACTTTGAAATCGTACACAAAGAAATCACCATTGTAGAAAGGTTTATAACTGTTATAGGCAGTCATTTCTTCAACGATGTCTTCTTTATTATAATCATTAAACTTATGGATATGTTTACCATAGTTGTCTTCTGAAGCAAGATATTCTTTGTTAATGATGTATCCGATAGTAGTGTTGCCAATAGCCATGGTAGTAATAGGAGAATATACTTTACCATCTGTATCGCTATAACGAGCAAAGTATTCGTAATCCAGACGATTCAAGTCAACAGCAATCAATGACAGGTCACCACCTTGTTTATTGACATTATCGACAATATGTTTGGCGATACGATAATCAACAAAACCAATAATAACTTCTTTGCCAGTATCTTCGTTAGAAACGAAACCATACACGTAGTTATTTTGATTAGGTTGGTAATCGTAAGGATGGGCATTTTCTTGAGTGGCGATAACGCCATAATTTCGATCCAAGATGATTGAACCAAAATTACCGATTGCGATTGTTTTGTAACCTTTCTCTTGTACTTCATGAATTACTTTCATGTAGACTGCTGCAGAGAATTCATGAGGACCACAAGCGAGATGTTGTGCTTTCTCGTTATATGGTGCCTGAGTAGATTGAGCAATGTAATTGTAAGAAATACCCAGAATGCTTGAGAACATATGTGGATTAGAAGTCAAGTTATTGAAGTGTTCTGGTTTGGTGTAGTCGATAAAACAATCTTCACCAAACAACATTTCCAAGATTTCATCACACTGTTTATCTACAGCGCTCTTAGCCGTTTCATTCAGCTGATTGTATTTTTCGAGTAAATCAAATGACATTTTAAATTTCCTTTAAAGTAGGTTAGTAAATCTAGTTTCCTAGATGATAAAAAAGTTCAGATAGTTTTTAGAAGAAGTATCTGATTCATGTTAATAGTATAAGTTTGAAATAATTTAGTATCAAAGCAAAAAAAAACACTCCCGATGATATTGCTATCAGGAGTGATTTTTCTTACAGCCCAATACGAGTATTGGACAATCGTTGTTCACCAGCTACTACAGTAGAACCATACAGCTCTACTGAGTTAAGGTGGCAACCTTTGCCGACGTAAGCATTATTGGTGACAACACTTACACCACTAATGAAACCTTCATTAATGGTAGCGTTACCGCTTACAGAACTGTAGCCTTTCACTACAGAATGGCTATGCACGTTGGCGCCTTCGAAGACGCGTGCGTTATCGCACACATCAGAAGCATCGACAACAGCATCCCCGCCGACCTCGGCTTCGCCTTCGACGGTACTGTAATGTTTAACTACAGCGCTGTTTAATACAGCGGCAAAGTCTTTAACGGTGGAGCCACCGCACACTATGGCATTGTGTGCGATACGACCATTTTCAATGATCTTAGCACCATTGAAAACTTTCGCATCATCGTACACCCACGCGTACCCTTCGTGAGAAAGACAACCTTCATGTTCTACGTACCCACCGATATCACCGGCTTTTACGACATAGAAGTCTTTCAAAGCGCGAATGCGATAAAGTTTGAAGCCGTCGATTTCAATGCTGTCTTCTTTAACCAGTTCGAATTTTTTGTTTTCCATGATCTCATCTCCTATACAAGGGTTAATTAAATACTCTAATATTTCATGGAAGTAATATTAGAGCGGAATAGTTTGATAGATTTCTCTATCGGGTTCACTTAAATAGTATATATTTGAAATAATCTAGAATACTAAATTCAATCTACTAATTAGTAATGTTTTTCAGTTTAAGATTTTTAGTACGTATTTTACCTCTTATTAAATTAGGCTTTCTTTTCCTAAATCTACGATTCTTTAAATCAGGAGTAAAAACTTGTTCTTCAAGATCTTCAACTTTCTCTCTTAGATCGGATAATCTCATTACTGTTGCCATTAATGACAAAACAGTATTTCTATTCGCTTCAGATAGTTTATCATTAATTTTAATAATCTTTTCTTCTAGAAAAATAATTCTAAATCTTAAATCTTCCATGTCTTCTTCGTAAAAATCCATTTTAAAATTCCTAATAAGTTAGTATAAATAAATCAATATAGAAACTACTCTCCTCTACCTTAATTGGCAGAGGAGAGAGAGTTATTACTGATTTTCTTTTTCTTTTCGCTCTTGACGAAATCGTTCCAGCATAAACCAGATACGACGTGAGCGATTAGTTCTTGCTTGGCGTTTGAATCGAGGCTTTCTCATCAGTGTCCTTTTCTTTTGTTAGGATGGCATTTGCATTACGAACACATGACTGCAAAGATCGTAAGTGTTCTGAGCAATATGCGAGTTCAGTCTTAGCACCAGTATAAGCCAGTGCTAGATCACGATTGGTTTCTAGGTGATACTCTTTATCAGTACAAACCTGAGTGAGATCACACTCAATAGGGATGGGTGAAAATACTTTCACTTCTTTTGTTACTGGAGTACAGGCAACGAGTAGCAAACTCAGTAATGGTAAATATTTCATTTTGCTTTTTTCCTATTTAAAAGTTCTTTAGTTTCTGGAGAAATAGGGGTATTAGCCCAAGGGTCTTTATCTAAAACATTAACTAAAGCTTTAGTATGTTCGTTTGAAGACTTTTCTATTTCTGCAATTCTCGCTTGATGGTCAAAAATAGATTGTTTGTAATTGGTAATGAGTTGATCTTGAGTGGCTGCTTTTTCTTCAAGCAACTTAATCTGTTCTTCTTTACCTTTTAACTCAGTATTAACAACCTCAAGCTTATGGTTCAGTTCCTCATTACGCTTATTGATAATGTCTATTCTGTAAAGCATGGACAGAACAAGAATAGCCAATATTAATTTAGCATTTGAGAAAACATACTTAACTAAAAAACCATAAATTTTATCAAAGATACCCATGTAGAGATTCCTTTCTGTATTTATAAAATATATCTAAAACTCATATACTTTATTTACAGAAAAGAATCCCTAGTCATCTATTTAAATTAGACTTTTGGTAAGAAATTTCGGTAATAGAGATGAACGGAATTATCACCTAGGCTCACTACCTCACTAACAGAGTGTTCTGTTTTTAGATTATTAATATAACCACACCATCCATAATCGTCAAAGAACCTCAATGTGTTAATATCGTAAGGCGTACCGTCTTCTGAATTATCTACCAGTAACAACGATCTATCATTTTCATCAGTAAGGATGGAAACCGATAAACCATATTGGTTATTGATAAATCTTGCAGTACGAATGTAATAGATTAGAGAGTAGTATGCTTTACCGATTGAACATCCTTGATCGCATCCTTTTCTGACGAACTCAGCAAACTTCTCAGAAAGATCCCAAGCATAGATTGCTTTAATTTCATCACTTGGGAATTTACCTTTATGATATTTACGCATGAAGTCTTTAAAGATTTCTATATTAACCAAATTACGACTACCAGCTGGTACAAGATTAGTACCATTTTTAATAATGACTAAGTAACTACTAACATCATTACGATTGGTGTAGAAGTTGGTGTGGATCATTCCTCTACTTACTTTCTTGAGTCGACCGGCATAATAGCAGTAATCCCAGTCATCGGTTTTCTGAATAGAAATTTCATCGCTAAACTTAACAATGTCTCCATTTTCACATTCAGACAGATCAATCATGGTACCATTCTTAAGACGATCGTCATTAACAAAACCTACACCATAGTTGCTTACAGCAAATGGAGATAGATAATTATTGAGATCAAAATAAACCAGAGTTTGTTTTTTACCGTAGAATTCTTCAGTCTTTCTTCGGAAACTTTCTGCTTCTGAAAGAGAGTCAAAAATTGGAAATACTTCTTGCTCCTGATTTTCGATCACACCAAATACATGGTTTGATTCTTCCTTGTATGGATCGAAGGACATCGCTGACCATGCTGCTGTTGAATAATCAATGACATCACTTTCATTTTCAAAACCGATTACCAAGAAATTACTTCCTGTAGCCATTGGGTTCTTAAAACCTCTCTCAGACATCTCTCTGACGTATTGTCTTATCGCGACTTCAAAATCCAATAAAGAGAAACTCACTATTGGAGAATCTGGGAAAGCTTTAAGGATTGAAATTAAACTGATGTAATGGAAACGCCATACTTTGTTGGCTACTTTATCAGTGATTTCATTCTTTTTGAATACTTTGTTTTCTTCATCGATAGTGAAGAGAGATTCGATGATTTCACGTACAGTTTTAGCTGAGTAAATTTTATTCATTCTTAATTCCTTTTAAGTTTGTTTATAGAGCATTAGATTACTTAATGAGTTCACCAAATCGCATATAACGCACAGCATCAAATGCTAGATATACATGTGGGTCATTGCTAAGTACTCTCTCTTGCTCTAGATTGAGCACAGACGGCCGACAAACTTCAATGTAAGGGATATACTCACCCTGACTCCATTCGCCTCCGTATTGCGAAATATACTTATTGTGTATGGTTTTAAATTCATTCTCTTTTGACGGATCTAAAACCAATACATCGATCGGAATACCATTAACATCTTTAATAGTTTTAATAGAAATTTTATTTAGTATCGGTAGTGTTGTAGGATCTACCGTATAAAATTCAGTAAACTCTAAAGAGGGTAAAGTAAACGGATAAACATTTACCCTATTTTTAGAATAACAAACCGTTACTGAATAGGGTTTAAATGGGTTGATATCTAATCCAAGTTCTTTTTGGATTAAGTTCCTGACGATATCTACCGATACCTGACTTAATAAATAAGATACATGGTCGATAACCTGTACATCTTTTCTTAATGCAAAAGGATGTTTTAATATTTCAGGTAAGATTAAATCATTCATTTTTACTCTCCACTGCTTTATTAAATACAGAACAATCTTCGTCTGTATTGTTATTTACACAGTAGTTACGCAATAGATTGCACGATGCGGTATGACTGTCTTTACAAAGATAACCAGCATCTTCAGTAACCTGAATAGGTTGAATGATTTCAGGTTCGTCGTTTTGCACTGGTTGTTGTTTAGAAGCACAACCAACAACGAGAATAGAAAACAAAATAGCTAATTTTTTCATGGATAAGTCCTTTTTTAAGTTAGATAAAATAAACAGAGTTCAAGCTCTTCAATTAAATAATATAGGTCTGAAATAATATAAATAATAAACACTACAGTACCAAAAGGTACTGTAGTGTCTAACATTAAGTTCGTTTAAAAGTAACTTTCATACGGTAATCAATATAGTCATCATCAGGATAATTAATCTCATGCTCGTAATCAGTAATTAGTAATTTATTATCATTAAGATATTTAGGATCGGTAATATCAGTATCGGCTATATATTTTTTCTGATAATAACCAACGAGCATAAATGAATCATCAGTAGTGTACCATCTATCAGTATACTGAGTAATAACTTTGTTACTAGCTACAAGTGTAGACCCAAGTATTAAATTTATTAAAGATTCTTCAAAACCATAAGCCAACAAATCATTACGAATAATATTACGTATCATTCGTAAGAATCCATTGACTTTAGCATAGTCGATCAATCTAAAATACCTAGTAGATGCTGCCAAAGATCTTAAAGTAGGAAGAATAGTTTGATCTTCTAAAACAAAAATCAATTCGTTGTCAGAAGTGTGGTTTTTCTCAATCTTAAATACAATTCGTTCAAGAGATGGGTTATTGCGATAATGGGTTCGTCGCCATTCATCATCAGTAGTCAATACAAACTTATCACCTTCTTTAACGAGTGTCTCGTCACTTACATGGTTTTCTAAGATAGTATGGAATACTTCACTGAGTTTTAATTTCAGTATATTGATCTTATACTTATTCTTACCTTTAGTAATTACTAATTGAGTAGTCTCGTTACTTATATCACTATAAGTACTATCGGATCTATTGATCGTTAAGATATCTTCTATCCTATTTGTATTTACCAAGCGAGTTAAGTTTTCTTTCTTAAGGTCGGAGAATCTTTGGTCTTTATAAGGTTTACCAATACCTAACAATGTAGTTTTGATATCTGTATTAACTTTATCAGGGTTTATTAAGTAGAATGATTGAGGTGATTCACCTAAATAATTATCGTCTCGATAAGCTGTACTAATAGCTAAAGGTGTACTATAAATAGTTCCCTCAATCCTTTGTTTATAAGGAATCACAAGTACATCCACATCCCTAGTAACATCACCAGTAGTAATCGGTATTCTCACCGTTTGCTTCAAATCACTATTAACCCATTTAGCTCCAGGAATACCTAATGCTGAAATAACATAAGCTTCAGGTTCAAAGATAGGTTCATTTGTTTTATCGATTTGTACTTTTAAAGGATATTTCTTTTTACCGTAATAACATGGAGATGCCAGATGAGGAATGACTTCAATTTCGGTATAAGCTTCATTTACATTTACTCTAAATGGATATTTAGTATCTTGAGATAGCTTATCACTTTCATTAACCATTGCGGCTAAGTTTTTTAAGTCTTCTGCTTTCCTATCCCTATTTAAAGGTTTTCTTACTGATTCATCGTAATTGAAAACATATCCTCGGTCATTATTCCAACCAGTAGGCATTCGATTGTACACACTAGATGCAAAAGTTTTCTTTTCTTTACGGTGAGTTTGAGAACCGTGAATTAAGTGCATTTGAATTTGTGTATTATACGATTCTCCATTAACGGTATTATCTTCTTCAAGAATAGAGATTGATTCAAAGTCTCTTCTTCTATCCGCTCCGATACCTGCATCTTCTAATAGTTTATTTAAATTCTCAGTCTGGGTAAGACGAGAATCGACCTTAATTCCCATATTGCTTTTCCTTTTGTTAAATAACGTAATCACAATAAATACACTCTACTCCTTTTTTGGAGTAGAGTGTAGTCATTTAAGCATATCTTAAAGAAATCAGAGAATAAGCACTGTTACCGCTATTACTGAATAAAACATTTTCTTTAACGAAATAAGTAATACCGATACCATAACTTTTATCTTCAGTTAAATATCGAATACTTTCTTGAGTCTTTTCTAAATCAAGATACCTGTAAGGGAAGTCAGGGACATAACGTTTCATCAAGTTAGTAAACTCATCAATATCAGCATTTAACAATGCTTCTACAGAATAAGTTTCTCTGTTAACATCAGCAAACACACGACCACCTGGCAAGAACGAATAAGAAGGAATCATCTCGTATTGAATAACGATGTGCTCTGTATATTCACCACGAGGAATACCAACCATAAACACTCTATTGGAATATCGGTCTACTTTATACTCTAATTGTTTAGATGCTGTATTTTCAGGACGTACTGGGTTAACGATACTTGCAGTAACTTTCTCTACTTTATTAATAGAGTTATCTTCGATGTATGGAATTTCATCTTCTACATCTAAAAGACCTTCTTTAACCAAATAAGCTTTTACCAAAGAATCAAAGTAAGTAGAATCAGTTAGCAGACGTTCTTTTTTCTCTGGAGTATTGTAGGTATCTTTACCTAACAAACTTACGACACGAACAGGCATACCTTTTTTAGCCACAAAGGTAATATCGTAATCAATAAACAAGCTATTCTTACGGATATTTGGATTACCATTATGGAAAGTAGTGAAACGCTCAGTAATTGTTTGCCATACATTAACATTACGAGCTGACTGCAAGATGATGCTAGCATCAGCAACAGAAACACCACGAGCTTTTAATTTATTCAATGCATGGTTACGCAAGATACGCATAAACTGATTGAAACGGTCATAGTCACCAAAAGTATTACGTGCAGTACGTGGACCTTTTGTATTGGTGTAATCGGTAATGTTAGTAAACTCAATACCTAATTCATTATCAGGACTGTCTACACGAAGTTTGAAACAAATCTTTTCTTCAGGATAACGAGTACGATAAGTTTCGTCCATCGTCATGATGTAAGAATTGGTTTCTTCAACATACTTAATTGGATCACCTTCTGAAATATCATTAATCAAATGATAATAAATGTCTCGACATTTTGCTTTCAAGATATTCAAACGATAATCATGAACACCTTTATTAATGGAAATAACATTATTGTCAGAAACATAACCACCTGACAATTTAGCATTCGCATAAGTCAAAATGCTATTATCTTCTTCCATGTCTTTATAAAGAAGTTTTAATGATTCTAAACGTTCTTCAGTTAATTCACCATCAAGTGGTTTACTGATAGGCAATAAAGATTCGTAACTATTTTTTAATACTGGACGTGTAGTATCGGTGTATAACAAATGCGACTTAGTAGGGAAATCCAAACCTAAGTTCATTTTATACATGGTTCCATCGATTTCTTCACGATAAGGCATGACCATCGCTTTAACAGTTTTGGTTTGTCCTTCTTCGTCTTGCAATTCCAAAGAAACGGTAGTATCCTTAGAACCATTTGTCCATTGTGCACGAGGAACAGCCATCGCAGAGACCACGTAAGTTTCAGGTTCAAAGATTTTAATGGATCTCGGATCGGTAAGAATCTTCAATCCATATTCTTTACCACCAATATAACAAGGAGAATCTAAATGTGGAATGACCTCGATGCGAGTATATTCTGGATTTACTTTAACTCGGAAAGGGTATTTCTCATCTTGAGAAAAGAACGTACTGGCGTTAACCAATTTAGTTAAAATACCTAAATCATCTTCACTACCGTCTTTTTTCAAAGGTGTGCCTAAAGCATTGTCGTAAGTAAATGCATATTCGTCATCACCTACCCAACCTACTCTTACTCGATTATAAGAAGTACTTACTGGTGGTCTAGCTACGCCATCAATAGGCGTTAGATTAATAACCAGCTTGGTATTGTAAGGTTTCTCATTAACCGTTTTGTCTTCAGGAACAATAGATACCGATTCAATGTTGCTTTGTTTCTCTTTAGATACCCCATTAATCTCTAATAACTTATTTAAGTTTTCAGACTGGGTAATCTTAATATCTATTCTTGTACTCATTATAAAGCTTTCTCTTAATTATCTACAAACAGAATAATAAAGATTTTATAAAATAACTAAGCTAGGTCCCAGTAAAGGAACCTAGCTTAATCATTAGGGTATCAATCTATTGCTAGATTACAGTTGTACCTCACCGAAGCCATCCAGGTCTTCAGCTACGCGGAATTTACCAACAGTAAAGTCAGCTACTACGTAAACGGCACCTTTGATGAAGTTTTCGTAACCAGAAGCAGCAGACACTTTGAAAGTGAAGCTGTCTTTATCGTATACGACACCACCTTCATCAGCATTTTGCAATTCTACTTTAAATGCTGGGTTGTCTTTAACGTAGTTAGTTTGGATCAGACGTTGCATTGCAGCTTTGATTGCTTCACGACCTTCTTCGGTATCAGGATTACCTACTTGAGGATAATCGGTACCGCGATCAGCCATTTCATGATACAGAGTGTAGTCGTCTTCACCACCCAGATTAGTAGGGCTAGTACGTACAATCCATTCTTCACGACCTTCAGAACCAGAAGTCAAGAAGTCGTTACCGATGGTTTTAGCAGACAGAGGAACAACGTAGAAACCAACGTTAGCTTCAACAGTAGTGTTATCGTCATTCAAGTCAGCATTGGTTTCGTATTTAACCAATTGAGCAGCGTTAGTGATCAGTTCACTACCGAACTCATCAGCTTGAGTTACAACTTCAGCTTCTTTGAAAGTCAGTTTCTTAGCTTCAGCCAAGCGACCAGCGTGATCAGAATAAGCTTTAGAGAAGTAAGTCTCTTTCAGTTTATCCATGTCAGTAACGTTAGCCAAGTCGATGCTTACACCGAATACTTGGTTAGGTTTTTGGTTGCCGTAGTCTTTAGCAGTTTTATCAGACAAGAAGATATTGGCCAAACGATCAGTAGGGTTCAAGTCAGCAGCTTTAGTTTCGAAAGCGGCGATAGGAGTGAAGCCATCAACCAATGCATGTGGAGTAACCAGTTTAGGGAAGATCACTACTTGATCACCACGAGTGGTGTCAGCACGTACACGCAATACCAATTTGTTATCAGCATTGGTTTTAGTGAAGCACAGGTCATTTTCACCGAAAGAGTAGTTGAATTTATTCAAACCATATTTCAGAGTACCTTCTTCACCTTCCAGAGTCAAAGTAACACCTTCGATTTGAGCATCCATGGTGTCTTGTTTGCCTGGAACGTAAGCCAAGAGTTTCTTAGCCAATTCATTAACATCAGCAGCTTCTGGCAGGAAACGACCGCCTTCAGAGAAGCCGTCAGTCAGTTTACGCATACCACGGCTAGCCAATGGGTCAATACGTTTGTAGTTGTGTTTCAGGATTTTAGTGAAAGTTGCTTTTTTCTCAGCGCTTTCATCATTAGCAGCATTAGGTACAGAAGAAGCTTCTACACCTTCGTTAGTAATGCGACTAGCCAGATCAGCGTCAGCTACACCAACGAACAATTCAGTAGAGCCTTGTTCGTCTGATTTTTGGTTAGTGTAGACTTTCAGTTTTTCCAATTCACTACGAGGATAACCGCCATCTACCAGCAATTCTTTAACATTATCCAAACCTGACTTGGTGAAGTCTACTTTAATTTTATCAAAAGACATGTTGTTATTTCCTAATTTATAAGGATAGAATTAAGAATGTAGAGATTTAAAATTCAGGAAGTGAGCTAGCATCTCGTAAGATCATCGCTTCAAATCCATCCATATCCTCTCTAAGTGTTAGTTTTTCAGTTTTAGGTGGTACCAATGCTATATAAACTGGCCCACTCATAAACATATCGTTAGCGATACTGGTTTCTACTTTATAGGTTAAAGTAGAATCAGGATAACTAACACCATTACTTGGTTTCCGGACTAATCCAGAACCTTGTAAAGCTTGATTTACAAACTCAGAAAATTTATTAGAGTCTGCTACTGTGTTATATTTTCCTACTACATTAAATATAACAAAAGTACCGTTAGAGTTAGTATCTAGTCGATCAAATCTAAAACGATTTGTTTGATCAGATACGCTACCTAAATATTGGGCGACTTCTTTGTCTACTAATGGAATCATGTAGACATTTACATCACCAACAATATAAGGATGATTATCAGTAGGACTAACGTATTTAACCAGATTCAATAAATTGGGTGTATTCTCTACAGTAACTGTTTTCGGGTATACTGCGGTTTTAGGAACCACACCTGCTCTGGTAAATGAATATTTATCGCTAAAGAATTGTTGCTTACCTTGATTATCAGAAAACATCACTTCTTTAACTTTATCGGTTATTAAACCAATCTCATCAGAAATAAGATCATTTAACTTAATTACTTTAGGCTGAATAATATTGCCTTTAGAAGTATAAGCTAAATCCGTTCCTTCGTACGTCCCTTTAGGGATTTTAAACGAATCAGGATTAATAAGATTAGTAATCGATAATTTTAGTAAAACGCGCTTGCCAGAAGTTGCATCTGCATTCATGTTAAGTACAAACGATTCAGAACTAAAGTCTTTAAAACTCAGCATGTTGCTTAGAGAAACTCTAACTTTATTAGAACCGTATTGTACTAAACTGTTATCAATGCCTTGGATCGTTAATTTACCATAGTCCTCGGGACGTAATACATTACTAAACCCAAGAGCTTCCATGACGTATCCAGTAGTGGAATCAAACCGATCAACACCATGATCGTACTCTACATCAGAGTCAATAACTGTCGCTTCTGATACAAAATGTTCATTAGCAGCTAGTCGTTTATAACGATGGTGAAATACTTTATTGCCCTCTGCTTCTGGAGTAAATGACTCCTGATGATCATTACTGTATTGGGAAGCAATAGATGCTGGTACTTCGATATAGACAGAGGCATTAAGACCAGTTGGTGTTTCACTAATGTCGACCGGACCTTGTTTTACTTTTAATTCAGAAACCCTATCACTAGGATAACCACAATCTACCAACAATAAGTTGAAGTTTTCGCGGTCAGATAGTTTAGGGTTATATTTAATTTTAAAAGCCATGTTTATATCTTCTTATTTAAAGAAAGAATACATTACTGGAATGCTGTCGGCCATGGGTCATCTGTTAAGTAAGTAATGGTATCAAAACGAATATCGTCAATAGCCTTTTTAGCATCTTCTTGGTCGAAGAACTCTAAACGAAATTGATTTTTATCGTTAACGCCACCTAACTTCCAGACGCCATAAGCTTTATTGGTTAAGTCAGAATAGAATTGACCAATCAAACTAGACGGAGAACGAAAACCAACAGGGATAAGATTCCAGGTAGGAGGACAGATATACGTGTGGTAAATTTTACCACCTTTAGCTAAACCAGTCCAACTCTTATCAGCCTGAGCAACAATACCAAACCAGTCAAACTGAGCACCACCGAATTTCCATGTTACGCGCTCATTTACTCGTCTAATCCAGACTTTATTACTACTATTTTTTCTAGTAGTAGCTCTTGTTATTTCTACCCAGCCTGTATCACCCTCGACTACTTTCCAACCAGTGTTACCACCAGCTCTGGTTTTTACCCATTTATAAGCACCTAAAGTACGATCAGTATCGATATAAGTAACGTCTTTATCGGCAACGACTTTTCCTTCTGGTGAGCCTTGACCGGTAATGATATTAACGCCCTTAATCAAATTAGCTATTTCAGCATCTTTTTCACCAAGATAACGAGCAAAATCTAGGAACAAGGTCTTTAATTTGGAATCCGCCATTTTAAAAACTCCTTTAATTACGAGTAGATAGGTTGTAGACATATATCTACTCGTAATCCTAGATATTAACTATTAACCACGAGCTGTGTTATATGCTTGTTTAAGAGCATCGAGCGACAAGTCAGTCACGTCGGTTTTCTTAGCGCTTTCTTCCAAGCTAGCTACTTTAGTAGTCAAAGCTTCCAAAGATGCTTTGTTGGCTTTAGACAAAGTGTCAGCAGCTTCTGCTTTAGCAGTAGTTACTGGCAGTTGAGCAATATCTTGTTCAATAGTTTCTGCTTTAGTTTTAGCTGCATTTGCAGTAGCTTCAGCCGCTGCAATTTTTTGGTTAGCAGTAGTTGCACCATCAGTCAGAGCTTGAATTTTAGTTTCGAGTTCAGAGAACTTAGACAGGATTGCTTGAGGAGTATTACCCTGAGCATCTTTCAAGTTTTTCAACTCAGCTACAATTTCACGAATAGTATCCAACTCTTCGTCTACCTCACCACCCATTACAGTTTGGTGCAGGTTTTCGATCTTAGCTTTCAACTCTTCAAAGGTAGCTTTATCTTTCTCACCCAAGAAGGTAGCAAAGTCATTTAAAATATTTACCAAAACGTTTTCAGGAGAAGCCATTTCTTTAAATCCTTATTGAAATATTAAAATATAAAATCTCGAATATCAAGATATAAATTTATAATTATTGACGTGCGTTATTGTAGTTATCACGCATACGGTCAAGTACTGATTCACCTTGTACTTCGCTAAAGCCTACTGTATGGTCTTCGTCAGATACGACATCAGCAAAACCATTCAAGTTTTGTTGTACAGTAATCTTAGGTACGACTACTTCGTCTTCACCACTGTAAGTAACATAGGCGTGCAGTTCACCACCAACATAGTCGGCAATTGAAGTAGCAGGCAGTACAGAGATTTCCAAACGATGGTTGGAAGCAGAATCACGTTCTACATCGATCAAGTCAGCATAAACACCAAAGAAACGTTTAATCAAAGAACGAGCAGCGTTAAACGCATCTTGAGCATTTTCATGTTTACCCAATTGGATGTCGAAACGACAACCATCATTGGTATCAGATGCCAGGATGAAAGATTTTACTTTAATACCGCTGTCACGATATTTAGATTCTTGTTCTACATCCAGTTCAAATTTACCAGAATCGGCAACCAGTTTAGAGATATCAGAAATACCGATCATCATGCGGATATTGCCGTATACCAAACCATCTTGGTCACGATCCATGTCTTTAGAGAGACGGTACAGAACGGAAGACAAGTAGTTGCGAGAAGCAGTTTTCTCGATCTCTTGTTCAGAAGTTTTAGGATTGGCAAGTTCACCACGGAATGATGGATGACGAACTACATCCAAAGCTTTAGCTTTCATCTCATCTTTAACAGCTTTAGCTTTAGTGGCGCCGTAAGTTTCAACCAAGAAACGGCTCAAGATTTTTTCATCGGTTTCTTTAGAAGTACGAGCAGGGACAACGGACAATTCGTTATACAGTCCTTTGCTTACGACAGTATCTTCAGTCAGGAATGGGTTAACGGTAGAAACCAGTTTCACCATTTGTTTATTCAAGTTAGCCAGATACTGAACTTTCAGAGTAGCAGTACCAGTGAAACCCAGAGAATCACGACGAGCCGAGATGTCCAGTTTATTAGCACCGTACTTCAAAACACCATCTTGCAATTCGTAAGTCAAACGTTCACCAATGAAAGGATAACCTTCTTTAGTGAAACGATTTTTAACGTAAGTTACAACATCCATGTTATCCAGTTCTGTATCCAGAACAGTCATGGTTCGATTACGCCAGTGATGAGGAATCGGAGTAGTACGATTATAGAAGTGTACATTGCTGTATTTGCCAGTAAGTTTAGTCAGTTCACCAGAGTAGTTTACTTCTACTGCGGTATTACCTGATTTATTTTTGTACTCTGCATAACGATCATCGTTAGATGGACGAACAGCAACAACTTCAATATCATCCAAGTATTCTTTAGGATAACCACAATCCATGAAAATCTGATTCAAGTTTTCACGAGGACTACGTGTAGCATAGTAATTAAATTGTTTATAGTCAGACATTTTAAGTAGCCTATGTATAAGATAAAATATTTTTTAGGGTAAATCAACACAGTAAGATAATTCAGTTTGGTTTTTAGTAGGCCAAACATAATTTACTTTATTGTGTCTAAAAGTAACAATATCTGCTTTAGATAATGCCTTTAAGAATCTAATCTGTTCTTCAGTAGGATTAGGATTTTCATTGATTACAGGAACGTAATACAAATGTCCATTGATGCCCATTGAGGAAAGATTGCTCTCTTCTCCGTCGATCGATAATCTAACTATAGACATCGCTCTCAAAGTATTTATTGTAAACTTCTTATTCCTACAAGTCAATACCAGAGCAACATGATCGTCTTTACTTAATTTGTATTTAATTCTGCCACCTTCTTTTTCCAAACGTTGCCATTTTACAGATACTGTTGAGGCTACATTGTCTCTGACAGATACTTCATGTATGGAAAATACGTGAGCTAATAGAATAAAACACAAAATACTTAAAAGTAAAAGTAATCCTGTTGTTAACTTGTTTTGTAAGAATATCTGTCTGAGGATTCTTCTCATTTAGATAACCTTAATATAACGTATAAATTAACGATAATTCAAATCATAAGAGTCAAAAATACCTACCACACTCACTACATGTTACTGTAGTGAGTGCAATAGATAAAATATAGTTTTCCTTAACCCTCTAGAGAGAAAGAAATAGGCTCATGACTTTGGTAGTCTAACAACTTGAAATCATCCACAGTGATTTCTCCAGAAACAATCTTTTCAATCGTTAAGTCTGGTCTAACATATAATTTAGGTAAAGGATAAGGTTCGCGTTCTAGCATCTCTTTTGCTTGTTCTACATGAGATAAATATACATGAGAATCATGAACAGTATGCCGATGAGACAGAGGCAATACTTTCAAAGCATTTGCAATCATTAGATTCAATAACGCATATTGAGCAACGTTATGAGGTTTACCCACCATGACATCGTTAGAACGCATCACAAGCATGGTTTCAATACCAAATTCATAAGGTTCAATATCGTAAAAGGTTTCGAAAGCATTAAACTGATCTTTCTGATATTGAATAGATTGCTCTTTTTGTTCTTTAGTTAAAGGGCGTAGTGAAACATAGAATACTTGATGACAGGTATCTAAAGCCATATTACCTAAATTAACATTTTCAATAGGTGTCAGACTTTCATCTGGTCTTAAACCTAAAGCAATGTTAGACAAGTAATGACGGCGAGAAATAGTTTTAGTCTCAATATCCTTTTTAAGACCTTCTAAAACATTACTCACTTGGTCAACATGGATAACAGAGACCATCGGATCATTACTGCTGCCTGAGTAGTCAAGATACAATTTTACCTCAGGTTTCTTACGCCAAAGCATTGGATACATCGGGCCAATGGTATTGGTTTCTTTACTGGTCCATTTTTCCCAGAATGGAACATTATTTTCTTTTAAGAAAGATACATCTACTTCACCTTTCAAGAACCAAATCAACTCCAAGATGGTTTTATTTAACCATACTTTACGAGTGGTTAATAAAGGGAAATCACCGTTAGACAATGGATATTTTTCAGAGGTACCAATTAAAGAGATCATCCCCGTACCAGAACGATCATTTTCAATAACCGTACCTTCTTCCAGAATATTTTTTAATGTATCTAAGTATTGTTTCATTTTACTTTCCTTTTAAAAACGGTAAAAAAGAAATAAGAGTATTCCTCTATAAAATAGAGGAATACTCGATTATTTTACTTATGTTACAATTTAACAGAAGAGAGACTGAACAAACGTACAGCAATGTGATTGTATTCTTTAGTGTAAATATTTTTACGAGAGTATACCAAATAGAACACACGAATAATTTTACCATTCTTCTCGATGAATTCATGATGAACAGAGAAGTAAGCTTTATTATTCAGCTCTTCACGAATAATTTGGCTATATTCAGAAATTTCAGAATATACTTTCTTGTAGTTGATTTTCTCTAAAGTAATACTGCCACTGGTTAATCCATTAGCAATAAAAGAAATACCAGCACATACGTCATGCAGTTGTTGCTCTGTATAAGGAGCATCATCCATCAAGTGTGGGAACAGTTTCGGATTCAACAAATTAGTCGTATATACTTTATCACCGAATTTCAATACTTTCAAATCAAACACTTCATTAGGATTGAGTTGTTTGGTTTTAGGCAGTTGAGAAGACAGTTTGAACATCAAATCCAAATTATCCATCAGTTTTACAGTTTCCTCAACAACATTAGAAATATTGTTGTTTTTTACCTGTTCGTATTTTTGATCCAAAGTCAAATTTGACTCTGGAGTTTCTTCACGAAGATAAACAGTAGATGGTTTATAATCTTCAGGAGCTTGCGCTACGGATTGTTTTTTATCCCGATGCGGTTTCCCGTGATGTTTGTGTTTTTTGAACTGGCTTGGCTTTTTGTGAGTTTCAGGAGTAAACATGGTATATAATAACCCTTATTAAGATTTAAAGGAAAAGAAAATTACTATGAACGACATATATTATTTAATGCCGTTCATAGTTAGAGTTATGTATACCGATTACTCAATGATTATTATTCTACGTTTAAAAAACTACCATTCTTTCTAAGACCTGAAAACTCTCCGTTACTTTTACGATAGACTTCCCAGTAAGGAATCTTAATAAGATATTCTTCACTAAACTTCTTAGCCTTAATTTGATTCTGTAAGAAATTAAGATAACAAGTAGTATTACGCATACGCATTTCGTAAATAAGTTTCTCTAATTCCTTATGTCCTTTTGTTTCCTCAATAAGTTCAAGAGTATCTTGATATCCTACTAAAGAGAATATTTCGCGATATTCTTCTAATGGTAATTTATTTACATCAATTTTAGACATATTGGTTTCCTTTCAATAACGATCAATTACAACACGACGAGAACCGTCAGCATTTTCACAAATTTTATAACTGTAGATAAGTTTATCAGAAGCTTCTTTCTGATTGTCTAAAAATACCTGATATGATTTTTCATCACATCTTTGCATTTCATCAATCACTTCTAAGAATTTATCTTTACCAAATTTATGGTAAATTATAGACAACAGTCTTTGATATCCTAATAATTTATCATCGTTCATTTTAACTTCCTTTCTATAGTTCAAATAAAAAATAAAGCATAAATAAATTCTCTACTCCTTTTTACGGGAGTAGAGAATATATTTATTAAGCATTATAAACAAGGTAAGTCGTTCTCAGAACGATCATGTACAGTTACTTTGTATACCGTACCGCTGGGGACACTAAATGAGAATGAAGAAGCTCGATTCAAAGCTTTAACAATGTCTTTACCATCACCTTCAGTAGTGTAATAAGTTTTATCGTCCACAGTGATGTCTCTAACCATAACACCATTAGAACGACCGAATACAAAATAAGAACCTGTATCAAATTTTACTAGTCTTGAATCTTTAGCATCGCAACGATAACTAAAATAACGTTGATAACCTTTGGATGTTTTTCGTAAATCATACAGACCGACAATCAAGTCACCATTTGTTTCTTTAGTAAGTCCAAATGCTGCATCAATGATAATAGGTTGTTCTTCTTTAGGTAATTTAGGTGTAGGAGGTGGCGGTGGAGGAGGCGGAGCAATCTCAACCGGACTTTCCAAAACATCTTTACCATCAGGAATCCCTGTTGCTGCCGGTGTACTTAGATTATTATCTAAAGTAGGAATGGTGGCTTTATCCTTTTTAGCATTTTCTAATTCGACAGCAACACGTTTATCATTTATTGAAAAACGATATGCGATAAAAACAACAGTACCAATTAATATCAAGCCAAATAAAATACTTAAGCTTTGTTTGAGTTTAACTCTCATTTTATTTAGTTATCCTTATTCTTTTTAAATATTACTCTGGATTAATGATTCGTCCATTAGGATTGATCACATTACCATTAGAATCGTCTACTTCTTCTACAAAATCAAAACCACCAGAGTTATGGGTAATGATCAAAGGAGATTGTTCTTCTTTAGGCTCTTCCGCATTACAGCAACAATGATGATGACTATGTGCTGGTTTAGTAGGGCGACATTCTACCTGTTTAGGTTCTTGCTCTTTAAAGCCCCAATACTCTTTATTAAAATATTGAGTATTACCATCATTGTCTTGATATTGGAAAGCACGAACAGAAAGCAATTCTTGCAAGTAATTACGTTTACCATTCAGACCTAGAGACATAAAGTAAGATTTGTTTACCAAGATCTGTACTTTGTCAGAAGAAACGGTGTAAGATGGGCCACCTACTGCCACAGTAACCATTGCGGTATCAGTAGAATAGTTTTGCCAGCTTTTAATAGTAGAAGAATTAATTTCTTCAGCAACAAATCGAAAACCTGAACGTGTTGCTTTTACTGTGTTATAATAAACTTCAGTATTGTCGTATACTTTACGACGGAAACTATTGTCTTGAGAAGGGGCATCTTTCAGAAGTAAAGATTTCAAAGTATGTAAAAGTTGATCTACTGTTTGTACTGGACAAGGAGAACCAGCCAATACCGCCATACCATCTTCAGACATGTACCAAGAAGGACGACAAATAGAATCGTACAGTAACTTATCTTTAGGGAGTTCTTCAAGATCTCGAATTAATCGATAAAGTTCCATTGAAAATATTCCTTTAGTCTTTAATAATAAATCAAAAAAAAGAGTATCGATTATTTACCGATACTCTTTTTGTAATTTCTCATAGGACTATAGATCAGTCACCTTATATTGTTCTTTATTATTCAAGATATCAATAATGTTATTAACTGTTTGTTCTACTGAAACAGTCGGTAAAACAAAATAGTCGTAGATATCTGGATTAAAATAAGAACAGTCTTCAGAGAACTTGACCATATAGTGATGGTATTTGTTACGCATGATGGTATCAAATTCTAAAGAAGTTTTATCAAACTCTTTATCAGATTCATCATTAGGTGTAACATTACCAGAACGACACTTACGTTCTTCTAAAGGACATTCTAAGAAGAATGGCATTACTGGAGCTTGTGTCAAAGCAACCCAATTTAAGAAGTCGTGAGCGGTATGTAGGCGAGACAGTGCCGTGATTAAGACATCGCGTTCGTGAGAACGATCTAAGCGGAATTGGTATTTCTTAGGATTTTTTACCATGTCAATAATATCAACAGGACCATATGCAAAAGAAGAACCAATAAAACGATCAACAATAATGGTGACATCTTGGTCAAAGAAATTAACCATATCCACTAATGCTTTTAATTGAGTGGTTTTGCTAGAAACAATACTAGCTACTTCCATAACGAGAGCCAAATAAGGTGCATCAACACCATCTTTATTAAGATTAACATAGTCTTCAGCAGTCATTTGTTTAGAAAAATTATTTTTCTTTACATTGCTGCGAAGACGATCAAAAGAATTAGCAACACTTTTCTTAGCTTGTTGAAGTACTTCTAAAGAAACTTTCGTGTTGTTAATAATGTAAGCATCCTTCTCAGGATTCAGAGCATCGATTTTAGAAATGAAGTATTCTTCAATCTCTTCAAGATCTTTGCTATTAGGGGTATTCAATACCAGTACCTTGTGATCAATCTTATTTTTTAATTCATTGATCACTGTCGTTTTACCACTGTGGGATAATCCCTCCACGATAATTAATTGTTTCAGCATGTTATGTTTCCTTTTCTTGAAATAAACTAAAAAATAATAGACTACTCCTTTTTAGGGGAGTAGTCTACCGAGCCGTGATCAGTAAACCAAATCACAAATATTACCATTACGGAAATACTTCTCAGAAGCAGGATCTGAGATTACCGCAGGTACATTATACCGATAGGTATGGGTATTTTCGAGGATGTTTTTATTAATAGCATCTTCTTGGAAAAGAGCCATTACTTCATCGCGGTAAGTATTGGGATCTTTTACGTAGCTACCATAAACAGCATCATGATGAGACCAGTCAGTAACATTCTCAGTGAAAGACATACCTTGAATAGCCAAACGATTACCCAATTCACCATCTACCAATCGACGAGGATCGGTGTAGGTGATTGCAGTGCCAGTATTGTCATCAGTGATGCCACCAACGGATACATCAGCAATCAGATTGTAGTTAATGTCCGAATATCGTTTGAAACCAGCAGTAGTCGTATTACTGATACGATTACCCAGTTGATCAAACGTAGGATGTTTCTCTGGTTTGGTTACGTAGTTACGTCGTAGGTAATCACCATTATTGGTGATCACAAACTCGTAAGGATGTTCTTTAGAGTAACGAGTTTCGAATCCTGGAGAATAGATACCAAAACCACTACCTAAAGAACCACCACCACAAGAATAAATCAAGCGAAATGTTTCGCCTGAATCGTTCTTACCATTATAGATCCACGTTGGACCGAACTTCTGTACAGCATCGTAAGCATCTGGATCACGAGATCCAGCTGAATGGAATTCCCAGCCGTTGTTAAATTTCTCATCTAACTGCTGGCCAGTTTTCTCTGGGTCACCATAACCCAAATCTTCCGGAGCCATTTCAGGTGTTTCTGAAGCCATGGCTTCGCTAGCGGTTACAGTCGCACCTACGGAAGAAGCTGCTTGTACTGCCTCTTTAGCTTCTTTGCTTTCGCAAGCGGTCAGCATAGAAGCAGCAATCAAAATAGTGATAATAGATTTTTTCATTTTGAATTTCCTTTAAAAAGATGGATTAAATTTAATACTGCATCTATCCCTAAGTTTTAATTTACCTAGGGATAGAGTTAATTGAATTACAGGAATTGATCGTTCAGATCAGTCGGTTTAGTCTCATCAACATTACCATTAAGAATCTTAATGGCGTGATGCATTTTGTATTCCAGAAGTTGGATCTTTTCTTCCAGCTCTTTCACACGATCTTGGGCAATAGACTTACCCATTACAATAGGATGGGATTCTTTAGCCAATGGTAATACATCGACTAATGACGCACCAATGTAGTTACAGATCTGATATACGAGATCGATCGATATCACATATGTTTTAAAGCTGTGATGTCCTGGGCTTAAGATATTGGACAGCATTGCTTGTTTGATACCAAGGTGATTTGAGATATCTTTCAAGTGAATCTTTTTATCCTTGATGATATTCCTAAGATTGATCTTCAGCTCTGCATTGTATTTATACAGATCTAAGTTTTTGGATGATTGTGCACGATAACCCATGGTTAATTTCCTTTATATAAAGTTAGAATAAAATTTGAGCTGATCAAACTCACTTAAATAGTATATATCTGAAATAAAATAAAAAAAAAAATAATCTCTACTCCTTTTTACGGGAGTAGAGATTTTTAATAATCTATTTAACAGTTAATCCACTTTGTTCGGATTCCTTTTCGTAATCACGATTTAAAGAATCTTCAACAGTGAATTTCTCAGGATAACGAGCTTTTAGTTTATCGATATTTGCTTTAGCGATTTCACCAAGGCTATAGATTTGGCGATGCGACTGTTCACGGTTAGCATCTAAATACTGCAACCAGATAATAATGTCAGTACACAGTTCGTCAAACTGTTCCAGATGGTTGTAGTTTAATGGTTGTTTATAGAAGTAGTGTTTCTTATAAGTATCTAATGCTTTTGCACTTCTTAATAAAAATTCATTTAAAATACCAGAGAAATATTCGTATTTATATATCTCATCACCATCTTCAGGAATACTACTGTATTCGATTTCTTTATATCCTTTCTTAAGTTCTCCATTTTTATTAAGGTAAATATCTGGGTTAAAATTCATATCGGCATGTTCAATAACTAAACTTTGACTACTAATTTCTTTATTGAGTTTTCTAACCGCATCGTAATAAAGAGCAATATACCAAACGATATCACCAATTTCAGAAACTAAAGCTTCGTAACTAACTTTACTGGTAACACTATCGTCAGAAAGTTCAATAGCTTCGCTTAACTCTCCTACGATACCGATCATCGAATGAAGTATTCTGAAAGTAACAGATGCGTCTAAAGTACTGTCTGTACGTACAGCTTGTTTTACATAATTTTTGAAATCAAAGTCTACAGTGCAATACTTAACTTCAATGCAAACAAGGTCATGAACAAAGTCATCCATCACTTCTTTTACTTCGAAATAAGGACGACCATTTTCTTTATCAAGTTTTTGATGTTCAATGAATGCTTCGTAAGATTTGGTATCGTTTTCTTTCATGTCCTTAAGAATTTCCTTAAGTCCTCTAATACCAAATTTATTATAAATCGTATAGAATACAGTACAGTAGTTCTTAGTAGTTTCGTTTACTTCTTTTTGAAGCTTAGAAATCTTTTCACTTTTTTGTTGAGAGATTTCTGAATCAGTATATACTTGACAAGGCATGTTATGTTTCCTTTACTAGTTGGGGATAATGTTCATCGTATTAGCTAAACATAAAAAATAAATCCCACTACCTTTTACAGTAGTGGGATTTTACTTATTTACTGTTGTTTAGGTACGTCTGTTTTGTGTTCGCCTCCTAGTGGAGGGTTATCACAGGTAGGTTGTGTGGATACAGGCTTGCGAGCATTTTGGCTAATTACCGCAGGTTGTTCAATCTTAGTTTCTTGAGAATCTTCAGAATAAACATTTTGGTAATAATGCTTAGTAACATTCGGATTAAACCCAGTATTAGACTGAACAGGAGGGAACACAGGACCACCAAAAGAAGGTACATCCATTGCTGGTTGCTGATAGTTTGGGTTATTGAAACGATAATTAATGGGATTAAAACCTGATTGGAATGGTTCTACATTAATCGTATTGCAATAGTAATTATCAGCGATGATATTTGTCTTAATATTGTTAAGATGTTCTTTAGCAATAAGAAGAGAATGAATAGCATCTTCGGCCAGATTAACCATGTAGTTTAATTCACGTGATGTACCTTTGCTGTTTAAATATTCTTTCTTGATGAAAGAGGTTACTGCGACGATTTCGTGAAGAATACCGTAGATTGGTTTTTCACGAGTCCAGCTACCATTCTTCTCAAGATACTTGTTAAACTCTTTGTCTAAAAGACCACTATTTACTTTTAGCTCATCTAAGAAATCACGGTCTTCAGGGCTAAGGTTAAGAGTGATACTGTCGTAACCATCTTCGTAAGCAAGATTAACATACTTGCGAATTTCAAATAGATGATGACGGATTCGCCAAAACAGTTTAGTGGCATTGTCTCGATACGATTGAATCGTATTGATCGTCTGACTTGCCACACTCAGAATTTTTGCGAACTGCTCATCACGGATATTTCCGTTAAGGTTATCACTGATGGCTTTAGATAAAGACTTCTTCAAGTTCTCTTCTGAAGAGGTATCCAGTTCTAAAGTAATTTCAAAATTTGGGTTCATTTTAGTTTCCTTTACTAGTTAGGTTGGTATTACAAAGGGTTGGTAAAAGTCAAGATACTCAGTAACTCGGTTAATTTACGAGATACTACAATAGCGTGACGATCTTTGTCATTAAGATTCTCTTTCTTCATGATCCAGATATTAACTAAAGGGATCATCTTCTTAATAACAAAATACGGATTACTAATGTAAAACGGAGCACCGTAGTTACTTAAGTATTCTTTAATAATTTTGTCTAATTGTTTCTCCTGTTCGACCAAGATCAAATCACAGACTTTATTGAAATTGTCATCCGTACCTTGATAGATATCAAGTATGTCCGAACTAGATAACTGCTGGATGTCCGAGCAAATCTCTTTCAACTCGGGATCTTTAGCCATTTCAAATCGATAAACATCGATGTATTGTTTAAGATCCATAAAGTTATAGATAAGTTCTTTATAAATCTTTTCATTGTTCTTTCTAATGGCTTCCGTATTTTTGACTATTTGCTGAGTACAAGCTAATGAAGCCAGTAATTCTGTAGAACTAATTTCCTTATTACGATACATGTGGATAGCTTCTATTAAAGAATCTAATCCTGCCTCTTCGTCTTCAGAATCTGGCATCTTATAATCAGGACAAGGAATATAATCACAACGAAATTTACTCATTCTGTTTTCCTTTATTAGTTAATTTGTTATATGCGACTAACAACAAAAGATTGGTTTCTACTTTTTGCATGGCTTCTTTTATGTCCATGTCGACACAAATAGAGTCCAGACATTCCAAAACTCCGATACTTTCATCTTCTTTAAGCTTTTCTGACATTCTATCAAAAGTATCTAATTGATACTGTTTAATTACAGTAATGATATCGAAACACTCAAGAACATAATCGTGACCTTCTTTATAGTCTTTACCATGTTCCTTCAGGTATTTAACGATAAGCTCGTTAACATTACCATGATTTACTTCCAGAAATTCCTTATCTTCTTTCGAATAAGGAGGAGTCTCGTATTCGTCGATAGAATCCATAGCAGTATAAAAGTCTTTAATGACTTCCATGCCATCTACTACTTTTTCTAAGCATTCGTTGATATTAATTTCAAACATTTTACTATTCCTTTACAAAAGTTAGTTTAATTACTTCACCTTAATAGTATAGATTTAAATATAAATAGATTACTCTCCTCTCCCTAATAAGGAGAGGAGAGTATAATCTTTATTACATTCTACGAATACAATAATTCATCAACACCAAGAGAACAGGCAAATAATAGAAATGTTCTAACTCACCCCAGTTCATACAGTCCTTCACTAGTTCTTCAATAATCTCAACATCCAGAATATCATCTTCTAGATATTTCCTTAATTGAATCTCTAAGTGAGATTGACCATCATCTGCATCTCGATAAAATTCTTGACTAAAGACATAGCTTCTATTAGGTAAGATTTGGTTAATCAGTAATTGATCATTAACCACTTTAAACTTACGAGGATTAACAGAGGGTGTCATTTGAAAAGCATTACCAATAACTTCATCATTCTTAATGTAGATCTTATTAGAATAAGTCATTCCATAAGGTGCTACTACTGCTTTAAATGCAGAATAACGAATAGAAGCAAAATTAGGTGAATTAGTAAATTCTTCTAATGTAATGGCGCAAGCTTTGCTAAATGATTCTTTTAAGAGATATGGATCTCTTTCCGTAATTGCATCCCAGATAGAAGTCGTTTGCAGTATAGGAAATTCGTCATCAGTATAAATTCTAAAATGAACCATTTCAGGATATCTCTGAGAAGAAAACCATTGTTGGATTGCTCTCATGAAGAAACCATCGTAAATCAATGTTCTTTGATTAGGAACGAGACAAGTTTCGTAAAAACGATGATAAAACTTTCTAAACCAATAGCGAGAGATACGGTCGTATTCCCCTCTTAAGAAAGAAAAAGCATCTGCTTTCTTAGGAGTAAGTAATGGATTCTGTCCTGCTTTTAAATAATCAATGGAGTATTTTAATACTTCGATGGTTTTCTGATTTAAGTTAATAATACGGGGATCGTTTATTTGATCTCGAATCTCGTAAGCCATTGAGAACTGAATCTCGTACAATGTATTACGACGATGAGTTAAACGTCTTACTTCATTAATGTTAAACCAACCTATGGTATTGCGACCAATATCCATTAACATGATATCGCCTTTGTTTGGAATAACAGGAGGCAATACATGAGCTTCACCAGTAATCTCAGTAGTCCTTAATTCAGTAGTGGATTGAGAAGTACCTAATGATCCCTGTAGAAGAATTTCTAATCCATCAATACGTTCGTATTGCTGAACAGTACCACTGGCGTCTAAAGAGAAATGAGTAACGGAATCGTTCTTAGATAATCTTTGTCTAAAGTAAGTAACTTTCTGACGAGAACCTTCGGCATATTGTACTAATGTATCCAGTCGTTCTTCTTTAGTATCTACAATTACAGATTTAAAGTCTTTAGGGACTATCTTTGGTTTTTCAATTAACTCATGAACAGGTGTGTTTTGTTCAGGTTTATAATTACTATTGACTAACTTAGGCATATCTGTCTAGTCCTTCTGATTGCAAACTATCTCGATAATTAATAAGATAGAAAGTCTGTACAGTTTTAATATTACCAATATTCCAACGATTGTAATCACGACCCCAGTTGTCATTATTGTTACTGTCTCGACCACCTTTAAGATAATCAATCACTCGGTTATAGAGATCAGAATAGTATTTATTAAACATTGGGTGTAGTTTCAGTTTATCTAACCAGTAGCGTAATCGGTTAATGGCATCTGGTGATAGATAAGTCCAGTCGTAATAAATCGCAATGCGAATATTGTAGGTATGTTTTAAATCGATCTTTTGATTCAAATACAGTTTTCCATCTTTATCTATTTTAACTGCGTTTCTAGACATCATCTGGTCATTCTGATAAAGAAGTATTTGGAATAACGATTGTCCTGTATCTAATAGATAATTCTGTTCTGAGATAATGAAATTTAATAATTCAGGATCAATTCTAAATTCATTATTCTCATCTCTTAAATCCAGTATCTGGCAACCGATGTCATCATCGTCTTCAAACAGAATCAATTGATCTACGAATCTTTCCGTTCCTCGAATAGAAAAATCTTGAGCAGGGGCAAACTCATTCCAGCGAGGCACACAAATACCTTTATATTCTTCCCAAGAATGACTATCTGTCATCGATGTGAATTTAGCTAAATGATAAGCAGAATCTGTAAATACAGTATAGTCCTCAGGATACTCTGTAGGTGCATTGGGTTGAACGGTATTGGTTTGATCCACACCCATTAATACTGCAGGAACAATTTGATTATAAACAACTCTAGGATAATAAATCGATAGAGAAGTTGGTTTCATGTATCGTACTAAATAAGGAAAAGTACAAATCCAACCAGGAGTTCCTTCTACTTTATCCCCTTCTTCAATCATTCCATCAGTATCGTAGTAACCTTGAATATTGGTTTGTACTTCAGATACCGCAAAACTGGTATTGATTCCTGCAGAATCAGAAATCATTCCAAAACGATGAGTGAAGTGATCTTGTAACCATGTCGATAAAGGAGGTAAATTTTCATCCTTATTTTTAATTAACTTATAAACTTCAGATAAAATATATACTGCTTTGTCATCTACAATATAGTGGTATTCTAAGTGATGAGGAAAAGTATCGGTAAACATCCTCATCTTAGATTTTATAGAATTCAACCATGCTCTTGCCGTATGTTTAGATTGCGTACGGTAAGTAATATTAAACTTCATGGTTACATGAGAATAATAAGGTGTGATGTGTGTTTGGGTATTAGGTTCGAAGAAAATAGGCATAAACTCTTGAGACCAATCTTGATATTGTAATAAAGACTGCTCACCATATTCTTCTTCAACTGTAATAACGATGCTTTCTGCACCTGCTTCAATAATACCTTCTTGCCCATTCTCTTCAGTAGAAGTGCCTTTTTCTTTACGTACACCTTCTTCATCCAGATGGACAATTAATGGATTTTCTAAAATACCCATACGTAGATATTTTCTTAAATCATCTACGATTTTAAAAGCGATGGGTCTAACAATTGTTTGCTTCTCGCTAACGATAGGGAAATGTACTATCATGAAAATCTCCTATAGAATACTAGTCATACGAAAAGCATCTTAATTTAAATCAAAAAAAAAGAATACTCCTATCCGGTTAAGGATAGGAGTATATTATTTAAATGAAATAATCTAATGCAATGACTTCAAAAGCCAGAAGTTTATAATCTTCTAACTTACCATGAATAATTACAGATTGAAGAATAGATATTGTATCCTCATCCGTTACTTCATTCCATACGTATTCATTACCATCATTTAAATCATCTAGAGCTGGTTTTATATATTTAACTGGATCATACCGAACAATATTGATTATAGACAGTGGCTTTAGAGTACAGTGATAAAATGAATCATTTACTTTACAATAAACATCTATTTTATCCTTATCGTAACTATCAAGATATAAACAAGATATCACTGACTTAATATCTGGATGTATATTTCCAAATACTTTAATATCTTTTTTATTCCCGTCATTTACCCAATACATTATTGCTCCTTAGCTATAGACAACATTCATTGCTTTAATCTTAGTAAGTGAAAGATACACTCTACGATTAGGCATGGTGGTTTCAACTGTTTTCACCATGTTAGGTGTTGTCGGTGATAAGTAGGTATGGTTATATTTAGAAAGGTATTCTTCAAACGTTTCATTTTCCGGACGATAGAAACATGAAGTTTCGTATTTAAATTTCAAGGCACTCATGATAGAGTCTTGAATATCTTCACCAATACGATTATTTGCTTGAGCATTTACATTGTATACTGAACCATCATTTATGACGACACAAACGTCTAATGTACCGCCTTTTAATTCACCAATGTATAAACAATGGATACCTGCAAACAATTTGAAATTTGAATTTAAATAATTTCGTAAATTGGTATTTTTCGGTTTACTTTTTAGTTTCGTTACTTCGTAAAATACCTCATTAGTGTTGCTTGTGATTAACATAGAAAATTCCTTTTTAAGTTAGGTTAATACACATTAATGTTATATATTTAAAATAAAAATAAATCACACTACCCCAATTAAGGAGTAGTGTGAAAATATTAATCTCTAACAAAAATAAACAAACCAGTTACAGTAGTGTATTGTGTCGATACTACTGAATCAGATGTTGCATGGATATAGTGGTGTGCTTTAACCACAATACCTTCTATCATGGATTGTCGACTGGTATGCCCTTCGGTATAGTGTACTCTAACAATAGTACCTGGTTTAACCAATTCAGCTTGACTATTTTGCCATACTAATGCAATCAGCTTACCATTTCTACCTTCTACTTGAGATACTTGTTCGTAAATATTAGTATCTTTTTGTTCGGTTATTAATGGAGCGTTCACCACACCATTCTTAGAATCATTAAGAACGACTTCTGAAACATTATTCGCTCGGGAAATATAAGCTTTATTGCCTGCTACTTTTACAGAATCATCCGTAGTTTGGATATCTGGGTTAATGACACGAATACCATTACCTTTATTTAAAGTATTGGCTGATGTAGAAATATCCTTAGATTCACCATCTAAAGAAGCAATAATAAATAAGTCACTGCCTTCTTTTGTCCAAGTACTTTCTGCATATTTTAAAAAGTCTTTGGGCGAAATATAGATATTGGTAAATCTTACTTTATCATCGTTTCTTTTGGTTCGGTTCTTTGGATAGACGTACCACATCCCTGATTGGATATAATGCCCCATGCCTTGTTTATAGACACCGTATAGTTTCTTCTGCATATACAGTGGTAACTCTAACAACTTAACACCGTGAGGGATAGGGATATTATCGTAGACTGTAGTATTATCAGCTTCTACCATATCCACACCTTTTAACATGTCTGAATTTTCTAAACCTTCTAATTTAGAAGCCTCACCCATGAGTAAAGCAGTAAGTGCGTCAGTAACATTAGATTTAACGACATTGGTACCTATTTGTAAAGTGAGTAATTTTTCAACAAGTAATGGCACTAATTGGAATTCTACTTTTACAATATCCATTCGGTTAATGGTTTCTGTATTGACGTTTTGCAAACGAGCATCTGTCTTACGGAAATCCACCATGGTCTTACAATAAGCACGATATCGAGTAACAATGGTTTCACCTCTGAAATTAGTAGGTTCGGCAATAATAGATATTTCTATATTTTCGATATTAGGCATTACATAGTCTGTCCAAGTACCTGGAGAAACTGCAATTTCACAAGTAACGACATCTGCAAGATTATGTTCATAATCTCGTTCGATATCCAAACCTAATAACTTAATGGGTTGATAAGTTAAACCTTTTTCAACAATATGGATTAAAGAACTATATGCGTATTTAGCTAATCCTTGTCTAGATCTGGCTACTTTTAATAGTTCTTCAGTAATTGGGGAGCCTTCTAACATTAATATCTCCTATTGTTATAAATTTGATCCAAGATCGCCGCATCTGGTTGATGTGGATCGATTTCTGTTTTCTTATCTTCTTTCTTGGCTTCTGGTTTGATAATATCAGAAATACCCAAGAAACCATTTGCTCTACCGAATCTATTTCTTAGTCTTGCTACTTCTGGATCGATATCTTTAGTCTGGTCACGAGATTTATAAATTGCACTGGCAAATTCAGAAAGATCCATTAGGTCTTCAAACGGTACAGAATTTAAGTAAATTGTGTTTTCTGCATAGACACGCCACTCGTGGATGTGTTTGAAAATAATCTCGTACATCGTACGGTCATCAGTACGATTAGTTAGATAAAAAGGAATTTGGTTCTTATACAGTTCTACTAACTTAGGAATCGTCATCCCTACGGTAATTCTTTCATTAGCATTCTTTTTATCGTCTTCTAGATCACCAGATGTCACAGAACCATATCTCTGAATTTCGTTAATATTCATTAAATGAATATAATCAACAGTCACGATAAATATTCTATCAAAAAGTTGGTTTACTGTACTTTCTAATTCTTCTTTTGTTACGTATCCTAGAAACTTCATTGGTTTATCCTTTAAAATTAAAAAAAAAGAATCTACTGTTTTAGTAGATTCTTTTTGTTGTTTAGATGTCACTTGTAAAGATCTTGTTGTATTGAGCACCATAACGATTATAGCGTTTTTGCTCAAGACGTTCTACTTCATTGGCAAGACTGGAGAAAGCACATCCAGCTTTCCATCCAGTTTTCAATTGAGCTTCTTGGCATACGGCAGCTTTCCAAGCAGCTCGTGCTACGTTATTACCAACATGACCTACAGACTCACGGCTATATGGATTGGTCAAATAACCTTCAAAATAAACATAGTGATCAAAATTCAGCTTTTTCTTTTTACAGTCGGCTGGGTAATGACACCATTCTTTAGATTGATTGTTGTAAATCTTGGCGAACTCGTCACTCATCATATCTACATCATCACCATTGTTTTGTACAACTGGAGAAGACGGGATAACATCGAGTGCTGCATTAATAGCAGTGCCTAATTCGGCACAACCAGTCAAAGACAAAGACAGAGCGATTAACGATAAAAATTTTTTCATGATAATTTCCTTAAATTAAGTTAGATAAAATTTGCAGTATTGCAAATGGTCACAATAGTAGTATATATTTGAAATAAAATAAAAAAATACTCCTATCCTTAACTGGATAGGAGTACTTTATATTAAAGGTTATATTGTTTCTTGTGGAACTCCACTAAGTTACAATAGTAACCAATACGTTCAGGATCTATACGTGAGAAGTATTCGATTAGGTCTTCGCCTGTGCCTTTAAAGTCACGGTCTACCCAGATATCTTCTTTAGTAGATGTTAAAAGATAGATGTGAGAATAAATAGGAGAAACAGATCCACTTGTTTTTCTATTAATAACGTATCCAACGATATCGCTATTATCGCTAACATCAAAATTAATGGTGAATGCACCTATAAGATTAACATCTCCACTAAGTTTGGCACTGTGTACTTGAACAGAACCACCTAGATATACATCGCCATCCAAAATGGAATCACCACGAATTTGACAATTATTATTAACAGATACGTTACCAGAAAGTTTAGAATCGTCACCAACTGATACACGTCCATCTAGTTCAGAATGTCCTGAAATGATAGCATTACCATAAACGTAAGAAGATCCCAATAAACGAGCATAACCTTTAACTATCGCATTTCCAAATACGCTCGCTAGGTTATATACATGAGCATTTTCTAATACTCTTGCATTACCATAAACTCTAGCTTTATGGAATACCCAGCAACCACCCTCGTGAGAAAGATTTTCTTCTTTCTCAATGTAACCACCGAGTTCACCTTTATTAATATAATTACTAAATAAAGAATCTTCTTTAACGGGACATTCAAAATTTTTCAATGCTCGGATGCGGTAGAGCGTAATATCATTACCCTCAAGATCCGTCCAAGACAATGTATCGTCTTTTAATAATTCGTATTTCTTTTCCATAATTAATTTCCTTTCAGTTTGAAGAAATTCAAGTGATTATCAACAATGCTGCGAACATACTCGACTTTTTGTTTATCGTCAGATGAACTTACGAAATCGATCAAGTCTTTTCCTGTACCTGTAAAATCACTAGCATACCATTTATCTTCTACAGTACTGGCAATAATATTTTTAATGGTAAATAGTATACTTCTTGGCATTCCAATATTATAACCAATGATACTGTGCGGAGTAGTTACGTCAAAATTAAGTTCGTAATCACCACTTAATTCAAGTGGTGCGGTAATTCTTGATTCCTTAACAGAAATTCGACCTACTAAAATAACATGTGTACTAATAACAGATTTGTAAACTTCTATCTCACCGTATAAGAAAGATCCTGAATGAATACTAGACTGATCAGATACAGTAACATCTCCTACTAATGTACTGTCAAAAATATCGGATCGATGAGTAACGAAACAACGGTCTCTGACGACAGAATTGCCACGAATAACAGAGTTATTACTTACCATAACTTTATCGAATATAATCGCATCGTCAATTACTTTACCGCCATCTTTAACCTTTGCATCACCAAAGATCCAACAATTACCTTCTTGAGAAAGGTTATCCTCTGTTTCGACGTAACCTCCTAATTCACCAACATGGATAATAGGATTATACCCACCAGATTTAGTAAATGTTTTCAATGCTTGAATTCGGTATAGTTTAATTTCGACAACACTACTTTCTTCCTCTGAGGAAATACAAGATTTAAACTTGTGTGTCTTGATAAAATCATCTTTCAAGATACGGTACTTTTTACTATTCTGATTAAATCGACAAGTAATGGTGATATCTTTCTTTTCTGGATTCATTACGAAAGAAATTTCTTCACCATTACTACTAAAACCAATAGCTTCTATATCAGAATCACCTTGGTTAAATTCAACGATATCTTTAAATACCTTTTCGTAGTCTTTGTAAATGGTACTGTATATAACGTTATAATAACCGTCATTATCTGCTTCAGTAATCTCGTGTAAAATGTAATATTCCTTAAGTAATTTAGCAATAAAAAGTTTTGCTTGGATTATTTCTTCTTCAGCAGATTCTCGTTCATAATTTTCTTTATCAAAGAAATCATTAAGCTTATCACTAATACTTTTATCAACTTCTTAATTTTGATTAGTGGTTTTATCTAAGAAATGTTCTGCAAATTTAGTAACTCCTGGACTTACATAGTTATCGCTAGTAAATTCCACTTCTAAGCTTTTAATTTTAGCATCGTTCATTTTAATACTCCTTAATAGTTAATAATTAATAACTTTCTCTTTCGAGAACTTCAAAATCACCAATAGGTGTTTCGTATTCTTTAACGCCTTTTAGAAATACGAATTTCTTGTAAACAGGACCTACTTTGAATTTAAATACGTAAAGTTTGCGTTGATGAATCTTAGGATCACGAGAAATATTAATGGTAGAATCAGGAAATTTACAAATCTTGAATTGGTTTGCAAACTCAATCAATTTAGGTTCTATTTTATCAAATTCCTCGTCGAACAATACAATTAAATCCGACTGAGTATCTCCGTTAAATGTTTTCCTAAAATCTATTTTAGGATTAGGATAGATACTGGTGATGAGATCTTTTAATTGATTAATAAAAGCACTTTGCATGATTAGTTTCCTTTTTAGTTAGTAGCAGGTTTAAAATAGCCAAAGTAAAAAGATACAGAGACTTCATCGATAGTTAGTTTAATGATTATCGAAGTAATTGTCTTTCCATTCTCTTTCTTTTTGTTAGTGAAATAAATAACAGAATCAGTAGGCAGACCTTTAGGAAGTTGGCCATCACAGCATTCGTTAATCTTTTCAAATACCTCGTCCAGTACGTCTGAATGCTCGATACCGGTAACGATGGAATAACCAACCTTACTATTACCACCTAAGGTTAAGGTTAATTCTTTATCGATATCAATCACCGTCTTGTGTTTGTTTTTCTCGTAAACTTCTTTTAGTTCAGAGTAGAGTTCACCAAGGTGACTATTACTAATTACTTCAATGATTTCATTTTCAGTCATTTTACTTTCCTTTTTAAGTTGATTTAAAACATAGATTTTGTTATGGTTAAATATTTAATCTGCTTTCTTTTTAGGAATGATTCTTGCTGCATGATAATAACAATATTTAGTGATTTTATTATCTTCATTAAATGTAAAGACGTAACTATATACTTTTACATTCTTATTTCTAAAATGATGAACTACATCTACTTCCATACTGTCAATAGATTTTTCAACCATTTCATCCAAGAATTTATCTAGTTCTTTAGTATTTAGATTCCATTCATCGTGATGGGTAATATAGAAAGAATGGGATGTAATTTCAATCCCATTTTCTGTTTTAGTAGCAGTGTTATTCTCAGGATTAAAAGCCTCTATAATCTTACGATTATGGTTTTCAATTTTATCCATTAGTTCTTTTTGCATTGTAGTTTCCTTTTATAAAGTTAGTTGTGGTTAACCATTATAATAGTATAGGTTTGAAATAAATAAAAATACTCTCTACCCCAATAAGGAGTAGAGAGTATTTCGATATTAAAAAGTTATTTCCATTCGTCAGCTGACTTAACATTAAAGTCTCGTTCACCTTCTTGGAATTTAGACATCTTAACAATAGCATCTAAACTAGGCTCGTAAGGATTTTCCTTAGTCTCAGGTTCTTCTTCAGTATCTTCACCTTGAGTGACTTCTACAGGTGGAGTAACTGGATTGTCTTGATGAATACATTCTGGTGAACCAAAACCTTCTTGAGATACTGAACTATCAGAATTTAAACCATACAAAGAATACAATTCTTTAACATATGTTAATTCTAATATATCGATTATCTCTTGAAGTCGGCACTCGACATAGACTTTAAAGAACATTAAATCATCGTCATGGTATTCATCTCCATCACCATGTCCAACATATTCATTTGCTGGATTTTTACTATCGAGAGGAGATTCTAAACCATTTGCAATTTTTAATAGTTCTTTATACTTACCTAAGACATTTTTTGCTTTACTTTCAATTACTCTTACTTTCTCGTTGAAACTTTTTTCATTCGATAAAATAATCTTATCTTCAAAGTTATCGATCGTACTAATGAACGGAATCTGTCTATTGAGTGCTTCGTAAAGATTTATTTCTTTATACTCATGATTTTTAAATTCAGGCACGTAGTATTCGAATATTCGTTTATCCGTGCTGTAATAAGAAATATAATCAACTAAGTCTTCAGGATCTTTAGGGTCATCTTTGTCCTGATATCCTTCAACAATCTTTTTAAAATTCTTAGCCCATAGCTTATAAAATTCTAAATTAGATTTATAAGTGTCGATTAATTTACTAATAGCTTCTGGCTTAGATAGAGTATTTAACTGATCTAATGCTACATCTAATGGATCTTTTCCTTTTGAATAAGGGACCATTAATATTTTATATCTGCTAGATGGCATTTCTTTAACTTTTACTTTAAGAACAGCACCACCGTTTGATGTACCTATTTTTGAAAAAGAAAGACCTTCACCTCCTTTGAGAGATTTAGAAGGCTCGCTGAACAGATATTCATTATGATCATCGCTGCTTTTGAAGAAACCTTTAGAGAACAATTCTGAAAACTTTTCAATCAGACCCTTACCGTCAGAACTTTCAGTAGAAACTTTTACTTTACTTAAGTCAACACCTAAGCCTTTTAAGTATTCGTAAGATTCTTTAGAAACTTCTTCAGTCTCGCCAGTATCTTCGCCTTTATCCTCTTCACCTTCAGACTTATTACCATCTTCAGATTTTTCAGAATCGCCTTCTTCGGTAGTATCACCATCTTCACCACCTTCCTCTTTCTCTTCTTCAGCTTTCTCTGCTTCTTCGTTTTCTTCTCGTTTATCTACAATCTGTTCTGAACGAGCTTCTACTTTATCAGCAGTTTCTTTTTCGTCAGTGATGTTATCTACAGACATTACTTCTTTACCTGTAGTTTCATCACCTTTTTCTTCAGGGTTCTCTTCTTGATTTTCGTCATCAGTATCTACTTCACCTTCTAGTTCAGTAGTTGCACTGTTTTCGTCATCGATGTAAGGATTAGAAGAAGTAAAGAAACGATCCATAATAGGTTTCGTTTTCTTATCGTATTCTTCTTGAGTCAGTTTACCCAGTTCTGGAGGTAGAATCAATTCTTCTACTTCCAAAGGCAATTCTGGAATATCTTTACTTTCAAGATCATCTACTTCGATCTCACAACGAACCCAAGGGCAGTAAGAACCATTACCATCAGGAACAGCATCTACTTCCCATTTCTTATCCGTACCTTTGATATTAAAAGTATACCGGTGTTTCAGCATTGCTACAGTAGACAATACTTTAAACTGGATAAAGTTTTCTTTAGTAGTCGGTACAGTAACCTCAATACTATCACCTTCACCCATTTTATTTTTGGTGGTTAATTCGTAACGAGAACGACCATTACGGGCAGTAATCTTACGTACACGGATAGAGCCTTTACCCGCATTCTCTTCGGTTTGTTCAACAGGAATAATATACTGTTCTTGAATCTCACCGCGATTAGCATTTTTCAGTTGAGAAAAGTTCATGATACGTGCAAAGATAGTAAACTCTTTTTCACGAATAGCTTTACCACGATTCTCAAGTTTTGAAAGTCCTTGTTCTTTAGGTTTAGGTTGATCGGATTCACTCACGATCGGAGTACTTCCTTCTCTGGACAATTCTAATAGACTTTTAGCCATTTAATTCTATTCCTTATAGATTAATAATATTCTTTAATCAATGGTAGGTTTGCTACCCATAGACATATCGAGAATCTTTTTAACGATAGATATAAACGAATTAATTAAACCATTACTATCGATATCATTGGTAACGATACCCATAGTGACTACGCCACTGACCGTCATGACGAATAGGATCAAGCAGGCAAATCCAAACCATTTGAAAAATGTTAATTTGAGATTGTTAACCTTACGTCCAAATTCTTCTACATCATCAATATTGCCTGTTGCGACCATGAATCGATAAACAAGTTTTAAACGGTATTTAAAATCTAACTGATTGATTAATTGTTTAAATTCTAGTCCTGTAATATCTTCAGACAAATCCTCGTAACTAGAGTATTTATCACAGATTTCGCGATAATCTTTAATTAAACCATTGAGTCCTTCATCTGATTCTTTTCGATTAGCGAGTATTAAGTCGTTATCAATCGTAATCAAACCTTTCTTGACCATAGGGTCAAGTACATTATTGGTTGCTATTGTTTTTCTAACCATTTTTTAAGGCTCTTGATTATCTAAATAATCCGGAAGACTATTACCTTCTATTGTTTTTATTAATTTTTCATTAATTTCTTGATAAGATCGGTTTGAATTATCCAATCTTTTTACGTCATTATGCAGCTTTAAAACTTCAAAGGTAAGTCCCACACAAGTAATAACCATGAGAATAGTAACTAATACTAGAAAACCATTCATGATTCGTTCCGGTTGTTTCTTAAAATTAATTAAGATTCTTAACAATTTAATTTTCTTAACATCCAAATTGTCAGTAGATGTGGTGTTATTTTCGATCGAGTTCAAACTCATGTCTTTACCTATTTAAATTTAAGACATAATTCAAATACCCATAATGCCCAATGGCTAGTGCATCGATAGAGTGTTCATCTAATTCCAGAGGATTATTCCTTAGTTTTAGTCTATCTTTAATCTCAATAATAGCCTGGGTCATTTCGTCTTTTTTAGCATTTCCTTTTGCTCCTACTGCTCTTTTAGCAGTAGGTGGATCTACTTTAAAGAAAGGTATTTGATAATTATATTCCCAAATGGTTTCATGAATAAGATTCACGACTTCAATCAAAATTGCATAAGCATTTGGTGTGAATGAATTAAAGAATGGAGATTCACAAACAATCAACGAAGGTGAATAATATCTAAATACTTCAGCCAATTCTGACTTCATTGCTTGTAGTCTGGCGATCTTATCACCAAACTCATTACTGGTATTACGACTATAAAAACAAGTATCTTTTGCAGAAATTGTAAAAGCAAAAGATTCTTTAATAGCCAATGTATTGAAATCTAACTTGTAGATAGAAATACCCAGGTTACTAGAACCTGGGTCAATACCGAGTAAAGTGAATTCCCATTGACTGGTATTTGGAAAATTCATCTTTTATACTTTAAATTAATGTCCAAGATTTTGTAAAGAAACTTCGCCTTGTTGCAAATTATAAAGAGGTTCGTTTACACCCAGATTGAAGATAGAATCAAATCCATCATTAACGGCAGCCAAATATTGAATGGTTGCGTTAATGTGTGCAATTTGAGCGGCGATCACTTCTTGGAACTGAGAACGTCCAGATGAAGTTGTTACCTCAACCAATTTATCAACACCTGACACCAAACCGATTTCAGTAATCAAAGCACGGTTAGGATCACCATGACGAATGTTGAATACATTCTTCAATTCTTCTACGTCTTCACGACTAATGTTTACATTAACCTGAGCAATAGAACGACCATATTTTGCTTTCAAAATATTTTCTCGTTCAGCAGAAAGTTCCTGAGCAATAGGATTCAAGTTTGTAGTGGTTGGACTATAGTCTTCTTCTGACAAGCTACCATCGTCCGCTACGGTAATGATTTTTGTCTCAACACGAGTTTTAGAAAGATCTAAACGTTTTAAATAATAAGAATAGTATTTAACACCTTTATAGGTTTCCACTACGCGCAAAGCATATTTCGTACGTTCCTGAGCGGTTAAGTCATTATTAAACTCACGCATGACAAAAGGAACGGGTTTAAATAAGCCAGTGTCTTCAGCAGTATGTTGGAAGATTTTAGGCATAGGGAATGCATCACTGTCATTAGTACAGTTTTGCAAAGAGATGCCACCGTAACCAATACAGAAATATCCAATAGTAGGAATAGTAGTGTGAGGTGGATGCATGGATTGGTTGATGCCCAGCAGTTGGTTAAGTGTGGTGTTTGGTTTTACTGTATAAGGTAAGCCAAGTTCTCGAATGACTTGGTTTTCGTTACCGATTAAGGTACGTACTGATTCAAACGCAGTGCGTTTGTTTGGGATAACTGGTTTAGCCATTGCTAATCATCCTTTTAATTTATTAGGTGAAAATTAGTAAATTCAATGTATCGTCATAAAGATCGTGGTAGGGGTAGTATTCTACCCCTAACGACACTATTCGTTATAGTCAAAACCATCAATAGATTTAACTTGGAAGTTCCATTCGATGTCTTCTCTTGGTGGTTCTCGATTCTCTGGGAATGGGTCCCAATCCAAACAACCTTCAAAGGCATCAATCATTTTTCTTCTTTCTTTTAATGGCAATGATAAGAACGCTCTCATTCCAGGAATAGCAGGTAAATTACCTGGATTGTCAATACCGGTTAAATCATCAGCAGGAGTGGTACAATAAGTACCAATATTAAGATCATTTATCAAGCGAACATTACTACCAGGAACATCAATATTCTTAACATCTACAGATATATTAAAATGTAGTTTACCAGTAGATCTTGGTTCTGCATAAATCTTATTATCTGTATAATCGTGATCTAATGCACTTTGATGTGATCTGGTTTCGGTATCAACTACAGATACTGCAGTACCGTCATTAAGATCACCAACATAACGTCCTTTCTTACGGCCACCACCATCTAAACGCAATGAGCGCATGTTGGTAGAAGTAATAGGATGCTCGTTAATCTCACGAATATAATGAACAGAATAAGAAGAAAGCTTAGTCAATAACTGAATCATTGCTTTGTGTGTATTATACAAAGAATTCACTTTAACGTTATTCAAACCTGTTGCTTTTTTCCAGATGTCATTTGCCAATTTTAAGAAGTCAGTTCGATTGTGTACGTCTTTTAGGTTTAAAGAAATGGAATCTAAAAACTGTGTAAATGTTTGCATGTCTGGTTTTCTAAAAGAAACCAGCTTAGTAGCATAAAGTCTATAGAATTGCATTTCTTTATAGGCACGGCCATCTAGATGCTCATCCTGGTTAACTCTATTGATACCTTCGTTTAATCGTTTAAACAATTCATGTGCTTGTTCGTAGAATGAGAATGTATCGATAATTGGTCGAATCTTCATGTAATGAGAATCGATAAAAGTATTCCATTCTTTATCTAGTAAAGCTTTATCAGGAACGCAATTATCTAATTCTTTCTTAGAAGGTTTCTCTAGTCGAGGAATGATACCGATTGTATAATCCGGAATACAGTTTTCTTTAATGTCGTAATAACGATAGATACAATAAGTATAAAGCAATAAAGCGTCTCTACCGGATAAAGGAATTAATTCACCAGTCAGTGGATGATTTACCATGATGTATGCTTTATACAATCCACGAGAAGCCATCTCAATCCAAGTATCTACTAAAGCTCGTTCTAATGTAAATTGCTCAGAGCCAGAATAGTCGATTGCTTTAGATTGAAGAATCTTTGTCTTAATAAAAGAATCTAAAGAACCAGAAGTGTCTTTACGAGCAATGACTTCTAGATTTTCTCTTTCTTTTACGTTATAAGGCGCAAGCGGATCTTCTTTATCCAGCATGTCTTTTAATGAAAGCGTATCTAATTCTGGAATAATATACTCTAATCCATTTAAGGATACTTTTTCAAACACTGGAGTGACTTTAGCCGTATCAACAATGTCTTCATCTTTTTGTAACATGTTGTATTCAGAAATAGGTAAATTTCTTAAAGTTAAAATCTTTTGAATCAACCATTTCTGAGTATGTCGTTGACCAACGTATCTTTCTACCCAACGAATATTCTTATAGAATATAATTGCTTGTTTAGGTGTTAATTGATCTAAGTAAAAATCCAAGAAACCATGAGACGCCAAGAATCGACGATAGTGATAAGAATGCGCTTCATTGGTCAGACACATTTCTAACCGAATGGTCATCAATGCTTCTACTAACTTAGGATAGAACGTACCCCAGAAAGCAATATTAAAATAACGATTGTTAAGATTATACTGGCTTTGATACCAGCGGTTATACATACCGTATATCCAATCCTGCAATCGTTCCATCAACGTATATTCATTACTTTCTACGAATGACTTATCGTAAGATAAGATGGTACCCTCTTTTGCTTGAATGGCTACATCTATATCTACTGGATTCAGAATACCTTTAATCAGCAATTCTTTATCAGGATAACGTTCAACCAACTCTTCGTATTTCTTAGTACCGTAAGAATATTCTTGTCTTGTCGTACGGTGTATTTTTAAGTTCTCTTTATTGAATATGATTGTCTCAGTCGTATCCATTGATACGACTGTCATTGGTGTATCCGTTTCGTGATATTCACCAGAGATATGCTTATAATAGATCCATGTATCTGGACGATATTCGTCTACAGCATCCATGTCTCTTGTTTTCACACGAACAGCGTTATTCATGTCGTGTGCTTGGTATTCTGACTTAATGATCATTGTCGATACCAAGCCTATATTTTTATCAATATAGACGCTGTAGTGATAATCGAAATCAGGTAACATAGCCTTTTGACCTTTTACTATAAATTAACCACTGTTAAGGATAAATAACAATGGATAACCAGTTATTTGAAAATATTGTACTGCAACTAAAAAATAGAAGCGGTGCAACTAATATAGACGATGCTTCAATTAAAGAAAACCCATCGGTATATGCCTTAATTGCTAAGCTTAACTCTTCAAGAGAAGAGGAATCTTTTAAGAATGATGGTGAGTTAGCCAGTACAACACCTGACTTAGATTACATGCTGGGTATCTCTTCTGAAAAAGCACAAGAGATCGACGATAACGAAACCATCATGCAGCTGCTTCCTGATATGGAACGAGCTGCTCAAATTCTTTGTAGTTATATTCTGTCTCCAAAATACTTGATGAAGCCAGAATTACAATTCAAACCTCCACGTAATTTATTTCCACAAAATACCATTACTGTCATTACCGATGAAATTAAAAAGTACTTTAAGAAACACTTCGATATTGAAGGCAGACTTTATAAAATGCTTTACGATATTCTTTTCTTAAAAGGTGCTTATATTACCGCAGTCATTCCTGAGTCGTCTTTGGATGATATCATTAATGGTGATCTTGTAGAAAACAGTCGAGAGTCATATACCGTTCAGTTATCTAGAGAATCTTTGTCTCATGTTAATAACTTATTAGATAGTAATAATCGACCATCTCGTGGATTCTTAGGCGATCCTAATTACGGTAATGAAACTAAAAATAAATCAGTGAGTCGACCTATGTTGGCTCGTGAGTCTGTAGAGGTTCATTTCGGTAATACAGATACCGATACAGACAATACTAACCACAATAGTTTTAGGTCTTCTAATTACGCTACGGTAATTAAACCACCTACAAGCATAGAATTTACCTTACCGGCAGAGTATGCTAAAACTCATAAAGATGCGGCAAACTCTAAAGCAAATAATTCTAAAGAGGTAAACATTTCTAAAGAGGGTGTGTGGAAAATTGACTTGTCTGGTTGTAAAGATACCTTAATCGAAGTAACTGATGATTTAAACATATTGCGTCAGTCAGCAGTTAAGAAAGAAATCCTTTCTCAAGAATCTCGTCGTATGGCAGGTATCCCTACTGGATTTCAATCAACTAGTTTAGATAAAGAACTATTCTCGGATAGAAATATCATTGATAAAATCTTCAGACGAATTGATGATGTAAATAGTTATCGGACTGATGCTCTTGAATTGAAGAAAATGAAAACTTCAGAACAAACAGCACGTGAAAATCTTGACGAACCTTTGTTCTTAAATTATCCAGTAGAAGCAGTTGTTCCTATCTTTAAACCAGGTTCTCCTTCAGAGCACGTAGGATATTTGGCACTACATGATGAAGAAGGTAATCCTCTTTCCAAAGCTAAACCAATTAACTATTATCGTGAACTGGCTAATGGTTATAACAGTCGTCAAACTGCCAGCACCATGGCGTCTTCCTTAATCCAACAAGGTAAGACCATGTTTGAAGGTTTCTCTAATAACTTAGATGAATCGCGTCAATTGGAAATGTTGTCACGTATTCATTCTAATGCCATTATTAAAGATATTCTAGAACGTTTGAAGAATGGTCTTTACGGTAAGAACTTAGATGTAGGTGATTCTTCAGAAGTTTCACGCATTATGTTCTATCGTGCTTTACGAGGTCAGCGCACTCGTGTACTGTTCATTCCTAAAGAAATCATGTCTTACATGGCTTTTGATTACGACAATCGTGGTTTCGGTATTTCGCTATTGGATAACATGAAAGTTTTAATTTCTTTGCGTATCCAATTCATGCTCGCTCAATTACGTGCAGGTATCATGAATTCTATTCCTGAAACATTAGTAACCTTACGTATCGATGAGAAAGATCCTGATCCTCGTAAGACTATTCAAATTGCTAACGTAATGGCATTGCAGTCACGATCTAACTCTGGTTTGATTATTGGCGCTTCTAACGTACAAACTATTGAAGATAGGGTGAATCAATCTAATATCCGTATGGCTATCGAATCTGATAACCCTAAGATTCCTCAAATTGGTCACGATATCTCTCGTACGACTGCAGATATTCCTGCTCCTGATAATGATGTTGCTGAAGGTATTAAACGAGATACCATCATGGGTACCGGTCTGACTCCAGATATGGTGGATAACTCTTTATCTACTGAATTTGCAGCTAACGTATTACAAGGTAACTTTATTACTAACTTGATTGCTTTCCAAAAACAAGATCGTTTTAATCCTTTATTAACTGATCTTATTCGTAAAGCAATTGGTGTGTCTCCTTATCTTTTAAAACGTTTGCGTGAAATCATTAAAGATAACTTATTAGAGATTATCGAAAATATCCGTGAAGCATCTGGCGATAAGACATTGACTACTGAGGGTATGTCTAAATCAGCAATTAATGTTTTGGTAGATGGTATTGTAGATAAGTTTGTTAGTAGCTTGGAAGTTAATCTCCCTGCTCCTCCTAACGATAATCATGAGTCTAAGGCAGAACAATTATCTCAATACGAAGAACGTGTAGATAAAGCAATCTCGTATGTCATCAGTCAAGAGATTATCCCAGAAAGTTTAATTTCTGAAGATGGTGTGAACATGGTGGATGAGTATGCTGCTATTGTTAAAGGTGACCTGTTACGTTCTTGGATGATTGAGAATAACTATATGCCTGAAATCATGGATTATATTACCATTGCTGAAGACGGTACACAAACCTACGAGAAGAATAAAGCGATTCGCGAATTGTCTATTAAGACAATTAAAGCGATGACTGAATTCTTTAAAGGAGGTAAGACTATTGCTGAATCTACATCTGCTGTATTGAAAGCTAACGATATGGCTGGTGAAGGTGATGATTATTCTAGTTCTAATAACGAATCTAGCGATAACAATGAAGGCGGTGGTGATGAATTCGGTATGGAAGAAGACTTCATGGGTGATGAGTTTGGTGAAGAAAACCAAGATGAAAACCAAGAAGGTAATGAAGGAGGAGAAGGTAATGAAGGAGAATCTGGTGATTCCAACTTAGGACCTGATGCTTCTAAAGATGGTGCTTCTGACTAAAAAAGAAGTAATTCAAACTAAAAATAGCTTGCTACCCTAGGGAGACCGAATGGCCTCCCTAGGGATTTATGCTCGCCACTTTTTATAGACCCTAATTTTAATTGGTAGGTTAAATAAATTTAATAATCTATTAAATTTAAAAATTGTCTATTTCATAGAAATCCTTATTGGAAAATCAAACCATTTGTTTATCTTAGATGATTTATACGTTTTTGTATAGATCATGAAATATTGTAATTTATCATTTACGTATCTAAACTTAAGTGTTGATACGAATCCTTTTGAATGTTTACCAAGTAATGCAGTCAGTAAACCAATATCAAAAGAGTTTCCTAAAATGTCAACGATCTTTTGAAGATGGTCATTAATTTGGTTAAGTGTACTAATGAATTTTTCATTCTTAGTATATCTTGCTAAATAAGGTGTTTCGAAATGAATCGTACGGTTTACTGGATAGGGTGAATAATCCAGTCCGACATACTTATCATTAGCAAGTTTGTCCATCTTCCAAAAAGCTTCTTTGAGATGGTGACATACCAAATTAAAGTCTAGGACTACATTGGTGTATTTCTTTTTACGTTCATCTGGAATGGTTTCTAACTGTTTAAAGAATTCCGATTCCTTAAACTTCAAATCAGACTGACGAATAAAACGAGCGATCTCTAATTGTTCCTTTAATTCCATAGAGGTATTAAAGATAACTGGATCCTTAGACGTGAGTTTACCCATTGATTTAATTCTTTATTGAGTTGATGTCATAGGGACAGAGTTAAACTGTCCCTATTTCATTAGTTTAGAATACGAATATAAATCCGATTTTCGGATTTATAAGTACTATAACCTTTAATCGCCTCAATTAAGAAACCATCTTTTGTAATGATGTAGAATTCTTTAGCTTGTGGCTCGTTTCGACTAATGAGATTAATCAGGAACGTATTCAATTCTACATAATCATCTTTAGACAGCTCAAACCAGCGATTCTGGCGACTTTCTTGGTCTGGACCTACTACGCCTTCAAATTCATTCATCTCTTTATCTACGACCAATACAGAGCCAGTAACAGGCAATACGGAAAGATAACGAGATTCTTCATCATCATGCAGTAATACTCCATCTTTCAGGAATTCTTCGCTAATGAAGTTTTCAAACATTTCTTTCAGAGAAAGTTTGTATTGTTCTTCACGACGAGGATTAGGAAGAATTTGGGTATTCTCAACATCTTTGTAAATGTTGATACTGCATGTAACATGTACGTTAGGGAGACCGCATTTAACCATTACACGATTGTAATTACGATCCAATAAATCTACCAGTCGTTTAGCCAATACTGGTTCAACTTCTTTGATAGGTTTATAAATGGTTTCGTAAAAATCATCCATGGTTTCACATTCTTTAATCAGTGCCAATGTATCATTTTGACGTTCTTTACAGAATGTGGTGTTGCTGGTAACAACTCGATAAACTGCTGCTTTAGATTCAGGACGATATTCTTGATGACTTACCAAGCAAGCGCTTACCAGTTCATCCAGATTCAATACTTCACGTGTGGTACCATCGTAATCTACATTAGCAAATTCTTTCTCTTCTTCAGAAAGTTTCTCTAACTGTTCTTTCAACTCTTCATCAGAGAGTATCAGATTGTCAGCTGCTTTAAGCAGGTCAGTATCGCCATGGGTTTCGCTATACGGAATACCTGTTTGGTATGTTCCTTCTACAGGAAGATGAGTTGGGATAATGTGGTTTTTACGTTCCATGATTTGTCTTTCATCTAGTTTGTATGTTTTCTGTACAGGATAATTAAAACGGTCAAGGATGAAGTAATAACCACGTTCGGTATATTTGGTCATGGTCCAAACATTCCAAGACGGATTACGGAATGCTACCGGTTCACGGTAATACTTACCTTCAGCCGAATAGTTCAGGTAACCTACGTACTCATCACCTTCTTTAACCCATTCAATCTCATCATCGTATACAGGATACAAATCACGAGGAACAAACTCACTACGATGTTCATCTAGTTCTTCATTACCTTCTACCCATACATCCAGATCCTTTTCAGGAATTGCCATCCAGTTAGTATTAATAACGCGATTAGGTCGACGTTTCAATACACGCACTGGTACGTCTTCAGGAGGCATGTCTTCAGGATAATCGTAAACAGCCAAAGGATCATCTTCAATCACTTCTTCTACTGGTTCAGTAGACAGACTGCTCGATGGTTGTTCATCAAAATCTACCACGCTACTTGTATTGGTTTCAGTAACGCCATTGCTCACGGCTGAATGACTGATCAATTCGTAGTATGGTTTAGATGTCTGGATCTGACCAACTTGGATCGTTGCTTCTTGAATAGCGTTTTGTACGTTTTGTGGATCTTCCATATCACTGATGAATTTTTGATGTTCCTCAGGGGTTTTGGATACAGTATCGACAAACATCTTCTCTAACGAATTATCTGCTTGTTGATTACGTTCTTCCTTACGTCGCAATTCATCTTCTCTTACTCGGCGATTATGTGCCTCCATTTTGAGACGCATTTCTTCCAAGGTTTGTTCTTCTTTACGTTTAGAAATCTCTTCATCAGAATAACCAGTATTGATGTAGTAGTTGAATTTGAGTTCTCTACCAGAGTTACGATTACCGATATTGAAGAATGCATTTTGTGCTTGATTTTCGGTAAGAGTATTAGAAGTGTTGCTTGGTTGAGTAGCGTTATTACTCATTAAATTCATATCCATGTTTGCTGTATTAGACGCACCTGGATTAGAAATGGTCATGGCAAAACCACCACCATATTGTTGCGGTACTTGTTGTTGTGGGTAACCTTGCATCATTTGCATTGGTTGCATTTGGCCATACATGTTCATTTGAGGTTGTTGATAACCCTGCATTTGCATGTTATTACCAAATGGCATTTGTTGCATTTGTGGTACTTGTTGGTTACCCATCATTTGTTGTTGATAGAACGACAACAAGAATCGTTGATCACCATCGCGATAATTCACATACATACCGGCAGCTTGTTGCATTGCTTGATGTGTGTTAATATCGGGAGCGGGTGTGATGTTGTGGGTACCGTAGTTAATTGCAAAGAATGCTACATAGTCGTTGTATACTTCGTAAGCCAAGTTAACCATTGAATTATAATCCTCTGGATTAAACTTACCTTGAAGATATAAAGACTCTACACGATTGCACAAGGTGTTAAATACGTCTTGATAGTACTTAGCATCTACTTGCATTTTTTGTACCAACAATTGACGTGCTGGAGTATCAGCACCCATTACTTGTTGATCCAAGCATTGTTTAATAACATTTTGCTTGTGTTGTGTATATTGATTATACATGATTAGTTTCCTTTAAAGTTAGTCTTGTCCTAATTTATCACGCAAAGAAGACATGATTGGTTCTAGCTCTTCATTAGGAATGATGGTTAAATCATCAGACAGTTTAACAAACAAGTTAATACGGTTACGACCAGCTGGATCTGCTTTAGCCATGTCCAAAGCAGCGCCTACTTCGATCAAAGATGCATTCAGTTTATTCTCTGGAGAACTTACATCGAAAGATGTTTTAGATGTACGTAGTTTATCCGATTTCTCTTGTGGAACGACGATACGTCCTAATTTCAACAAAGGTAAATCGGTTGGATCTTCTACAGGAATAATCTCGGCATGTTCTTTAATACGCATGATTTCTTCTGGACGGATATTACCCAAGATCTTACGAATATCATCATCTTTAATCACTTTATTCGGATCTCGTTCTTGTTCAATACGAAGACCATTTAATTCAAAATAGCATCGGTTGATTGCTTTAACAATATTGAACAGAAGAAATTGCAATACTTGTAATTGTTTTCCATAGAATGAATTAGATGTTGCAATCTTATTCACTTCAGAAACCATTACATTGAAGTTTTGTACGATGAAAATAAACAGCTTATAGACAGAATCAATTTGACTAAAACCAATTCGTTTAAAATCATCATGTACCATCTCGTCAACATATTCATCCAAAGAGATCATGTGTTTATCCATTGCATTCTTGATGACTGCATAATGTTCATCTGAAGAACGGATAGACTCACCCAACATTAATCTCCATGAATCAATATTGTTAATTGTATCTGGATTCATTCGTTTAGGACTTGGGAAATGTTCCAAGACATAAATCAAAGTACCCAATACCGATGGTGCCGTAGAAATGTTTTCGTACTGTTGACGAGGCACCAAGAATAGATACTGCATTGGTGTATACAATCCATAAGCGTAAGATCGTGCTGGTTTCTTACCAGTCGATTCTACTACTACCCAATCTTCTTTTGGATATTTGTCTGGATTTTGTTTAAACTCATCAACATTTACCATTAAGACATTACTAAAACCAAACAATTCTAATGTCTTGGTCATTCCGTATTTACAGCAAAGATAATGAACCAAGGTAGGCTTCATTTTGATCATTCGACCACCTGAGTTACTATCTGATTCTTTGTGGTGAATCTTAGAAAAGTAAATTGGTACGTATTCTCTTACTCCATCTACTACGATTTGAGAAACGAATCGCTCAAACCACAGTTTTGTCTTAATCAGTTTTACAAAAATACTATTTGGTTTAATTGTCATAATCCCGTCTGCAACTACAGGGGACACAACATACTTCACACCATTCATGTGCATGAATCCATGTCGGCTAATGAATGGTAAGTAAATGTATTTTTGCATAGGGGTTCCATTAAATTCAAAATGGAACACGTACATTCGAATATCATTACGATTAATATCGTAACGACGAATATTGTTTAATGCTCGTGTTTGATATCGATATCCTTCTAGTGGTGTTGCTTTACGAAGACCAATATATACTAACCCTTTAGGGAATGAAGCTGAGTTGATACGTAATACCCGATCAATGAATGCGGGAATCTTACTAGACTCACTATAAGACAAACCATCACCGATCCTTGGATCGATGACAGGTGTATTGTCTTTAATGAATTTATTTAACAAGGGATTCATGCAAATGTTCCTTTATTAAGTTTGGTTGGAGGGGTCAATATAATAGTATATTACTAATATTTATTTACTTCTAACCAAACATGCCTCTTACTTGATTGATGGTTTGAGGATTAATAGAAGATAACATTTGTAGAGCAGTTCCTAATTTAGAAACAGACGGACTAGCTGTTGCCGTACCAAATAACTTGAATACTGTACCCAGTATAGATGATATTCCAGATATCGCCGATAACCAGTTATTACTGATTTGTCGTTCATTCTCTAATTGCTTATGTCCCAACTTACTTTCTAACTCCGCAATTTTCATCCTTAATGTCAATTCGGAATTATAGACATCATTTTGTCTTAAGTTGCGTTTATGCTCAAGATCCTGAATACGATCATTTTGGTCTAGTATTCTTTCTCTTAATTTGTACTGACGATCGCTAATCCTTTCATCTAATTTGTATTCTCTCTCTTCATTACGATCTAATGCATCCATTAACCGTTCGTTTAGTTGATGGTTTTTGTTATCCATCTTCTCACGATGATCCATTTCACGCATTAAACGTTTATGCACTGCATCTTCTATAAACTCTTTTAATTTCAAAGTGAATTCCTGATTCTTGGCTTTAGCTAATTCTTCCTTATGCTTATTCTCAAGAACAGTGATTTCTTTCTTTAATTCCATCATCTCCATTTCATGTTTGGTTTTTAACTTAGTTAATTCTACATCAGAATTATAATTGCGAGCCTCGTCGTAAGTTCTGAAAATAGATAATTCAGAAAGCTTATTCCGATCATCTAATTCGATAAACTCATTGACGACATGTTGGTTACCATTTTCATCATCGGCTGTTCCAATATAATGCAATCCTTCTTTTTCACCTGGTAATGGTTCTCTAGATGAAAACTTCTGGATATATTTACCGAATTTACGATACATGACAATAGGATTAGCAGATACCAAACGAATACTTTCTAACTGTTCGTTTTTATCTAGTGTATCTTTCACCATCTTGAATATTTCAGATGGAATGCTTTGACTATTTGTAGTGATAGCTGGATGATATGCACGTTTGTGCGAGATATCGTCAAATGTCAGTGAAATATCTAAAGCATTATCGTACAATACCTGTCTGTTACGAATATCTTCTTCTGAAATAAAGAATACCATATCGTCACAGACTTCACCATCTAACAAGCTTTCGTAATTACGAGCAGGTTTTCGATTAGAGAAGTAAGGTGCCCAACGATTACGAATACGTTGATAGAATTCTAACATAATAGGATTACTATCGAGAATGGTTTTCTTTTCTGATTCGCTCATTTCATCGAATACTTTAAAGTATTCGAAGATATGTCTGGCATTCCATCCATTCGTATTAAATCGAAGAACGATATAAACACCTTTACCATTTACTGGCGTAACTTTATAACGTTCTGCAACATGTTCTGGAGTAGGATACAATGGGACAACAATACCTGTTCGTTCTGCTACGAGTACAACATCTGAAGTACAGTTTAAATATTCTTTAGTAAACTTGTATCTACCTAGTAAGCCGTTTCTTTTATCGCGAACATAGTTAGAAGAGATAGACAAGTCATAACCAATAGCATCATCATAACCGCAATGAATTCTTTTGGCGTAATTGCCTTTAGAAATATTGTTTAAAGACATGTTCACTTTATACTTCCTTTTAATTTAAAATGAAAATAAAACTTATAGCTATAAGCTTTTAAAAGCTAAAAGCAAGGGATCCATTTTAATAATATAGGTCTGTATAATGTTTAAATAAAAAGACATAAATAAAATATTCCTCCTACCCTTTACAGGTAGGAGGAATAGATTATCTATTTAAAGATTAAGATTCGTAGCTGTCGATACCGGCACGGATTACAGAACCCAGTTGGCTAACTTCACCTACCATGTAAGAACAGAAAGAAGCACCTGGTTCGCGCAGGATGTTCAGAGCACCACGGATCCATTTCAGAGCAGATACCAAAGCTTTTTGAACGACGCTGCCAGAGAATTTAGCTTTAACAGCCAAAGCAGTTTTGATAACAGTCAACTGACGTTGTACTTTTTTGTAGAATGCAGCAGTAGCATCCAAATGTTTCTTCAGTTTAGAACATTCTTCGCACAGTTGAATCAGACCTTCTGAAGCTGAAACCAGTTCAGCCATTTTAGGTACTTTGATTTCCATGCGTTTATCAGTAATACGATCCAATTTAGCCAGACGGAATTCCAAACGAGGAATACCACCGATAGCTTCTTTAGCAGTATTATTAGCAGCTTGAACAAAACCTTTCAGTTTGTTATCGGCCATCAGAGCAGAAGCAATGTTACCCAAACTAAAGTACTGAATACTTGCGCCAGATTTAGCAAACTCTTGCAGAGAAGGATAAATCAAAAGAACAATACGGTTACCTGGCAATGGTTTAGAACCTTTAACTGCTTCGCTAGGCTGCAAAGTAATACCATAACGACTAATTGCTTCTTTGCTCAAATCTTGATCTACGAACGGAGCACAAGACAAAGCAAATTGAGTTACAGCGTCAACACCTTTCTTAACGAAGTCCAAAGAACCAGAAGCAGCGGCTTGAGCAAATGCTTTGATGTCCAAGTTTCGCAAGCTATCCAAACCAGAAGAAACAGCATTTTTAGCTTTATCAGCGGCACTGGAAACACCGTCTTTAACAGCACCAGCAGCATCTTTAGCAGATTGTACAACGCCTTTGTCCATAACATGGCTAGCACCATTGTAAAGAGCCGCAGCAGAAGCCAACAAACCACCTTCGGCATTTTTACGTACGCCATCGATCAAAGATTCAACATCGTTTTGAATCTTCATTGGCAGCCAGTTAGTGGTCAATTCGGTAGCTACTTCACGCAAGTTACCGATAGCTGGGAGCAGACCAGCGTCAGTCTCATTACCATAAACTGCTTTAACTGCAGGAGTAGTGATCATTTCATGACCTTCTTTCAGTTTAGTGAAAGAAGACTTCTCTTTAGCGTAGTCGCGCAGTTTTTCAGCAGTTTGTTTCATTTTATCGAAAGAGCTGAACAGTTTATTCCAGATGTTCACACCTTGTTGAATAACCCAGTTAACACCTTCAATGATAGACTGAATGATTTTGGTCAGCATGTTTTTAGCAGCTTGCAAGATAGACTCTTGAGTCAAGCTGATCGCGCCTACGGTAGAGAAAGACTCTTTAGAGTAATCCAAGTTAGGAATATCGCGTTTGTCCCAACCCAAAGATTTACCGATGTAAGTAACGTGTTCACGAACCAATTCAGCGTGAGCCATATTCACACCGTTACCGTAACCGATAGAGTATTGCAGGTTGTGAATCAGAGCTTCAGTAGCAACAGCTGCTTCTTCAGCGTCATCGATTTGTTCTTCGATTTCTTCTACTTTAGCGTTTTCGTCGTCAACGACTTCAGATTCGCCTTGAACTTCCAACAGTTCAGTTTCCAGTTCGCTAGAATCTACAACTTCTTCACCTTCAGGAGTTTCAGTTACAGTTACTTCAGTTTCAGTAGTTTCAGCTGGAGTTTCAACAGTAGTTTCTTCTACAGTAGTATCTACTTCTGCTTCAGGAGCAGTTTCGGTAATAGTTTCAGCGTTTTCTTCATCAGCGCTCAAATTGCTAACAAATACGCCAGCACGTGCCAAATCGTACAAAGACATAGCCATTTTTGTAATCCTATATTAAAAAAAATTGTTTAATGAAAAGCTTTTGATTAAAAAATCTTAAAATAACAAAAATGTATATTTTAAGAGCATTTTACCATATAATAGAGAGAAATTTCTTTCTCTCTATTACATTTTATTTAGATAAAAATGAAACACCAAGACTGAATTCTTCAACAGCACGATTGTAAAGCGCTTCCAAAATACCTACAAAACGCTCATTGAATTCTTTCTGTTCAGTTACTTCAGCATGGTTATGGCGAGTATCGATAAACAAGATACGTGACAAGAAAGAAGATTTGTCTGGATTCTTATCCAAGATTTCTTTAATTTGTTTACAGAAACCCATCCACAATTCTTTATCAGTCATTGGGATGTCAATATTAACTCCTTGACCTTGGCCTACTGTATTTTTAATTTGGTTAGTAAAGCCATTTTTCCAAGAACGGAAGTCCAATGGGAACAACTCAAGCTGACGACCAGTACGCAAATTATTGATGTTACGACGCAATGTTTCTACAAGCGTTTTCTCATCACCTACTTTAATAGATTTAAAGAAGCTCACGTCTTTAGCTTCAAACGGCAAATATACCGATTGCTTCATGGTCAGGTTATTCCAGAGTTGGCTAATGGTACCACCACCTGCTTTGTTAGCAACTGCTACTTTAGCAAGGTTCATGTTTACTTCTTGAGATACTTCCAAAGATTCACGAGAAATACTTGCTACACGAGCTTTAATACGGTTAATACGATTATCTTGAATCATTTGTACGTTTTTCAACAAACCAGAGATTTGTGATTCTACGGAACAAATCAATTCTTGAACCATGTGAGTACGGTCAGCAAGTGTTTGATGAGATTCAATAGACATTACCAATGGTGCTGGTTCTTTCAAACCGTTATCCGCATATGCTTTAGAAATGTCGCTGTAGGCACGTACCAAAGACTCATGGTCGATTTTCACTTTGTGTTTAACAAACATGCTCAGTGTACGGTTTACAGTTTCCAGAGAAGCGATGGTTTTCAGAGCATCACCAATCAGAGCATCTTCAGCACCTTCTACATCAGTACTGGTTTCATCTGATTTTTCTTCAGGACCATTTTGTACCTTACCATCACCTGCTACATTTTCAGGTTCTTTAGGATCCAGGTTTTCTGGTTCACCAATAGGTGTTTCATCAATAGTGTGTTCTTCACGAGATAAGTCTAGCAAACTAGCCATTGCCTTATTCCTTTCTTAATTAAGTTTCTCTACCAACTTTCTATTAATCTCTTCGAGACGTTCAATCATTAAGTTATAAGCTGCCTGACCGAAAGTATTGCGAAAAGATTCTCTTGACAGATGTAGGGGCAATGGAGCTTCCATATTGCCTTTATTAAATGCCATCGTTACTCGTTGGTTAAATAAATTTAAAGATTCGTGATCTAAGACTACTTCCTCTTCTTGCATGAGTTTAAGATTATCTTTAAAGTTCTCTAAAGATTCCACTACATCCAAAAGAGTTTTAACAGCCTCTGCATTATCACGATTTTCAGAAATATCAGTGTTAATTTTTTCAGGTTGTTCTTCTGGGATATTTTCCACAGAAGGATGTTTTTCTACTTCTTCTACATAATCTTCAGAATCAGTAGCTAAATCCAACAAACTCATTTCTTACCTACTTTCTTAATAAAGAGTCTTGTACCTAACAAGACTACTTTTTCTTTATTATCCATAATTAAATCTCTCTACGAATAACCAAAGAACCATACATGGCATTAAGGTAGGTAATCAACAAACCAACACCACCTTTTGTCATACACTGACGAATAAAGTTAATCGTATTATCTTCGCTAGGTTGTCCAAAGATATATTTAGAAAAACTTCCACTAGTGCTATTGAAGCCAGTGTAGTCGTCTGTACGTTTAGTCAAAGAACCATCATTTTGACGATTATTGTATTTTTCAGTCATGTAGTCTTTAATCAATTCTAAGTGATAAGACAATGGGAACAAAGGTCGTTCATCAGGAGTTGCTCGAATGCCGACATCGCGCATAATATCGCGAATCATTTCCCAAACATGACGATTACAATAACCACTATTATAAGCAGTTTCGAATAAAGTATAGTAATCTTTAGAAAGAAGATTCAAAGCTAAATTAATAACAGAATCAGTATTCCTGAACGCGGCTTCAGAAGAACCTTCAAACCATTCTGGGTGATCCGTATACATTGCATATACGTAATCCACATCCTCAGAACCAGTGGCTAAACCAACAGTATGTGTTGGTGTGTTAGATACGGTATTGATTGTGCGGATACCCATGTTGTTGACTTGCCAAACATCATTCAAACCCAAACGTTTAAACGGTGTGTGGTAAGTGTTGGTTGGATTGTGTGCTGGCGTTACCTTACAGATAGAAAATGGAACGTTGATTTCTGATTTATTTTCTTTTCTGTAAGGAATATCAAGAATTGCTTCTGGGTAAGAATTCATCATCTTAACATTCCTTTATCGGTTAGTAACTGGTGCCTAGTGCACGTTTTTCGTATTTATCGATTTCGTATTCTAACTTAGCCATACGCTCATGAGCTTTCTCTCGTTGTTTCTCAAGATAAGCATCACCAGTACCACTACTAATTACTGAATTCATGTAATCAATATCAATTTTAATTGATTCCAATTCTTCTTTAGAAAGTTTGTAACGGTAGTTTTGGTAATCTACCCAAGCCATTTGGATATAATACAAAATATTACCGGTAGTAGTAAATCGTTGCAATGCACCTGTTGGATCCAAACGGTTTTGATTGAACATTTTCTTCTCAGAACCATCTTCACTGATCGCTACTTCTGGAATACCACGAACCATACGTTCCAAATTCTTCAGGTCTACTTTACCCAAAGAATCAATAGAACGATAAAAGTTCATCATGTTCTTTTTAATGTATTCGTCTTGTGGTTTAGAAATCGTACGGTTGGCAGGAATACCACCTACTTCTTCTAAATGATAAGCCATGAAGTAACGAATATATTTTGGTACGAAAACAACTAAAAAGTCAATCGTTTCACCCAATGCCATAATTTGTGCCAAAGGATAAGTAATCGAGTTACGGTCAGTCTTCTCTGGGAAGTACTTAGAAACCATGGCGATCAATTCATTAATAATCTTCTCGGCATGAAGTGTAACATTACCTAAAGCTTCAAACAATCCTTGACGTTCAGTATTGTTACCATAGTGACGACGGATGTTATGCAAAGTCATTTGATAACTTTTGCTGTTTGAAAAATCAATATTGCGTGTTTCTTCGATTGCAATAGAAACAGCCGGAATAGTTGAATCACGCAAACGAGAACGAGTATCTTCCAAAATATCGGAAATATCGTTGGATTTAAAAAAGTTAGTAATACCATCAAAAATGGCAGAGAAACTAAATGCTTCTCGAGCTAATTGTACATCTTGATTCATGATAACCTCATTGATGGTTTAAATAATAGGGGCAGAGCCTTGAGACATCAATTTAAACACGTCCATGTCGAAATTAGGGGATTCTGATTTTTTCTTCAAGTACTGCATGGTAATTTCTGAAACATCATCCAAACCATGGTTGTACAAGAATACGCGTTGGTAATCAGGATTATAGACGATCAGAGTCATACAGCCAGATTCGGCCATAAACTTATCACGAGCACGTTTATTAGACAAACGAGCACCAATAGTGGCCTCTACACGTGCCGCAGTCATGTCGGAGATAATCCAAGTATTCGCCACGGTACCTACAGAGAACTCACCAGTTAACAAAGAAGAAATTTGGTTGTTTTTATTCTTCTTATAAGTTTGTTCGTAATAACCAGTAGTATCTTCAACCAAATGACGACGGTGAGCTTCTACCAGGTCACGACAAGAGATCCAGTCCCATGCTGATTGAATTTGGTCACGATCCCAGAAAGCAATCCAGCGATCACGGAAAGAAGTAGGCTTCTTAGAAATACCAGCAATAGCCGCAATTGAAGTAGAACGAAGACCAACCAAAGTAGGTTTCAAGAGCATGGTAATGTCTGCTTTAACATTGTCACGAGACAAAGATACATTCAGGAGACGACCTACTGCCAAGTTTTGCATTTCGTTAATATCTTTGGCATTAGATTGTGCGTTATTACCTACCAATTCAGTTTCTGGTTTTTCTTCTTCAGGTTGATCAATACCCAAAGCTTTATCTACTTTACTGTCGATGTATTGGCGAGTTTTATCCAATACGTATTTACCGGCCGCAGAGGCAGCTGCGGCGCCAGCTGCAGCAGCAATAGAAGCTTCGGCAGATACTTCAAGATTTACGGTGTTGTAAGCATGAGCTACAGCTTCAGTACCATATTCCAATGCAAGTGCATCAAAGTGTTCCATAGAGGCAATCACATCACCCAAAGACTCACGAGAAAGTGCATAAACACCTTGGAATTTTTTAGGCAAATCAGGAATAGATGATTCAATGCTGAGTTTAGGAGAACTTAAGGTATTTTTCTTAATTTCTTTAGCCAAATGCGGTAAGTATGACTGATGGGAAACAACTAAGCCATCTACTGCTGCACCAATACCACCACCAATTACACCTGCTGCGTTATTATAAGCAGAACGGTTAGGTGAGTATTTACCCACCATACGACCTACAGAAATACCATTAATAGTATTATCAATAGACAACGCAAGAATATAGTAAGCCGCGTAGTTAGACATAGCGGTTTGAACCAAAGTCTGCATGTTCTGATCATTCAGAATTTCACGTTCAATGGCGATGGTTGGACGAAGCTGTAACTCTTGAGAGTATTGGCTAAGAGATTTAGCAGACATGTTATTTGCGTCTGACATAAGCAATCGTGCTGCATTGCTTTTTAAGGTATCGCCAATGTGTCGTACGGCTGTTAATCCAGAATCGACTACATTAATCATTTTGTTTTCCTTTTTAATTTAAACAATAAAAACTAGTTTTTAAAGAAAGTCTAATCATGACCATCGATATTACACAGATCGGAGATTCTAAATTTAGTATCAACGATATCCTAAGTGATAACTACACGGGAACCATCAAAGAAATGATCGACAGTCTTGTTAAAGTAAAACATGGATTCACAGTGAGTGAATCCATGACTGATAGCTTTAGAGGACCAAACATCGTTACTAACGTTCCGATGATTAAACCTAATACAAACTTACCAGGTTATGTTTTCACAGTAAGACCAGACTTAAACATGTCTAAGAATAATCTTAGAATCGATCGTAAAATGGCTCCTCTTTTAACAGATAAAGAAAATTCCATTATGCGAGCAATTCGATGTATTCTTGGTCCTCAGTGCATGATGCCGATGCCAGGATTTCCTAATCGATCAGAACTCATGCCGTATATTACTTGCCCTCTGATCGATAAGCGTTATCCTTTTATTGCTATCTCTGATAATAATGTCAGAACATTAACTGGTTGGCCTTCTGGTCAATTGGGTGTTCGTCGTTCAGCAGCAGGTATTCTTAAAGAAGTCCACATCATGGCTGATGGTCCAGCTACTTATAAAGGAGACTTTTCCCTTAACATGAGTTTAAACTCAATGAAAGGTAATCCATTAATGTATCTGTACTATTACTGGATTCTTTATATCGGGATGGTCTATACTCAAAGTTATGGACTGATGCCTTGGCCCGAGTATTTGTCAAACGGACGTATGGATTATACCACACGTATCTATCGACTCATAATGGATGAAACGAAGACTTACGTTACTGAAGCTGCCATGACTGGTTATGCCATTCCTACCAGCATTGATATTGGTCCGTATTTCGATTACCAATCTGATAACTATCGTCCATATGTTGATAAAACAGTAGAAGTCGAGTTTGCATGTTCTGGTGTAGAATATTTAGATGAAATCATCATTAAACAATTTAATCGAACTGTAGAAATGTTCCAACCATTCATGTCTGATAAATACCGCAGTAAACAATTAATCAAGGTAGATAAACGTTATCAGAAAATCATGAATAATAAAGTATACCCATGGATTAATCCAATTAGTCGTGAACTAGAATGGTGGTGTACTCCTCAGAATTGGAAAAATTCTGCCTCTTTAATACAGTTAGCTGACCTTAATAATCCTTACTTTTAGGAGTTAATGAAAAATGGCTGAAGATAATACTTCTTTAATCGTTAAAAATATAGAAAAGTATGGTAGTAGTCCGGCCATGCTTATGCGTGACTCTCTGACCACGTTAAAAGCAGTATTGAATAATAACCATGGTATTGTATCTGCAGAAAACCCTGTGGCATTACTCATGGAGATGTCTGCAGTACAAACCGCTGCCGCAATAGGTAAAAGTTGGTTACTTAATCGTCGTCAATATCCTGTTGCTGCAAAAACACATGAAGATCTTTGGTATCACTTAAGTGATCTTGACTGGGTAGGTGCTTTTGCATTGCCTAGTGATGCTACATTCGTTTTAGCTTTCGATTACGACGAGTTAGAACAAATCATGTTACCGATGCCTAATGATGATGATGGACGTTTATTGCGTATTCCTAAAGGTATTCGTATCACTGTTGGTAATGTTGACTTTATGTTGGATTATCCGATTAACATTCGTCAGTTGCGACATGGTGGTTTCCGAGTAACTTACGATACGGCTGAGAAATCTCCAATTCAGCAATTAGAAAGCAATATCATTGAACACTCCGTAGCGAATATTGATGGGATAAAACATTTCTTAATCCGTATTCGTTTAATTCAAGTAACTGAAACAATCATTGAAGATTCTATTACCAGTAATGCAACGATTACAGTAAATAAAAACTTTAATGACCAGTATTATTACGCTCGTGTCTTTACAGGTAATGACGAGACGGGTTGGAAAGAGTTAACCACAACTCATTCGCCAGATATTTACGATAACAATAAACTAACAGCAGTTTTGAAAGTTATCGAGAATACTAATGACAGTACTTTAACCGTAACAATCCCTAAGATTTATAATGTATCAACCACCAGTAATAATGGTTTGATTAGTAATCGACTGGGTAGTCGTATTCGTGTACAAATCTATTCTACCTTGGGTGAGATCTCAATGAAGTTAGATGAATACACTCCTAATCAATTTAGTTACGATTTCTTTCCACAAGGTGAGCGTAAACGTGATTATTCATCTATTGGTGAATACAGTGCTGCATTGAAATCATTACGTAATATGTCCATCTGGTCAGACACGTTCATTTCTCAAGGTCGAGACGCGCTGACATTTGAAGAATTACGTGAACGAGTAATTAATAATACAGTAGGTCCTAATGAAATTCCTGTCTCTAATAATGCGATTGAGGATAAGATTCAGGACTATCGCTTTAATATCACTAAAGCTGTAGATTATGTTACATCTCGTGCTTACTGGGCTGTTCGTGATATGCCTAATCCAGAATCTTCTAAACTGATTACGCCTGCTGCTTCTTCTGTAGAAGTTCTGACGACTTCTATTTCAGCACTGATTGGTTCAGGTACGGTTATCGATAACGATGCGCGAATAACCATTACTCCAGAGTCTGTTTACTCCATGAAAAATGGTAAACTGTCTATGCTAACTAAATCAGACATCGACCGTATTAAAGAGATGAATTCTGAGAATAAAGCTAAGGCAGTAAACACCAATGAGATGTTCTTCTCACCATTTCATTATGTTGTCGATACTAACCATGATACGATTCGTCTTCGTCCTTATTACTTAGATAGACCTACTGCAAAAACTAAATCTTTCATTACTGCTAATGATAAGATTGACATTGCTTTAGGTATTGATAAATATACGATCGAAAGAACCGACAAAGGTTATCGTTTGATCGTTACCATGCAAAGTAATGACGTCTATAAAAAGATGTGGGATGATGATTATTGGGCGCAATTACTAATCCATCCTTATAAAGACAAAGGTTATGTTTATCTGGCCGGTAAGTTCATTGGACGTACTCCTGAAAACGAACCCATGTTCCAGTTTGATTTAGATACTCGATTCGACTTAGATGAAAACCATAACCTAATTGTTAAAAACATGTCTTTACAAGGTTTTGGTGAATTAGACGTACCGATTCCTCTTGAAGCTAAATGGGAAGTTATGTTTGGCTTCTATGGTCAAATGCCTAATTGGTCTAGAATTAAGCTAGATAACTTGATTGGTTTACATTTGGTCAATCCAGATGCTAAAGCTTGTCTGATGGAGTCTATCGATGTTCGTCTTGGTCATTATCTAGAATACCTCTGGACTCGTGCTCGTACACATGCCACTGAAACATTCTACAAACGATACGATAAAAACGTACCATTGACTTATCCTGAAGATGTTTACGATAAAGACCAAGCAACTGGTTCTATTGTTAATATTGTTAATGGTAAAGTCACTTATAATTTACGACATCGTAAAGGTGACCCTGTTTTAGATGAGAACGATCAACCAGTATATCGTCACCGAGAAGGTGATGTTATGTTAGATGAGAATCAACGACCAATTATTAAAGAACCTCGAAAAGTTATTCGTCGTTTAGAATTAATGTTGGTGGATGCTACTTATCTTTTTGCGACCGATGAGATTGCTAAGTCTTATCGTGAAGAGATTGTAGAAACATTCTTAGACTGGATCGTAGATGACTTAAAACCTATTAATGATAAAACTCTTGAACAAACTCGTATCTTGTATTACCCATCTTCTACCATGGGTGAATTTAGAGTAATGTATAACGAGGGTATTGAAACATTTATTAATGCGGCTCAGTCATTACAAATTTGGTTCACTGTAAGTAAACAGGTATATATCGATTACGATATTCAAGAGAAAATCAAAACTGCTTCTATTCGTGTAATCTACGAAGAATTGAAAAAGAACACTGTTTCTATTTCTTCTATCGTAGCGGCATTGGTAAAAGAACATGGTAAAGATGTAATGGGTATTAAAGTTCGTAATCTTGGTAATAATGATGATATTGTTTCATTTACTGTATTGGATGAAGGTAAACGTGCTACTCTTCGTAAGAAGTTAATTGTACAAAGTGATGATACTTTAGCAGTTGCTGAAGACATTACTTTTAACTTCATCTTACATGAATCTGAACAAAATCTTTAATACATAATAGATTATTCTCCTCTACCTTTACGGGTAGAGGAGAATAGTCGTTATGTCCTATTATTTAATAGTTATTACAGGATTTGCAAAAATCTCTAAAGCTTTATCAGAAGCTTCTTTGATTCGTTGAGCGGAATCGTATACAGAATCAGGAAACTCTTCGTTATTTTTAATCCAAACATCCACAGCATCTGATAAGGTACTGAAGACAATTTGATAACCTGCCATTACACCCAAGAAGTAATTACGCTTACCTACATAAACGGTAACGTCTTTAACTAAGTTTGCAGATAAAGTAGTTACTAGTTTACGGATGTTATCGTACAGGTCACTGATGATTTGTTCTTCTTTTGCTGAAAAGATATCTTTACGGGATTTGACATACTCATCCAGAACAGGAAGTAAATCAACGCAATAGAAATCAATGTAATTTTGAATCTTCCTAAACTGAGCATTCATGAAGTGAGTATTGTTTTTAATACATTCAGAAATGGCTACAGTACTAGAATCCAGTACATCTAAAAGAGGTTCGTATTCAAACACTTCTGGTTTCAGATAAACAGAAGAGATGTCAAATTTGTCGACATCGCTGTTTACTTGAATATAGTTTTCAAGAGATGCTTTGCCAGAGTATTGAGTATCTTCAGGAATTGGACTACCACTAATAATGGCATTAGCAGTGTCGGTAATCCATTGGTTGATCTCATCTAACTGATGACATACTCGGTTATGTGCTTTTTGTTCATGAGTTTCCGTAATGTTATAAACCTTACGATCTGTAACATAGTCTTTTAAAACATAAGCAATATTCGAATATCTTCCAAGCTCTTCTTCCATGGAGAATAGTAGCTTTTGTTGATCTGGACTCATGTATCGCTTAAACCAGCTCATCAGTTCTGCTTCGTTAGTAAAAATTTCTCTAGTCGCTGTCAATTGATCGATATGTTCAGTAACCATCTGGTAGATATTTTCATCTTTACCAGCTACCACTTCTTGATCTTTTTTAGCAGCTTCTATCTTACTCGTAATATCACGAACAAAATTAATGATAGCATCTCGAACTGCTTTAATGGCTTGGTCTCGTCTAAAACCACCATCCGCTACTTGAGCGATAATTTTATCGATATAGGCCAAACGTTCAGCTTCTGATTTATCACCACCGAAGAATAAATTCTTAGCTGCTGTGATACGAAGATCACCAGCCACGCCGGCCATTATTACTTCATTAGCACTGATGGTGTTTCGCAGTGCTACTTCTGTTTCTTCTGCTTGGTTTTCAGAAGGTACAGATGTATACATGTTCGCCGATTCTAGAGAAATATCGGGTGCCAATTCTTTCAGATCATGATGAGTGCCTATAGATACTTTTCCTGTTTGTTGGATGTATTTATAGATTTGTTTCAAAGACTCTTGAGTTGTTTCCAGAGCTTCGATCTTTTCTTCTACCGCATCTGTTTCTTTCAGTACTTTATAATCTTTATTAATGGCTTCTTCCGGAACATTTAAGATTTCTTCAATATCGATTTTAGGAGTTGCGCGATCGTCTACGGTATTTACAGTATTCTCTACAGTATCTGCCGCACTTGGATTAGTTTCGATAGGTTCTTCATCCCATCCGTATTTAGACATGTTGTTGTCCTTTCTTGAATAAAAAATTAAATATAGCTATATTGGATTTCACTCATAGTCTTATGAAATATTTAATTAAAACATTTTTGTAAGAGAATGAATTATGCAACTTAGTGATTTATTACATAAAGAGGATGATCCTCTTAATTATATCGAGGGAGAACATTTTATTCCTAAACACATTGGTTTATCTGCTGAAGACGAACGTAAACTTGATGAGTTAAGAGTAAAATACCTTTCCGATAAAACCGGTTTAGATCCTAAAGATATTGATCTGAAAATGATTAAAAAATACTAAAAGATTACTCCTCTATCCAATTAAGGATAGAGGAGTAGTTCTTTATTCATTTACATCGGTTTTTGACTTACTAGGATGGTTGTTAGATTTTTGCTTATCCTCACCTAAAGCAAGATTATAAGCAATGCGCGCAACTTCTTTAATGCCACGACCTGTTGCTTTCGCGGCATCTACCAAACCTTCAGCAGCATCACGTACTGCTTGATTTCGGTTTTCTCGTTTACGCTCTTCTTCTTCAGTCTTCCTAGCTGTCGCCTCATCGTGTTCACGATTAATCTCTTCACGAGTTTTCTTATCTACAGTCATGGTTACTGATGCATTTCGTGCTTCTTTCTCAATCGCATCCTTAACATCACTCATGTAACCTAAACCCCACTCATTAGATACTTCAGTATCGTCAAGAGAATTTAAATTGAGTAATGACATGGCTTATGCCTCTTCTTGAACAGAATAAACTTCGCTCAGTTTAGCACACATTTTCAGAATAGATTCACGATGTTGATTAAATACTTCGTTTTCTTCTGCAGTAAAGTATTTAGAAAAATCAACAACGGCTTCAGTTAAACTATTAGCACTGCTCTTGATAGAGAATGGACTATAACGTGTTTCGTACAAACCTAAGAAAGTGTGTTGGAATACGTGTACTGCCAAACGAACATCAAATACAACAGAACTATTGATTTCAGAAATATCTGGAACGTACAGATCTGCTGCTTTTTGCTCGTATACTTCTTGAGCGTTAGTAGATTCTGCTTTGACATAGTTCGCAGCGGTAATTCCGTAAAACAAACCAAGTGCAAAAGCTAAACCTTTAGAACGACCTTCACCAGGGAAAATCTCTTGAGCTAATTGACGAACATTTTCTTGAATAGACATTATTTAATTCCTTTTTAAAGTTGTTTTAAATCATAAGCACTAACGAATAAATCGTTATTGCCCAATTTTTCTAATTCTCTATAGTATTCTGTTTGAATACCAATACGACGACGGGATGGGATGATGTAATCTAATACAGTCGCGACTACTGACTTATATTCATTATAGTCTTTAAGAATATTATCGATCTGCTTAATATCCGTACGAATACGAGCACCAATAGCAGTATCGATTTTCTTATCTTTTAACATAGAAACCAAGTCTTCACGAATACGACGATATCGATTTAATTCAGTATCGTAAGTACCATCAGAAAGATTAGTATGTCCGACGGCTATCAACGACGAGATATAGTTAACCGCACTAAAGATTGCTGATGCCATGACACCAAAACCTACGATCATCCCTAGAGCAAATCCAAGAACAAGCGGTATGGAGATAACAAATTCGTTAAAGATAAATTGTTTTAAGGACATCTTGGCGCGTGTACCATGAGTGCTATAAATCTTATCAAGCATTGATACTACATAAACTCCTGCCCCTACGCGAGCAGCAAATTTATCTGCTAAGTATTCCGCATTGATTTGTTCGTAAGAATTATGTCTCATGATTGATTTAAAATCACGAGTATAGTTACCTACAATTGCTGTTACGATTACTTCTTTATTTTTACTAGAAAGTTCTTTAACATCAACTGTAGTCAGATTAGTAGGTTCGTCATTCCATTCTTTTAACACTACTGTTAATTCTTCAGTATTGTTCGTTTTAAGAACACGATTAACCATACCAATCATTGGCATGACTGCAGAGTAAGTATAAGCAGCCAGAGCAAAGTAAGAAAATACATGTCCGATCTCATGACATACGGCAGCAGCTAATTCTTCATTAGATGCTTTATAAAAACTACCATAGATCAATTCTGGAGAAATATACAAAGTAGATTTCATCAAACTGAAATCCCCAGATACTCTAAAGTTTTTAAGATCGATAAATCCTCTAACCTCACCACTTCTTTTACGAATCTCTTCGTTAGTATAGTATTGCTTATTTTTAGGTTTAATCAAAATACTGTTACTATTAATATCAGGAGGGATAACACCAAAATCGTGATAGTTTGTTCCTATCTCAATATTAATACCAGTATTTTTAAAAATAATATCTTTAAAGCCTTTTGCTACTTTTGGATCACTGTATAACTTTCTTGGATGCACGTTACGCCTGATCCATCTAAAGTGATCGATTAGTTCAGGAAATAGATCTGAATCTACTTTAGTCCAGTTTCCTTCATTCAACATAAGTTCTTGGGAAACCTCTGGCATCCCTAAATTATTTAAGTTAGAAATATTCATTTTAATTATTCTTCTTACAAACGATTTAAAATAATTACACCAAAGATAAAACGTATGAAAAAGTATTTCTATCTTTGTATATAAAATGGCTTAATCTCATAGAGTAAGGATTGAACAATGGCAGAATTAAAAGGAACGCAGTGCCGTAATGTCGTGTACTGTAAAAATCCTAAACATATTGACTTTGATTTACATTTAGTTAAAGTCACTGATTATTACGATGACGGTACTAAAGAACCAAAAGTAAAATTGATTAAAGACTTCAACAAAACCTTTTGGGTAGCGAATAGAAAGAACAGGCATTATAAACAGAAAAAAGAAAGATTTCCTTTAACGGATTGCGATGAAGTAAAAGCACCTCGCCGTAGAATGGCAGAGGAAGCAGCTAGAGCATTGGATATTAAATTTCTACCACCTAATCCAAATGACTTATTAAAAGATCCTTATGTATTTGGTACAGACTTAACTTCTTCTGCTGAATTGAAATTTAAATACAATCAATCTAAATACGCTAAGGATACAGAGGAATTAGCAGACGTAGCTGCATTTGACGTAGAGACCAACATCCGAGATAAGAAAAGATGGCAATGGATTGAAATGGCCACTTTGTCTTTTAAAGATGTGGTGATTACAGTAGTGGATAAATATTTCATCCAAGAAAAGTTTCCACAAAAGACAAAAGAAGATATTATTAATGATCTTTATAAATACGATAATATCTACTTAAGCGAGGTTAATAAAGATCGTAACATCAAACAAGAGTTCTATGTCGCTGATTCTGAAATCGAAGTATTAACCATTTTGTTCAAACGAGCACATGAATTAAAACCTGATTTTATTTCAGCTTGGAACATGGACTTCGATATTTCTCGTTTAATAGAAGCTTGTGGTCGTGCTAATATTAATCCTGCTGATTTACTGTCAGATCCATCCGTACCTCGTGATTTTAGATTCTTTAGATATAATCCTGGTCGTGAGTCTGGTATGTCTCAAAAAGGTGTATGGAAAACCTTTGCGAACTACGAAAAGTGGCCTCAAGTATTTTGTCCTAGTTCTTTTGTATTTGCGGATTCTATGTGTTTCTATTATGGTTCTCGTAAACATAAGGGTAAACTACCTAAGTATTCTTTGGATTATATTCTTTCTCGTGAATTTCCTGATGAAATTAAACCAGGAATGTCTGAAAAGGAAATTGAAAAAAGAAAACGAAATAGCCGTATTCGTAAACTTAAGTTTGAAGAATCTAATCATTTAGTAGGTACACCTGACTGGCATATCTTCATGCAGACCAAATATCCTTACGAGTATGTTATCTATAATAAGTTCGACTGTATTGCATTAGAATACTTAGACGAACAAACATTAGATATTTGCCATACTTTGGTTTCGTCTTGTGAATACAGTGATTATAAAGACTTTGAATCAGAACCTAAACGATTAGCAAACCACATGCATTGGTTTAATCTGGGACATGGTTATGCTTACGGTACAGGTGGTCAGAACTGCGTTATTCCTCTGGATAATAAACTTATCGGTAGGGATGATTGGATTATTACTTTACGAGCTGACTTACTGGTTGAGCCTGGATTGAATAATCTGGAAGATGCTCCTCTATTACACACTAATGTGCATCAAGATAGTGGAGACATTGACGTAACTTCATCTTATCCTTATTCTAACCTAACCATGAATACTTCAGTAGAAACCATGACAAAAGAACTGATTAGTATTGATGGAGTGGATGAATTGGATCGTCGTCAAGCAGGTATTAATTTTAGTGCTGGATTTATTAATTCAGTTGAGAATGCTTGTAAATTATTCCATGCCAAGAATATGGTTGATGTACTGAAAGCCTATCGTAGTCAAAAATAAATCAAAAAAAAAAGAAAGGGCAGTTTTCACTGCTCTTTCTTTAAAGGATGTTAAAACATCCTAGCCCTTACAAGATTATTTTTCCATATGGTTGCTCATTACAACCGTGAAGAAATCTGGAACTTCTGGTTTAGCTTCAGACTCAGGAATCGGTGTATGAGTAGTTAATTGGAAAGCTACTTCTCGTTTAATAGAAGATTTAGCAGCTTCAATCACTAAGCCTGGCAAGCCGAAGCCTGCGAACGCATTTGCATATCTATAGATTTTGAACATAGTTGAGATTTTCATTTTGGATATCCTTATACAAAGGTTGATCAATTGTTACGATAGATTTCTCTATCAGGTTCATGGTAATAGTATATATTTGAAATAAAATAAAATGATAAATTACTCTCTACTCCTTAATTGGAGTAGAGAGTAATAATCATCTATACTTCTAATACAATACCTGAATCCAATTCGATTACTGGTAATAGTTTCCCTTTAAAGATCCTATCCCTTTTATCGTAATGGTATTTGCGGTGTGAATCAATATCATCACAAACAAAGTAAACAAAGTCATGTAATGCTCCTTCTAAAGGTAACTTACGTAAACGACCTTGAACTTGAATATTAGTTTGTTCAGAACCAATCGCTACAGTCATGAATACTGCTGCTAACTTAGGAATGTCTAAACCAGTTCCTGATGACTGATGAGTCGATACACAAATCGTAGAATTAAATGCATTTGAATCTGGATCATCTTCAACAAATGAATTCACTTCTAATTCTGGATAACATTGCTTTAAATAAGCTGCTAGCGCTCTAGCCATGTTAATAGAAGCAACCACAATCAAACATTTATATTCTGGATCTAAAGACAATCTAGTTAAGAATCGATCGTATACTAGATTATCAATCATTCCAAAATATTGTTTTGTTAAACCCTTTCTTTTAAGAATGGATTTTTCAAAATTAATATGGTTATATCCCCTAAATCCTTCAGATCGAATCATGAATGGTTTATCAAATTTAAAATGAAATGCGGTTGGTTGTACATGAGGTGTAACATTCTTTTGCTGATAACGATTAGCTACCGGATATGCATAAGCAGCCATCTTATTCACAAAAGCATCTGAAGACTTAATCGTACCTGTAGCACCTACCATTTTATTCACACCTAAGTAAGTAATCAACTTACATTGGAAATGTGAATCTTGATGGACTTCATCTACGAATACCGTATCTACACCCAATACTTTACCTAACTCCATTGGAGTCGCATTAAATCCTAAATCTTTGAATTCTTCTTCAGAATACTGTTCGTAATACTTAATGTAGAATTGTAAAGTCTTATTAGAAATCAGAATAACTTTGTAATGCAATTCATTATTCAAAGCTAAATTAATAATGGACTTTAATTCCTTGTTTCCAGATACTGTACAGATGTCTTTAGGATCTACTTTTGTAGACTTAGCAAACTCTTTAATCCAGCCAGAAATAGAATCTTCTGTTTGCTCACCATGGTAGCCTGGACGCATGATACAGACCATTCTCTGTTTTAACTTCTGACAAATCATGATCGCCGATAAGCTCTTCCCAAGTCCTACCCCAAGAGACATCAAGTAACAACCATTGTGGTTTTTGGTAATAAACTCAATAAGGTCGCCTTGTTCACCTCTTGGTTTAATGTGGTTTAATACCTCGGGATATTTATTCTCGACTAACTTAATATCCAAAGATTTCTCTTCAACTACAAAATCCTTACCTTCTATTTTCCTAGCTAGATTTAAATGAGCAATGAAATCAGGAAGCATTGTTCTCATTGCTCTAATGTTACTTCTGTCTTTACTAAAGAAAACATAAGCTGCGATAGGAATCGTAACTTTCTGTTTTCTTCTCTTATCCCAGTAAGTATTTACCCTAATAAAGTTTCTACACCATAATCGAATCAATTCGATGTCTTGTTGGTCTCTAGGATAAATAATAAACTGCAAAGGATAAGCTTCTATTCTCATGGGTTCCATTAAATATCCTTTCTGAATGAAACTTAATAATTTTCTGGATGTAAGTACCGATCTTTAAGAAAGTAATAACGAGAGCCTACGTACTTATACATACCTTCTTCAAAACTATCTTTTAAAAGATCTAAAATTTTATTTTGATGTATTGGCGTAAAACCATTATTGACTTCGCCACCTTTAATGTGGATAAGTTCTGGTTCTAACATCAACATGTCATTTGAATCATCCAGAATGAAAAAGCGTGTATCTACATCATCTGGTTGATCTACTAACCATTTTAAAATTTGCCAACCACGATAATGTAATTTACCATCTTCTAGTTTTTCAAACTCTTTTAAATAATCGCCACCATCTTTAGGACGATACAATTTATCTGTAAATGTTTCCGAATACTTACAGTATTTATAATAGTCTTGGTAGGTAGGATGAGTGTGATTAACTGTTTTCCAATCTTTGTGAATGTTAATTTCATAGCCAGATTGTCTAAACAAATGTTCAAATTCTGACTTAATCTTATTAACTCGCCAGCTACTGGAAATAACTACCTGTACTTCAGGATGTTGTTCCTGAATCTCTTTTAGTAAAAGCAAACAAGTAGGATCCACTCTCCAATTATAATTCCAATCTTTTCTTAAACAGTAACGGCGATAAGCATCATGCTGCAATACACCATCAATATCTAAAAAGATAACGGTTTGTTGTTTTCTTTCCATGGTTAATTTCCTTTAAAAAATAAAAATAAAAGAGACTCCTCGTTAAGGGAGTCTCTTCATTTACTTACACCTTACGGTATTTCAAATCCATTTGATTAGGAACAAACAATTCGTCCATTGGTGAGTCCGTTCTGTTTGTATAATAGAACGAATCTACAGATGATAAGATTTGTGTTTGTTTCTCGTACAATAATGCTGCTGATAAAGATCGACCAATCAGCAAGTGATCCATTGTACCTACAGCATGGTTTGTATGTGGTTTTGGTAATGAGTAATCTTTCTTAGAAGGATCTGTACACATCATGGTATATGCTACAATCTGTAAAATGGAAAGATTAATTTCCAATTTAGTATTAATAACATCTACCAGTTCCATTAAGAATGATTCTGGAGTTACTTCAGTATTACGACGTTTAATATCTTTTACTGAAGATTTAAGAATCTTCTCAATACCACGAGAATAAGCAAACATGTCAAACTGTTTCGGAGTGATTTCAATAATCGAACGTTCTGGATCGTATTCGGTAATATCGATTTCAATATTACCATCGCTATCAACAGTCCATCCTTTCTCTTTCATGTGTTTTAACATATCTGCAGATAAATAACCTTCATCACGAATAGATACAACATCAAGAACTTCGTCAGTTACGTTATTTTTCTTGTCCGTAATTCTTAACAAGATACGATTAACATGACTTGTTCTTCGTGGTGACAGGATATTGGTATCTTCTACTTCTCGAATATCAGATAATCCTTCAAATACTACTTCAGGCAATACCAGTTTAATGGATTTATATTTACCTAAAACATCAGGACGAATACCAATACCTAAACCATCTTGAATTGCTCTTAAATAATTCAATGCGTTGTCAAACAACTGTACTGTCGAAGCAGTAGCAGATGAGATATGGTGTTTTGTAGATAATACCATTTGGGTAATGATCTGGGTAAATGCAATAACGCAATAATGACCAAGATTTCGATATCGTGCAATATTACGAGAAGCTTCACCAAAACAAGTAGAACATACACCATTAGGATCTTTATGTTTACATCCTAACACCGTACGTACTTTAATACGTTTACCGATCAAATGAGTATCTTTTAAACGAACTGGACGATAAGTTCCAGTTTCCTCATCCAGATAATTCATGCCTTCTAGCAAACGTAAATCGGACATAACCGATCCTTGTCGTTCGCCACGTACCTGAATCTCTAAATGGTGTTTAGATCCACAATCACCATGATGTAATCGAGCCAATTCCATACCAATTAACTGAACACGACGAGATAGGTATTCAGTAAACTTCAATGGACCTGATTGGTTATTCAAAGCCAATGCAGCAGTACGCGATTCAATCAGTACATGATAAATGTCTTTTAAACCATGGAAGAATCCCGTATCGATAGGATGTTTAAAGATTGACGAGTCCATGTCTGTCAAGGAACCACGAGGACCCATACATTGGTAAAGCTGTTGTGCTTTGATCGATCCTGATCTTAACAGAATAGAGATATTGTTTTGTCGAAAACGATCTTGGTCAATCACTTTCTTTTTACGAGAATAGATACCAGGAACATATCCTGGATCGATTACTGTCTCGTGATTGACTGGATATTTCTTCTCAATATCCAATATCTCTTTATCCAGCATGATTTCAAGAATATCTTCAATATTCATGGTTGCGTGATTCTGAGCACCATGAATCATGACATCATTAAAGATAGCATTATTGATATCCATAAATGTCTGCCATAATTCATCTTGCATTTTATTAATAGCATCTGTATTGTTGTTCCGATAATACACATCCCAAATATCGGTCATGATACTACTGTTCAAATTCAAAATCGTACTGGGTTTAAAATCAGTATCCTCTTTCATGAATGTAGAGATGTGATGACGAGCATATAATCCTACATTAGGAAACTTCTTATTCAATTCCCATGCATATCGAGACATTGCTAATTGCATTCCAGTTGATTCAATGACTTGTCCATCGTCAAAGACCAATTCAAATTTACCACGGAAATTGTTTAATACATCTACAGGTTTTGCATTCAATATTGCTCTTGCAGAATATCTTTGCATGACGTTTCACTCCGTTTTAATCTATTAATCTGCTGCAGGATCATATTCAACAATACCGATATCGTCATCTTCATTTTGATCGTTATCGTCATCGTTATCATCATCATCACTTTCGTTAGATGACTCTCTAGCATCAATACCTTCCAAGATGATTTCTGTTTTGGTCTTGCGCTGAACCTTAACTTCTTCTTCCTCATCATTCTCAATCAACATGATCGGTTTACCTGTAATTGGGTCTAGCTGAGACAGTGATTGTTGAGATGGGTCAAAAGGTTTATAAGCTAAACGATAACCGTTACATTGGAAGATATGGTTTACGATACTCAATGAGCGATTATTACCAAGAGGATACTTTTCTCTATCGATTACCGACTCGATATTCGATGGTTTATCGGATGAATAAATATTCTCTAAGATAGACTCAATCACGGTAGGATTGTTAGATCGGTCATGAATTTCTGCTACAATACCTGACGGGGCACCAGAAATCAAACAACGAATTTCAGATTCTGCTGGGAATCGAGTTGCTTGACTACGAGCACCATGACTTCTGGCTTTATCTTTAGAAGTGATCGGGGCAATGATGCCATTTGGTTGAGTAGCTGCAGTAGATACTGCGGCGGCTTCATCACCAATCTTTTCTAAGAAGATATAGTAGTTAGGACCAATACGATGTTCTAATGTGGTTTCTTCTTCTTTACCAGTGTAAGGATTGTAATACTTAAGTTTACGTGGTGGGGATAAGAATCCTTCTTTAGCTAATGTATCAAACATTTCCAAATAGGGATTAGGATTATCCACTGGACGATAAAGATAGAACTTCTCTTTTAGAACATGATAAAGGTCAATGGTCTTATCTTTAAAGTCTAAAGATTTGTACCAATTGAATTGTTTATCAACGGTAATCTCAAGGAATCTTTGAATACGATCAAAACATTCTTGCAGTACTTCTTTAGGAAGATGAATAACAGATTCTTTCAGATTAGGAGATTTCTCATCAAGACCTGTCTTATTAACTAACCACTGTCTCAATTCAAGCATTGCGGTTTTCAGCGTTTGTTCGTAGATCCGGCCATAGTTCATTCGGTTATTGGTTGTTTCTGGTGAGATTACTACTTGTGCTCTCAAACCAGTTACAGGATCATACGGCATCTGTTCTGGCGGTAGTGTTTTTGCTACTACACCCTTGCCACCATGAATATCTGTAAGCTTGTAACCAATACCTAATTCTTTCTCGTATTCTGTTTTGACAATAACCACAATGTCATCTAGTTTACGATTGAAATTACCTACTTTTTGAATAGGTAATGATTTGCCTTTAGCATCAGGAATAGGTTCATTACAAATAGCCATACAATGACGAATCAATTGATCGAACTCATCAGTAAATTCAGCAGCTCCATGATTGTTTGCTTGGATTGCTTTATACTGATGTAAAATACGTTCGCACCATTCTTTATAAGCATCGGCATATTTATTTAATTGTGCTAATACTTTATCAGAAACTGCAGAAGTAGTTTTATTTTGTTTGTAAACGATGATATCGATTACACGCGCACCAACACCATTACCGTCTAAACCAATATCTGTAATTGGATTAAACTTACGGGTTGATTTCTTAGTAAATGAAATAGGAATCAATTCAGGACGATATTCTCGTTTAGCCATGATGATACCTTCGTAAGCTTCACCAGTAGGACGACAATACTCACCAATATCTGGAATTACTTTATAGTTATCATCATCACCGTAGAGATTCAAAGGAAATTCTTTTTCACCTAACTCCATGGTACGGGTTACGTATACCTTGGTTTTGATCTGACTAACAATGTCTTTAGACACTAAAATAGAGTCTTCAATTGTACCTTCTAAAGAAGAATACAATGTTAACAATTCTCGACCAGGACAATAGTTACCATCTGGTCTTTTAGCTGGTGAATCGTAAAGAATCGTTCCTTTTGGAATAGATGCACCTATACGAATATTTGATGCATCTGGTGTTGGTTTATAAGGGAAACCAAATTTAGTATGGTTACTACAAACACGCTCGATATTAATAATACCATATAGTGGCTTACTGGTATCTTCGTCAAATGTTTGATAGATTACGACACGTTGTGGTGAGAATTGAATTCCATTAAATGAACTAGGTGTATAACGATCCACAATAGCTACAATATTGTGAATGTTGTGTTCCGTCTTGATGGAGTAAGTGTATTTCCCTATCTCTTGAGAAAATCCCGTCTGGATAGAATCAGGTTCTGCGCCATTTATGACGTAATGTTGTGAGAATGCCGATGCTTGCATCTGCGCTCGAGAAGCAGATACAGTATCGCCAAATGAATTAAATGCGGTCATGCCGCGTAACTCCAGTCTGTTCTGGTTTAATTCATGACTCATGTTCAAAAATCCTTTAATAAGGTTGGGATAAAAATGTGTAAATTTACTTAATTTGCTATATAGCAATATAATGATATATGTTTGAAAGGTTTTTTAAGATGTCCTTACTAAACGATACATTCGATGACTCAGGATACGGTCACGAAGATTTTAAAGTGGTGATTGAAGACCACCTCCCTATTCTTTCACGCAGTGATAATATTGAAAAAATCATTCCAGTAGCGCCTATCGATGCAGCACGTTGGGAATATGATTTCGAAGGATTACTGCGTTTCCTTGGTGTACAACCACAATACCATTGGGCTACGATGCGAGTCAATGGATTGTACAGCTCTGATGAATACCGAGCAGATATGATGCAGATTAAAATTCCTAGCAAAGAAATTATTGATCGACTTTACAACTATTACAATACGGTTATTCGTAGAAGTGCCGGATAGTTGTATTCCTATTATAATTCGGAACTAAAAATAATAATCTGAATAACCAAAACACTAGATTACTCTCCTCTACCCAATAAAGGTAGAGGAGAGTAGTCATTATGTTTTATCGTTTAGCGATACCAAATAATTGACTTACGTTTTGCGTAGGTTGACTAAATTGGTTATAACCGCCAAACGGTTGCATTTGACCCATTGGTGATTGTCCACCGAAAGGAAGCATTTGTTGTGGTTGACCATAGAACTGATTCTGTGGTGCCATGTACATGCCGTTTGCTCGTGGATCGTATTGAGATACCATTGGTTGCAAATGCGCCGGTACCTGTTGAACAGGTTGAGGATATCCTTGAACCATTTGTGGTTGCATCATTTGTGGTTGCATTGGTTGTTGGATAAACTGATTACCTTGTTGCATTACCGGTTGCTGATATTGCACTTGTTGTACAGGTTGTTGGTACATTGGTTGTGGTTGTACTGGCTGTGGCATAAATTGATTTTGTGTCGTAGCCTGTTGAACCGGTTGTTGTACCTGTTGTACCTGAGGTGTTTGCTGTACGGGTTGTTGTGGAATAGGTTGTTGGTATGGTGACTGTTGTACTTTCGGAGCTTGAGCTTGTACTGCATTGCCAGTACTTGGTGTAGATACTGTATCCCATTTCTTAACAGGTTGTTGAACTGGAACTGCTTTATTCGCTTCCTCAACAGAAATATTACCTTCATTACCCTCTTGCAAAGGAATCATTACGTATTCTGATTTCCATTTAGATACGGAGAACTCATCTTCGATCCAATCAATATCAGAATACACATGAGACAATTCTTCTTCAGCTACTGCTGCAGCAACAATAGGATAAGAACCAGAGAAGAATACCTTAGCAATACTGTTGGTGTGTGCTGGCAATGTTTTCAAAGAACGAATGAATGCTTCAATGTAAGGAGCGTCTGTCGCGTCAGAAGTACCATACAAACTACCTTTATCGATATCAGGCATGAAAACATCACATACTGCTTTTAATGTTTTCAAATCTGCTTTACGAACAGGAACGCCAAATACTTTTGGTTTGTAATCTTTAGACTTCTCGCAATATTCAATAGTCTTATTGATTTCATCAACCAATGGAGAAGACCACATCGCTACGCGAGAGTATTTACGATTACCAATCGTTACACCTTTACGCAATGATAAAGTAGCTGGAGTATTGGTACCGCCTTGTTTTGCTAAATTGGTAATAATCTTACCAAAGTTTTCTGCAAATGTTTTATCGGTTTTACCAAACTTACCAATAATCTCCAATTGTTCTGGTGTCAACTCATTGTGTTTACCAAAACTAGACAAGTCTACTAATGTTGTCATCAAGTAGGCTAATTGTGCACCATAATGTCGAATGAATTCTTTACGAATTACTGACAATACTCGTGATTCAGAACGAGCCAGGTTTTCGATAAACGGATGGAAAATAACATAGCTGGCTACTTGAGGAGAATTAAGATTCTCTCGTGTTGGGAGAACCATGTAACGATGTTCCTCACCAAACTTAATTCCCAAAGGAATCATTTTATTATTAAACTGACGTTTTACCATGCCTGCATCGTCTACATGCAAATTACATGTATTCAGGATGCGTTGGTAAGTTTCTAACATATTCATGTTATTTCCTTAAAAGTGTTGTTTTTGGTTATCTGGAGTTTGAACTGGAGATCCCCAGTTCATTGCGGTATTAACGTTATCGTTATTACCCATCATTGGCGTACCCCATCCTTGACGACTAGAACCACCAAATAACTTCTCATCAAATACATCAGTAACGATATTCATTGCTGCATTAATATCGTTAGAGTTGTGTCTAAACAAGTCACTATTTGTGGTCAAGATAGGTGAAATGATTGAGTCAGCAAACATTGGGAATACGAATGCTTCTTCAATACCGTTGTCGTACTTCAATCGAATAAAGATATCAATACCCATATCCGCACGAACATACAAACTGAAACCAGCATTATTATTACGAGATACGATCGGACCCAGTTCATCTGTCAGACGTTGACAATAAGACGGGATGAAGTTTCGATAAGCTAGAGTTTGATTAAAGCCACGAACATCACTGATCTTAGTATCTGTCTGGAACGATGAAACAGCTCCACCAACCATTACTGGCAACATATTTGTCGTTGTAAATTCAATCGATGTTAATGAAGCACTTGTCATGAATGAAGTAACAATATTCGACACCACTACCGCCATGATTGATTCAATCGTTGGTTTATCCCACATACCTTGGTATTGTGTTGTTTGATAACCTTTATCATCAACTGCCATAATTTGGTCGATCATTGGATTAATTTGTGTTAAGAATCCAAAATCAAAACAAGCAATACGTTGACTAAAATAGTTATACAACGAATTCATGAAGATAGAATTGAAAATAGATGGGTCGGCTACGGCTGCTCGTACTTGATCTTGTGCAATGATAGGATCCACCATGCCAGATGTCGCGTCGGCATTAATCGAAGTTGCCATATTCTCAATAATTTTAGAGAATACATTCGTTGGCGAGTTATTATTGCGGTTAGTAAGTACGGCTGCGTTTTGTACTTGACGATAATCAGAACCAATGATAGGTGCACTACCAGTAGGTGGAATACTGGATAAACCTTCTACATTACTGTTTCGAGCAGACTGAATCATGTTCTGCGGAGTCATTCGCCAAGTAGTGGCTCCTAAGTAAGCATCTGTAGAAAATCCTCCACCAATAACAGAATAACTGTTAACAACAGTAGGTACAACGATTCCGTTGACAGAACGTTGAGATAGCTTAGTTACTGCATTTACATAGAAAACAGTATCTGGAGCAATATGGATTGTACCACCATAACCACCTTGTCCATATGTCGCATCACAACGGTCAGTATATCCAGTAACCAATTCACGAGTTGCTAGATTATCGATAGTTGTTTCAACAACCATGATAAACGTATAGCGATGTTCTTTCCAGCCGTTAGGCATTGCTACGCTTACTGCACGTCCTTGATAACTTTCTACACGATCTGACGGCATGATGAAATCATTACATGCTTCAGAGATTCGACTGGTCGGAATACGTCCATTAAACTGATCCGTCATTTCACGAATGTTATTTTCTACCGTATTTGTCATTGCGGTACGATATGGACGCAAGTACTGATCCTGAAAACCGTTAACACGGACAAGTTTCAAAGATTCAATTCTGAAATTGATTCGTTGACCAGCATTTCCAGCAATGGAATTATAAGATGCCATATGTTTGTTCCTTTACAGTTAGATATCTTCAATTAGCTTTTGATTTGCTTCGATGAAGAGCATTAATTCAGCAATACGATTTCGGATATTAGATTGTACAATCAAACGTCCTTCTTTTGTTTGGATTTTGTTCTGGGCTAACCATGAATCGGGTAAGGTTAGTAACCAGTTGGTTCCAGAAATTTCTGTTTCAATTAAACCAATACAACCAATCGCAGACATATTGCGTTTTTCAGATTTAGTATTGCCAGCTAAATCAAATCGTTTTTCCAACATTTCCTGAATTGCTGGAGTGATGTTATCCCGATGCGAATAAGGAATGTGGATTTGGTCAAAACGTGGTTCTAAAGAGATTGCTGAAATAATCGCTGCAAATTCGTAAAACTCACGATACCAAAGAATTGCTCGAATGACCGCAATCAATCCAATAAACTCTTCCAATTCAAGAGAATCGAATATCACAGTATTAACCGATTCATCAACTAACCATTTCAAAATAGTTAATTGTACTTCCTGCAACGGTTTAGAATAACCATCTTCATTGGACTGAATAGACAAATCAAACTTAGTACGCATTGCGTCAAGTGATTCGTAATAAAGTTCAATCGGAAGATCTGGACAAAGTGTATTGATTAATTGAGCATGGTCATTAATTGCCATCTTCAGAAAAATCTTATCATCCGACAATAGGTTACTACGAGCATAACCCACATCTAAAATAGATTGTGAATTACTTTCTGAAAAACTATTGTTATCCGTAATAGGATTTCGCTTAATCTGTACTTGATTAGGATCCGTAGTAGACGGCTTAGAAATTTGTTTAATCTTAGAACGATACAAATAATAGATATCTTTAATTAACTGATAGCTACCATCTGCACCAGAAATATCCCCTAATGTAACTTTCTTTAAAACAATAATGGCATACATGTAGTTTTGGAAATCTTCTTCAGATAATCCAGATACAACGATATTATTAATATCTGTTTGTACCTTTGTATTTGCCATGAATTCTTTTAGTCGTTGCTCTGCACGACAATCATCTAAAACGGTACCATGCAACATTTCCATTGCATATACTTCTTTAGCATTTCTACCGTACTCTTCACGCAATCGACGATAAGTTACTTCACCTAACACAGGTGCTGCCAGTCGCAATGCGAAAGAATAAATCACCAATTCCAAATAGTCTTCGTATTCGTAAGTTGTTTCTTTCGGTACTGCAATTCTATTCTCATCGTATCGAGTAGATGGTTTTGTGGTTACGTATACTGGAGTATTAGGGTTAATAATCCACATCTTGATTTCTTCTAGAGAAATCATGTCGTATACTTTTACAAAAATCTTATTTAATTGTTGTAAAAGAAGTTCCACGTTATTAACCGTATCGATTGTGTTTCTTAGATCCTTATAATAACCAAACAGTTCACTTTGCCACGCTTGTGGTTTTGTGGTGATCCATTGGTTAAATTCATTATAAGGTGATGCTGCGGTTTCAACATCATTACTGTCTTTTCCCTTAATGTAGTAAAGAGAACTGAAAGTAACTGTTTCGGAACCATACTTCACATGTATCGATGCTTTGTTTCCTGACATGTCAAAATAAAGTTGTGACACGATAGTTTCCTTTTTGATTGTTAACAAACTAAAGTATAAGGATACGTCTACCCTTACAATATAATATTATATTGTTGTAATAATTTATACTAAACTCTCTAGAGGCTTGCGGGCCTCTAGAGTAGTGTAGTATTAAAGATTAAGGAAGCAAAGAATCGAAATCATCAGCAGCAGAAGTATTGCCACTAGATTGACGATTACCGCTATTGTTATTACTGCCAGACTGACCACCTTCTTTTTCAGAATCTTTATCGACAAATTCTTGAGTCAAGACATTTGCCAAAATCAGTTTAGCATTATTAACAAATTGAAGCATCATGCGTTCAGAAGCTTCTTTAGGTTCGATAGGTTCGTTAGAGTTAATGTCGTAAATAACAATATCGCGATCCAGTTCAAAGTTAAACTTAACTCGACCATGAGTATTGTTAATAGCAGAGATAAAGTAGATACCATTCTTATCGCGACCTACCAAGATCTTACCGATCTCACGACGTTCTGCTTTGTCCATGTCTTTGAACTTAACATAACCAAAGATAGAAGAAACGATTGTACGTGCCTCACCATCAAATGGAAGCTCTGACAATTGTACCAATCCTTGTAATATTGCCAGGAATGATGTAATTTGACCGTCTTTAAAATCAAACTTAATTTGTTTTTGTCGGCGTTGTTTGTCTTCGGACAAACCAGTATATACTGTTAAATGCAATACATTGCCAGTAACATAAAGGTTAAAGGAAGCTACGGTTTTCTCTTCGTTACGACCCCACAAAGACATGATACGAGTATGGGTAATATTACGACGATACTTAGAAGCAAATTGTTGTTGTTCAGCCATTTTAAAAGTCCTATAAAAGGTTTAAAGTGAAATGTAATTGTGTTTCATTAAATAAGCAAGTAGTGAATTTATTCACATGCCTGTGATAACATCTAATAATCGATGGCGAATTTGATAATCTTTAATAGATCCGATGTTCATGCGTATCTTATCTGTAGTAGTAAGAGGTGTCCATCTATTTGCTTTTGCTAATTCGATTATTGTCTGTCTAAATTTTGGTACTTTAGTACGAAATAAGGTTTTGTCTCCTAAAATAGTCAATAAGTCTAATCTAAACGGCATCGGAGGAACCGCAGAATGATTTTCGTATTTAGTGTACCATAGCTCTCGACCTTTAATTGCTCCTGTATGTGTTTCCAGTAGTTTTAAATTACTGAACTTCCTATAAGCGGTTAAGTCGTAAGCATAGCTTGAAATGATGAATGTTTTTCTTGTCTCTCTATCAGTAATCTGGTTATTATAGATACGAATCATGTGGTTACGATCTGACACATTATTAATATCCATTCCTTGGTTATATCGTTTTAAAACAATCTCCAAAGTTCTAACCATTCTTTTTGTGTAGTTTTTCTGTAGTTCAGTATTATCCATTCTTAGCAATACTTCATTATTAATGGTTCCTAATCCAAAATAGTTAGGTAAATAATAAACTACTTCTAAACCACGACATTCATTTCGACAAACATCTCTAATCATTTCCATTTCAAATATCAATGCTTCTGCTAATTGCATATCTGAAACTAAATCATGTCGTATTCTTGGGATTGCTCCCCAGAGATTACGAAATAATGTTTTGACATTTATCCAGATTACTTCTGTCTCTAAATAAGGAGGTATCTTGTGTTTCAGATCATCATGGATGTTTAGTAATGATTCAAACGCTAACGAAGTACCAATAGATATTGGCACTTTACCTTTCTCTCGTTCATTAGTGAAATCCATGATTTAGTCCTTAAATAATAGTTTGTAAGTATTCTGGTATTAATTTAATAAGCTCTTTAGAATTACCACGTTCTACTGCTTTTCTTTCAATCAACTCAATAATGTTATTTTCATTAATGATTAATGGAACGTATTCATTCTCTGTAGAAAATACTTCTTTATCTGTTGCAATAACACTTTTATCAGTAACTACTTTAATAGACCAGTTAATTGATAAATACTCCGTTTTCAAAGTAACAAATGATCTATCGGCAGTAATAGGATGTCCTTGCTCGCATTCTATCCTAACTTTACTATTCTCTGGTAGTTTATTAACAATTCTTTTAATCTTATCTAAAGAATCATCAATATTCAATCCAGTAACAGTAATGGTCTTATAAATTGTCGCAAGTTCATTTTCAATAAATTTTGCTTTGAAACTATTATCTACATCCATTACGAAATCAATCATTCCTTTTGGTTCTTCTTCACCGTGTCTTAAACGAGAAAATGATCCAGGAGCAATGATCCTATCGAATGTAGAATGTGTATGGACATGACCAATAAATATTGGTCCTTTTACAATAGATAAATAATTATCTTCTATGTGTTTGTGATCAGCAGAAATTTCTGGTAGTTGATATTGGAAGCAACCGTGCATTACCGCCATGTCTATTTTTGATAACTGTTTTTCTTCCATTATTTCCTTAACTCTCTGATAAGTGTCATCAGGAGAGGAACGAGGACGATCAGGAATAAACAAAACATGAATATCAAGTTTGTCAATATACTTAATGTCGACATCTTTAACAAATATTAAATCGGCACCTATACCGGAATTTTCATTAATGTGTACAAACTTCTCCATTTGTCCAGCATCATGAAGAGGAGTACCATCCACGATAACCAGTAAACAATCATGTTGTTTGTGCCACTTTAATAAATAATAAATTGACTCTTCAGTCGTAAATGTATCGGGATGATTATTGGGCATTAACTTATCCCAATAGTCACCATCCAGAACAGTAATATCGTAGGAATAAGAGTCTTTAGAAAAAGGAAAGTAATGTCTCACTTCTTCGAATATTTTCTCTGAAGGTGTTTGAGCATGGCAAAAATGAACATCACCAAACACTCTTCCTTTTATTGGTCTTAACATCTCAAATTCCTTATCAGTTTATCTTTAGAATACGTCTTCAGAAGAAAAGATATTACTGATATTATTTTTATTTTCATTTACCTGAGTTTCTTTTTTAGTCTCAGTACTGTTGACATTTTTATCAATAACGCCCATGAATCTAAAGAACTCTTTCCATTTCTCTTTATGGGTATTAATGACATCAGAATCTACACGAGATACTAACGCATCGTAATAGTTCTTACGTTCGGCATTACCGATCTCATGATAGTTCTCGGCATATTGGTTAATCTGTTGTAGTGTATTACCTACTGTTTTATCATCTGGATCTACTGTTTCTTTTTCACTAGAAACCAAATTATACAAACCATCTGGATACAAAGAAGGAACTTGTCCGATTACTTTACCTTTGTGGGTAAGATTTACAGGACGATACATACCACCTGCAAATTCTAACCAAGTATCCATAGAGTATTGATCATTCTCAGAAACATAGCCGCAATGAAGTGCTAGAAAATTCTCGATATAATCATTTACATCAATACTAGACAATTCAGTATCGATCTGATGCCGAATGTCTTGAATTGTCTGCATATGTTCTTTAATGGCAATATTCATTGCCTCTTCAGTACTGGTTACATCAGCTTCAGCATTGTTTTTCTCTATATCGATTAAACTAACTTCTGACATTATTATCCACCTTTATTAAATTTATCCAACGTATATTTAAACACACCGCCTTCGTACATTACTGGTTTATTCATTTCGATATAACCTTCTTTATCGTTTACTGTTACGGTCAAGAATAAACCAATTCTTGCTTCAGGCAGATCCATAAGATCTTTCTTATTACCCTGCATATCTGCTAACGATACTTCGACATTAACAGAATTAAAATACTTGCTTAAGTAAGTATACAGATAAGATTCCATTGTCGAACGTAATGATTCGACATCATTAACATTATCTGCGTTGATTACTTGATATGTTTTAAACATGCGATAGTAAAGAGAAGATTGTGAACCATCTGATGTAAAGAAATTTGCTAACAATCTATCTAATTTAATATTGATGCCTCGATCTATCCATCCTATACCATCTAACGTAGGAACTAACTTTACGTCTGGGTCATTATTCGTAAATGCCATTTACTTAACCTCAACAATACAAAGTAAAAAAAGAGTAGGTAGTATTTCTACCTACTCAATTTACAATTCACATTATAAGAAATTACCATCAATACTGGTTGGGTCAATAATACTATCGTAATCTTCTTCATCAGAAGAATTCGAATGAATCAGATTGTATAATGTATTCCAGTTTTGTTTGATAATGAATTTCTCATTGATCATGAGTTCAGGAAGTTCTTCAACCTCATCATTGTAATACTGAATAATGACATCATCAGAATCTTCACTTTCCCAATTCTCATCACCATACTGAACAGCACCTTGCATTACATTTTGGAAATATGGATCTCGCTCACCAGTTAATTCTGGATAAGTTCGTTCTAACTTCCAGCCTTCCATACGTCCTGATGTAAATTCTCTCAGGAAATAAGGATTACTACAAATGTAATGCTGGTTATTCAGTGAAGCCATACGGAAATCATCAACCGTAGCCAATTTACGCACACCTTCATCAAACATATTACCAGTACTGTCCAGGTTATTCTTAGCCAAAGTAATGGATCTCATAGCCGATGCATTAAAATTAGACATCAACTGATTTTGAAATCCAGCAGCAACATCGCCATAAGTCGCCGTTAAGCTGGCAATTTGGCTCTGAATAAAATTTGCGGTATCTTGAGATATTGCTCCGTACATGTGGTTACGCATTGCATCGCGACCACCTGTAATTAACATAGCCATAATACTTCCTTTCGACGTTTAGTCCTACGCTACAAACTGAGACATGAAATCTAACTGTTCTTTGGTAGGATTTTGTTCTTTAGTCATGGCTACCGCAATAGACATGGTTGTGGGTTTAGGTAATGAAGTTACGCCATCAGCCATATAAGGCTCGATCAAATTGTTTACTGAATACTTAGGCTCAAATGGCTGTAATGCACGTGCCGTAATATTATCCAATAACAATAAGAAATTCTCTGTGTCGCCATCGAAATCACCATTATACAGCGGAGCAATAGGACCAGATGTGGATGCTGACATATCTCTAGGATCTGTCTTAATCCGAGTGACTCTTAATAAAACAATAGAACCATGTTTTAATGTTGGGTTACGGTTAAGTAAAATCGGAATACCTTTTTCACCACAAGGTGCTCTAGACTCATCAATAAGTTCCGTCATGATTTTGTGAATTTCTTCATTATAAACCATTTGGTACTTAGTCATGATCGCCATTACTTTATTCGAAGAATATCCTTTCTTATAAAGCTTAGATCGGATATGTGGTCCAAGTAATGACATTGCACCTACCCATGGTAACCATACTTCATCAAAACGATGTGGTTCTGTAATTGCCGTTACCACAAATCGAGCAGAGAAGTGAGATCGTGTGGCGTCAATATGTTTACGGAATAAACCATATTTCTTACTTAAGTAATTAGGATCAATTTCTTTACCATAATACTCAGCCATCTCAGATAAGAATTTCGAAGTTCTTGACTGTTTTGTTTTCGCTGAAGTTTTACTTCTTAAATTCTCATCGTTATCAATACCTACCATTCTTCGTACTGCTTTTAGTAGTTTAGGTGTTGATGCATCTACCCATTGTTTACCATTAGACTTTTCAATGATTGTCAGTGCTCGATTAGGTATCTGTACATACTGCACCCACACATCTTTACGATTCTCCATGATTAAGCGATAAAGCTCTGGACCGCGTTCTAATGCCCGTGTATTGAATTCTGGATTCAGTAATAAGAATTCCATATAACGATCAAAGTTATCGTAGAAGAACTGATAACTTCTTACGTTTAAACCATGTTCATCTAATTTCTGTAATGCCTTTCTAATAGGTGCTGACATCTTTGTTAGTTTTGGCTTATAATCAGGATCAGTAAGCCATTGTAACAAATTAAACTTAAAAGATGAACGCTGTAAATAAGTTTGTAACTGATACCAGATTTTAATATTCATTAAGGCAGGAACACCTTCTGGTGCTCTTACCCAAATCTTATCATCCAGATTATTGGTCACAATCTCTTCTACAACTGTATCGCATTTCTTACATCGCACACCTTTATACATTTTCATGGATAATGCACCACAAGAACATCGTGGTACGTTATCAAAAACCTCACCTACTTCCAACATCAATAAGCTATTGATTGTTGCTTTGTCTTTCTGGGAGCGATTTGGTAAATCATTAACAATAATCTTAGCACAAGTTGTATTGTTATAAATCTCATCGCTATTCACGTATTGTAAGTAAGTTCCCATTTATAAACATTCCTCATGTAGTTAGTTCGTTCAAAAATAGATCATCAAAAAATATTTGACTTCTAAAAAATAAATTTAGATGAACATAATACAAAACCCCTGACTCTAGTTAAAGAGTCAGGGATTAGTATTACCGAACTACATTAGGATTAGTAGTGTGGGCGATGTTGACTGAAGTTAAACGCACCCATACCACCGGTACCAGTAGTTGTACGACCGTAGCTCAGATGAGCATCGATGTTGCTGATCATTGCATTGTTAATGTGGGTAGCAAATTGTACTTGGTTAACTGGAGTAACAGTGTTGCTGTTAATCAGGTTCAGACCAGCGATACGCATTGCATTTACCAAAGCACGTACAAAACGAGAATCAAAGTCAACACGTACACCATAGCCAGTGACTTTAGCAGAAGGTGCTTGGCGTTTGATGATGTCTTGTTGGATGCCCAGACGTTGCAGAGTGTTCAAAGATGGATCTACAGAAGCGTAGTTCCAGTCAGCGATAATCGCCATGTTTTCTACAGAACCATTAACTTGGTTCAGCAACAGACGACGGTCGAAGTCTTGAACAGAACGGATAGTTTTCAGGGTGTCATTGTAGTAAGAACCTACCAGAGTTTGACGATCACGCAAAGTAGTTACTACACGACCATCACCACCCAGTTTTTGGTATTCAGCAGTAAAGGCACCATTGGTCAACAAAGTAGCCAAGTCAATCAGGAAGCCGTTGAAGGAACCTGGTTTCACAGCATCTTCATAAGACTCGATGGCTGCTTGCAGAATGGCGTTGTATTTCCATTCGCCAGCAGAACCCAGACCAACCTCCAGAGAGAATACTACATCTGGACGGAAGTAAGTGTTCAATACGCTGATCCATGCCGCATCGTTAAATTCAGGGCTGTCAACAGGGATTGGTTCAAATTTAGGCAGACGCAACATTTGAGAAATGTCGTAACCCAAACCAGCTACAGAGTGCAGGCTATTAGGCGCTTGTTGTTTTGGATTCAGCGCGGTCATTACCCACCAGTAGTTATCCCAAGAAGCAACCACACCAGCTACCAGACCGAACAGGATGTTACCCATGGTTTGGTATTCAGCAGGGTTAATAGAAGTAAATACCACGTTAGTTACGTAAGTACGAGTTGCTTCTGCTGGAGTTTGTTGACCAGTTACTGAACCAGCTTGACCATAAGCAAAGCCTGTAGAAGACCATGGGCACATATTGCTTACATTAGTATTTGCGTTAGGAGATACTGGCAGGATGTCGATATAACCAGTCACGCTAGATACTTCACGAGCAACACCGCCATCACCCAAGAAAGAAGTAGAGGCATTGTTGTTTTCTACACGACCAGTTACGGTGTGGATGAAGTCAGCACGGATAGGTTGGTTTGCTTCATCAAATACTGGAGCCGTATTCAGTTTGCGTTCGCAATACAGGATCTCGGATGAATCATGGTCTGCAAAGTTCATGTCGCTCAGTTTGCGATCACGACGATTTTTCTCATAGCTCGCACCAGTAACACAAGCCATCAGGTAGTTGATCAGAGAACGCAATACTACGCTTTGGTCTTTCAAGTTTACTTCGTCTACGAACAAAGTAGAACCACCGCAGTATACAGTATCTTCTTTGTACTTGTCTTTTACGACAGCAACAAACAAGTTGATCAGTTCAGGCGCATTGAACATTTGGCTAGGCAAGATGTCGATGCTGAATTTACGACCACCAAGATCCACTTGTTGTTCACGCAGAGTGTCTGTAGATTTACAGATAGCTACGGCATAAACACCACGCAGGTTTTTAGCTTTTTCGGAATCGTTTTCATCACGAACAGTAATCAGCATTACATCCAAAGGAAGCAGACGATGGTTTTTACGATCGAGTGGAATAATACCAATGTCGATACCGTTTACAGTGAAACGAGATTCAATGACTTCTTTCAGAGTTTTCTCGAAACTCATCAGGTCGTTGTTGATGACGCTGAAACCAGCAAAACCACCGTTACCAGTGAAAGTGAATGGACGAGCATTGCCCAAGTTTTTGTTATCGATTTCGATACCCATAATTAATTTCCTTTAAAAGAAGGGTTTTACAATTAACGTTAATTGTAATAAGTTGTAAAGTAACGTTGATTAAATTACTTTTCATTCCCTTATTACACATTAATAATATAGAGTTAAATATTTTTTAAAACAATTAAAACACTATATCAAAATGTCCGGTTATTTGAAATGAGATAATATATCTCCCTATACTGACCCAGTTAGAGTCAGTAGTTTAATCTATCATATATAAGGTAGTAGTATAGAAAATTACTCATAACTAAATTTTAAGTTTGTTATACGTAAATCTTCATATGACCGTCTATTACTTAAAAATTTTATTATATTAAAAAGAGTTCAGCTAATGTTTAATATTGTTGGTATCACGAACCGGATACGTAAAGAAGAAACCTGGCATCTTAAGTTTGCAAACAGGGTTATCGATAACAGATTAAAACGAGCCATTAACTGGTATCGTAACAATTATTATTACGTAGCTGGTCAGCACATTCTATATCGTGTTTTACATCACTTGGATATTGGGGAAAATATCCCTGACGAATATATTGAACAGTATGTTAATAATACTGTTTTTACTAAAGCCAATGCTTTAGGTTTTACTTCTTATCGTAGTGTAGGTCGTTTGCACTATGGTAACTTTTATGGTCCTAATACTACTGAAGTTATTTCCATAGTAGAAAATAGATGGGATTGGGAATATGTTAAAAAAGAATGGCAAGAACTAAGTCCTGTTATTGTATTACGTCATGACCAAACCCATATCTCTTATAACTTAATGACAATTAAGAATTATGTTGATAAACCAGGATTTGCAATTATTCAGATTGACATAAATTTATTGGTAATGCAATACTTAGCTTGGCGTATTCACCATAAACGAATTAAAGTAGTTAACCCTGAACATAAAGTTCCTGCCATTGGTTATTTCTTAGGTATGGTTGTTCTACCTAATATGCTTCCTTCCCATTTGAATCAAGTTATTATTAATAAAAACTGTATGTTAACAGACGATAGTATTTCACCAACTATTGATTATGTTGGTACTTCTTTCTACGTTAATACTTCTTCTACAGAACTTGATCAAGATATTAAGGAGATCTTTTCTAGAGCCAGAGGTGGTAATTTCAATATTGCTAAAATATGCCAAAACATTCATGGTATTGGCGATGTTAGAGCAATTACATTTATGGATAATCCTCCTATTCTCTTGAATAGACAAAACAAATGGGTTTATGTATTAGCAATGTCTCGTTTCTTAAGACATTGTTTAAATACTCCAGCGCAACCATACATGTATGTCAATAAAGGCTATGTTAACAGATTGAAGTACGAATTGTTAAGTTTAAAAGGTGGTAAGGTATTTGATGATTATCGAATCTCTGATCTAAAACCTCTATACGAAAAAGAAATAGCTTGGTTATTTAATTTGTAAAAAAAAAAGAATACTCCTCTACCCTTATTTGGGTAGAGGAGTATATATTACTTATTGTTGTTCTTGATTGAACAAACCTTCTGATTTCATACAGTAACCTTCCAGTTCCCATACTTTTTCAATAGCATCATCGAAAGCAACTTGACGACCGATCTCTTCGTCAAATTTACGAGGATCGATACAAGCAGAGTCACCGACTACTACGAAACCATTTTTCAAAGTGATTGCACAAACAGTCACTGTTGAATCTGGAATTCAATGATAGTATTCTTTCACTACCAGTGCTTTCAAATCGTCTTTAGTCAAAAATACGATATCAGACATTTTTTATTTCCTTTAAGTTTAGGTTTAGAAAAAAGATGTAGGTTACCTACACAATAATATTATATACCTATTTTTTAATAATAGTCAGAAATTAGTTTACTATTAAATTTATCAAAGAAGAAAAACCCTACGGCCTCTAAGGCAATGTAGTAAGGCGCACACAAGTTAATCACAATGTCTCGCTTAGCTACTTTAGGAATAATTTCTTTTGGAATAGGTTGAGAAGTAAATACTGCATAAGGTACGTTAATCGTACTTAAGTGATCTTTATTTCTCTTTTTAAGATTCTCACGTATATCGTTTGCTAATTCTTTATTTTCAAAAGAATCTAACCACTGTGCCATTTCTGTTTTGTTATTGATGTCTAACTTAACGTTAAATGACGAATACGGTGGAGGATCGGTCATGCCGTAGTGTTTACCAAAAGTCTCATTCCAGAATATATAATTAGCAAAAGGAGATTGGTCTTCTTCTTTCTTATACGATTCTTTTTCTTTGATCTGGGTAGAACGATAATAAATCGGTTCACCTTTCTCTAGAGAATGAATAATTTTCCTTTCAGCATCTGCTACTTCTTTTAAAACATCCAATACTTTAATCTTTTCATCGCTATGGAAATTATATAGTTTTTCCATAATCTTTTCAGCATGTTTGATGATGTCTTGAGGACTATTTGAATTCCTCATGTGGACACCTTTTTTCTCAATATCTAATTCAGAATAAACATTACCTTCTTGAATAGCGATTGTAGCGATATAGTGTTTGGTACGATTTAAATTAACGAAAATAACAAAGTTAAATTCGTTTTTCATCGCAATACCCCAGATATACTTTTCAGGCACACCTAGGTTTGCAGACATCGTAGCTAATAAATGTTTTAAAGTTAATGAAGACAACATTACCATGGCTGAATACACACCTGTAGATAATTGTTTATCTTTATAACCTCTAGACTTATTAGTGTACCATTTTGTCCAAGCTTCTGTTGTAAAGATAGATGAGTCAGTATCTGACATCAATACTACTTTACGTAAAATAGCAGGAAGCATGGCTAATGAGGATGGTAAATGACGAGATCTTAAGAATGTTTGAATATAATCTTTATATTCTTGGAAAACATGATAAGTATTAATGACTTGTGAAGCCATTGTAATCACTGTATCTGTCTTAACATATTCAGATTCTCGCTCACCAATAACTTTATCAGAGTGTACTTGAATGGCATGAATCTTAATTTCATCTAAAGCACTGTTAAAAATACGACCAGCTTCTTTAAGATCTAATCCAGGAATAGGATCTACTTTTTCTGAAAGCTTACCAATAAAAGAATACATGAATTCTTCATTAAATCGTTTCATTGCATGTAAGTCGTAAATGTAAGCAATGCAAGCTCTTTCTTCACGAGTACATTTGGTAATAAACTCTCTAATGATTTGTTCTTTCTCTGGCCATCTCCAATAGTTACGCGTACTTTCTAAAATGTACTCGAACAACTCTTCTGAATTAGGGACATGAAGATTATATTTATCAATAACTGCTTTTACTTGTTCCAAATCAATATTAGTTGTCAGAGCGACTAGATTATTGATCGTAACATCTGCCGAATGATAATGTCGATTACCACCTAACAGTTTTTCATTATTTGCATTAGCATATCCAGAAGTCATCCTACAGTTAGAAGTCAATACAGGATGCATCGAGATACAATAGATAGGTGTTGATGGTAATGATGAGGCTCCAGAAATGGAGTTAATAGAACGCTTAATGTTATTCTGACCATTATTGGCAAATGCTTCACCTACTGAGTTACCCATCTGCTTCATTTGAAACTGTCGTTTCTTTAAAGCTTTACGTTTAGGAAATGCTTCTTCCACGTATTGAGAAATGTAAGACATCTTACGTTTGTGTGGCATAAACGTTGTAAACGTAGCGGCCATGATGTCTTCACTGACAAATGTCTCTTTCAAGTACTGTAATAATGTACTGTCTACATCTTCGTACCGATCGCCATTTTCATCTTTACGAACACAGTGTATCTTAGGATTTTTAATCGGAAATAAACCATCTGGTTTAATATTTTCCGCTACAAAACTTCTGGCATCTTCGTAAGGAATCTCTTCCATAACCGATAGAAATTTTGCTTGTTGTTCAACATAATCGACTACTGGATTTAACTTTCTGGTGTATTCATTAGCATTTAATACGAATACATTTTCTTTAAGATCGTATTGATTTACATTAATTCCAGATATATCGTTAGGGTTCTTAGAACGTATGTTGTCCATTTGGGTCGTTCCTATATTTGTATTTTCAAAAAATAGGCAGGACATAGATAATTTTACACTCTACCCCAATAAGGAGTAGAGTGTATGTTTAGTCCGTTAGACGTCAGACGGTGCTCCCGACTGAAGGTTCTTTCAGGCTTCTGCAGCACCTTCAGGCTTAGCGTCTTTAGGTTTAACAGGTTTACCAGATGGTGTACGTTCAGGAGTATTTGCACGTTCGCCTTCGTTACCAGGGCCAGTAGGAGTCGCTACAGGAGGTACGAAACGACCAGAATCATCTACCGCACCATCATCAATACGACGATGTTCTTCTTTACCTTCTTTAGCTACAGGGTCAGCAGGTTTACCAGTAAGCATAGCAAGCTTAATGTTAGCCACTGCAGTAGCATCATCTTCTACATGAGGCAAAGTTTCTTCGTTAAATACACGTTTAGCGTTACGGATCAATGGAGAATCATCTTGAGAGATTTCACCTTTGAGCCAATAAACAATTTCGCCACCTTCATAAGCTTTTTTAGGTTGCTCTTTAGCCTCTTGGCTTTGTTTTTTGTCGTCAGACATTTGTTTATCCTTTTGATCAAAATAAAATAATTTAAGATCTTAAATCTCATACAAAAACATATAAACTTACTCCCCTCGCCCCTAATCTGAGGAGCGAGGGTTTCGGTTGGGTTTGTAGGAACTGACATTTTTACTATCTAGTCTTACTGGATCTTTTGACAGGCGTGTTCAGGTTATCCAATACAATTTATTAATAGCCATTCTGGCACCCCTATAGAAATAACTTCTAGTTCGTCGCTAGAACATTATTCATGTCACATCAAAATGAAAAAAAAGATGACTACAAGGGAATGTATTGATTTAGATTATTCCTCGATAAACAGTAGTGTAGGAAGTTGTAAACTAACCTAAATCAATAAGACTAAAGTATCTTGTTCATATATAGAGTGATATTGAGAAGTTTTAACTTTCTGTTAGTACTAAGTTAAAGTTATTATAGCCTTGTACTGCTAAAGCTCTACGGATAATCTCAATATCTTCGATAGATACACCATCGATTGTTGCGATGATTCGATCCGCTCTGGTTTCTTGTAAGGTTTCTAAATTGATCCAGTCCATTGAGTAAATGGTCTCTAGACCAGATGAGTTTACAAGCTTAACATAGATCATTGTCATCGGATCATTATTGTATCCGACTGGTAGGTGTGGTCTCATTTGCTCGTGATAGGCAAAGATATCTACACCATTAGATATTGCATTCTGAGCATTAAGTACCGCTAAACATTTTGCATTTGCAATTCGAGTACCTAATACCTCAGGAGCATAAGTATCGAAAGAATAGATTTTACCAATCTGTAGTTGTTTAGTGACTGCCATTTTAAATAGGACTCCAGGGATTTGTCTTAAATAGAATAATTGAATCTTTAGTATATCCGCCGATGTGGTAACAATTCACTTTTAAAATACCATCCTGCTGAATGACGGGTTCAGGTAGATAAAGTTTATTACTAACCGTTAGAGAAATAACTGACCGATATAATTCAAAAGCAAGATCAGTTAATCTTTTTGCTATTTCAGGAGTAGCTTCTATCTCAGGATAAAGATTCGAAAATGAGAACTCGTTGTAAAAATCCAGAATATTTTGATTTTGAAAGAGATGGTCTTTCTTTCTAAATACATTATCGATTTCCATTATATACAGTCTAAATTGATTTTCAGTAAACCGAAAAGTATTTCTCATCAGTATCATAATTTTCTGGACATAATCCCCATCAGTAATGTAGTACTTTTCAAATAAGTTACAATAATAGATCTTTAACTTATACTGAGGATCATCTGAAAAAGCAGTCATCACCATGATTATTTATCCAAGTTCAAATTTTCTTTGCTAAATAAAATATAGTTATTCTGCGTAGAAAGATAATCGCCTTTATCAAAAATAAATCGATAATAAACCAGAATGACCTGATAGAGTGTATCGTAAATCTGAATACCCATTGGGGTATTCTGATAATGTTCGATGTTCTCTACAAATGTATCGGTTAATAAAATGGTTTCAGTATTTACTTTTGCATCCATATCGACATTTCGATAAGGGCGATTTCTAGAAATGAAGTCCACCAACTGATTAATGTTAATGTGGTGTCCAGTCATTTTATAAATTAAATCAATAGCGATATTTAGCTGACTCGGAATGTTTACGCTAAAAACGCATTTTTTGCCTAGGGACATATGTGTCTACTCCAATTATACTTATGGATCTTAAACAATAAACAGAAGCTAAAGGGATTAAGCTAATGTCTTCTTGCACTTGAATATAAACACATTCTTTATTTGTTATTCTTAATTCTTCTATTACTTCATTAACTAATACAGCTAAATATTTTAAAATATTATCAGCAACTTCTATGCTCAATCCGATATTCGTAACGGTTTCTACGTATTTAGCATAGTAGTCTGAATTTCCTTCGGGATCAACCATTTCGTCATAAAGCTCATTTAAAGTAAGCAAAAAAAAGTGGTGTATGCTTTCATAACCACATTGACGAAGATCCCAAGAGGATAGCTTCTTATTAAGAAGCTCCTCTTGGAAGTAGGTATAAATATCAGTTAAGTTGATATTCCCTAGATAAGCTGTAGAGTACCTTTTTTTAGGAATGTTTAAAATAGGCACCATACCTAGTATTACTTTCTAAAATTAATTTATCAGTTTACACCAAATTTGTCTTTGCTTTTTATCCACCATTTCACTCACTAAATATTCAACATATTTTGGTGATGTATCACAAAGAAATTCTAATGGATTCATGTTTCCAAAGGTATTTTTATATTCTCTAGAAGTATCCGACCCAATCTTATCTTGAATATAATCTTGTATCATTTCCCACTCAATGATTCTATAATCACCGAGACTCTCTAAATAAATAAATCCTTCTTTATACACAAATGCATAAATCTCATGTGGAGACAATTCTGAGTTAGTAACAATATTCTCAATGATACGAATAACGTTATACATCAGAATAACTAATGGATTTTTATCCACTACTTCATCAGGAACATCATCTTTAAGAATATAACCAATATGTTCTGGAAATACTAAGCTTAAAACATATAAAGCTAAATCTCTTCTAGCCATTATCAACCTACCACAAAAACGTAATGGAAGATCCATTTTTAATGAGTGATCAAAAATGTCTTTGAATATTGTTAGTGTCTCAGCATGGCAAGCTCTAGAAAATGTAACATTCCCAAAAGGAGAATAAACTTTATTGCCATAACTGTCGTAAACTTGATGATGTCGAAAATAATTAAATGACTTGATAGTTCCTTTATATTCTTGTTGAGATTTTACACCGTCGATATTAACTAAGGTGTATGTCTCTCCTTTCGTAATAAGTTCTCTATAAGTTTCTTTATGGTAAAAACCAAAATCTTCGCTCTCTAATATTGGTTTATTATATACACCAATATTAACTAATTGAAGTTCTATATCTTCAAGAATTTCGCGAACATTTAATTGAATAATTGACTTGTTTTCCATAGTGTGCCTAGTGAATAAATGTAATTGTTAAATAAAATGGATCGATGACAAAAGACATTGGTAATTTAACCCCAATATCATTTTGATTTCTGTCTTCGATAAATCTACACAACTCAATGTCTTCTTGATATGCTTTATTCAAAGCACCTAATGTCTTAGAAAAGAAATTCTCTACATGTCCGCTTTTTATTGCGGAAACCAACATTTCTATTTCCTTACCTGTACTGTAATCTTGTTTTAGGTTTTTATCGAATTGCAATAATAAATTAACCGTATCCAAAATTTGATATTGTTTATTATTAATAACAAAACAACCTAATCTTTCTAGCCAATAGTTAACAATAATATTAATACCAGCGTACCAAGACCATGTATCTTTCATGAAGCCAGCGCGATTAAATTCTTCGGCATAGACTTTATCGATTCCTAAATTCACTAACCAGTTAAAACTAGATAATGTAAATTTATGGTTTATGATGTATTCGCCTAATGCTTCTTGAACAGTTTTGTCCATAGAAGATCCAATAGGATTTTCTATTAATTGATGTCCGTACATAAAAACATCTTTTATTGCTTTTTCTATATCAGGGATAAAGAATGTTTGTTGCATAACAAATTCCTATACAATTAGAATATCGATCATAAATGCTCAAAGTCTGTAAAAATAAGCTTATACGGACTTTTAATGTTTCTTAAGGGTACCTATCATCTTAAGATAGTTTCTCAATGTAGGATGAATATAGAGCAAAATAGAATGATATTTACTCTTTTCTCATGGTAATAATATATTCGTGTAACTAATTAGATTATTCGTATGAAAATTAGAGCATATTTTATCTATATTTATATATTCGAAAGGATAGACTTATGTCAACTGTAAACATGTGTCTAGCTGAAATACATCAAGTAATTCCTGAAGAGATTATTGAGGAAACTTTTGTCACGCCATATCGCCAAGATTATTATAAACCAGTAAGTGCAGATGCCCGTATCATCACTGAGATTTTTGAGAAACGCGTTATTCCTGATCTTTCTTTAGAATACGCTCATCAAGTTACTATTCCATTGGAAGCATGTCAAATTGAAAGAATCAATGTATCTGACTATGTTGTCGTTATTCCTCCAGAAGTACTACAGAATAGAAAGATTCTCTCTGTACTGGGTGTGAATACAGTCAACATCTACAATAACTCTTACATGGGTAGTGATAGTCTTGCAGCTGGTGTTTCTTCAGTAATGTCTGCTGGCTCTAAAATGGCTGCAGGTGGTTCCAGTGTGCCCGCTAACTACTTAGAAAAGACGGAAGTCATTTCTCCTAATTCTTTTATTATTAAACGTGCTCCTTATCTCAGTACTAACTGTACGATTGATATTCTAGTAGAACACGATGCTAAACTAAATACTATTGATCGTACTGCAATTTCTTACGTTAAAGAATTAAGTCTATTGGCATGTAAAGCTTACATTTATAAAAAGCTTAAAATCCGAATCAATAGAGCAATGTTAGATGGCGGTTCTGAATTGGCAGCATTTAGTGAATGGGTAGATACTTACGCAGATGCTGAAGAAATGTATCAAGAGAAGAAACGAGACGCTAGTCGTATTCTTTGGCAGGCTGATGAAGAACAAAACTGGAGATTGTGGCGAGTTACCATGGGTAACATGTATTGATTTAATAGAAAGATTAATAATGAAATTCAAAGTCGTACCAATAAAATCTTTAAAGAAAGATTTAAGTACCGAGTCATTTATTCATCCACCTACATTTAAAGGAACTGAAAATGTTCCTATCATGGGAGATTTTGCTACTCAGATCGCTCAGAGGTTAAATGAGTTATTTAGTAAAACTGAAAATGAACAAGACGGCATGATAGAATCATTAGGTCGTGACATGGGTGATAAGCATGATCCTACCAAAAGTTACATGATTGGTCGTAATGATGTCATCGCTGGAGTAGATGGTTCTATTGCCGCTACCCGTAATAGTCGTTTAAGTGTAGAACATGTAGAGGGTGGTTTAGGTTTATACGATATCACTGGTGAATTAGCGAGTTTGATTAAAGGCAATAACCAACCATTCATTTGGACAATCCAATACGAGACTTTATCAGATTACCATGTTGAAAAAATTCGTAGTTTAATTGTGGATGGTTATTTTGTTAATTTGGTCATTCTAGTACCCGCTACGGTCAAGATGGAAGATGTCGAGTTGCGCTGTAGTAGTTTATTTGATTTAATGCAGTCTACAGATCGATTAGCTGTATTCGCTACTTTTGTTTTGTCTGGAAACTAAAAAAAAGAAATACTCTCCTCTACCTTAATTGGTAGAGGAGAGATTCTTATGTTTAGTTAATGCTATTTCCTTTTGCTTCCAAAACCAGTTGGTCTATACACTGTTTGGCAACACTTCGGAAGTAGATAACATCTAAACAGTTGTGAGATAAATTAGGTCTAGGACCAGAAGTCATCATCACGTAAGAGAGTGCATCCAGAGACAACGTTAATTTAAAATTACTCATGGTTTTAAACATCTCACGAGTCGTTTCAGTTGACATAGCGGTCATTATTGTCGCAATGTTATCATACTCACCATTTGGTTTCTTGTTATCAGGAATGCCAACGATCCTCATGCTGAATTTACCTTTACGGCCATCAGCATCGGTCATTTGGAATACAACATCATCTACCTGAACACAATCTATTTGGTAAGTCCCATACTGGGTAGTAATACCAAAGTTACTGATCTTAGAATCGTTTAAACAAACACAAGTTGTCAAAACATCAAAATCAGTAATCATAGAACCTGGGGATTCTTTATTTACGTGTTCTAGTACGGTATCGTATATTTTTTCATTAATACTCTTATGGAAAAACATAGTGATTGCCGCTAGATCCGGAAAGATCTCTACCTTTGGAATAACGGTTGCATATTCGTCTTCCTCAGGATTATCGACTACCGATAAATCACTGATGTCGACAATAACCTTATCAGGATAGTTACTGACTTCTTCACAGATACTGACTAATAATGATGAGATTCCATTAGCGTATTCAGCACGGATTTCTTCACGATGTTTAGGATCATTGAAATCGTATAGATAGTCCAGTGGTACATTACCAATTGGACCCACTACTAGGTTAGTGATTTCCATCTAAACCCTCTACTCGATCGATAAGGTCAAGAACACGTTTTACGGTAGGTTTACTTGTATCCAAGTCGATCGTAAGTGCATCATCACCTAAGTCAACGGCATAACTTTTGATGTTCAGAACGGAAGCCAAAGCTTCCATTTTGACCAAGAGCACTTTGGCTACTTTAATCGTAGCCAGAAGAAGATCCATTGGAGTATATTCATCTTCAGGACGAATGTTTTCCAAATTTTCCATGTGATACTTCACGTTCTCCATGTAACGGATGGAAAGGTTGTACATCATTTCGTTTGCTTCTTGAGCAGTAATAGTTGGTTTCATTTTGATTTCCTTTATATAAGTTAGTTAGATTAAACAAGCGCCCAGTTAGTAATGGTTGCTTGTAGGTCAGATGGAGTGTATCCATCGCGAGGGAAGATATCATTACCTTCCTTATCGATAAACAACTCCAAGAAGTATTCGACAATATCGAATATGTTAATGATGCACATGATTGCATCTAATTGGAATACTCGTTCGAGATCCAAATTTGGGAAAGTACGGGACAGATATTCTTCGAAATCATCCAGTACTTCTTGACTGTATTCTCCTTTAAATTCTAAGAAGAGATAAGTCAGATATTCCAAGATACCACGCACGTATTCTTTATCAAGATTACGATAAAATTTTAACATGGTAACAAATACCAAGAAGTGAGATTCTTCTGTAGTAAAGTTACCAATGTAAGAAGCGTGATCAGCACCCAAATTAATGAAGAAGTAGATACTGGAATTGAGTGTACGAGTGACTTCACTTTGCACTCGTTCTCGCTGCCAAGAACTTTCTTCCTCAGATTCTAAATAATACTCAATTAAGAACAATACAGCCATGTGATATACTAAGGCTATTTCATCTTCCGATGCTTTTGTTAAATCCATAATTGGATTATTTAGATTTAACGATTGATCGTAGTCAATCGTGGTTGGGAATTTGATTTTCGGAAATACTTGGGATTCTTCACGATTAGCAATCCATTCATTGAATCCTTCTTGGATCGATGTGATCTGACCCACGTGCATCATGTAGTATGATGACGACGTGATGTGTTTAATGGTTTTGCTGACGATTTCTTTATCAGCTAAAATCAGGTCTTTAAGAGAAATAGATTTCTCTCCTGACTTAATTAAACTTACAGCTTCTTTAAAGAAGCTTTTCAAAACATCTTTATTCATGGTAACGTCCTTGTGATTAAAATTAGAATAAAAAACAAAATAAATTAGATAGAAAAATAAACATTAAGAGATTGGTAAATCCAATCTCTTTTAAAATTATGTGTCGTCAGCATTAAAATGCTTTGATAATTCACTTTAATGATATATAACTGAAATATTTTATAAAAGGCAATAAACAGAATGATTTTATTTTTAAAAGATTGGGACAAATACCCAAATGCCATTGTGCATCTCACTACTAAAAATCAGTCGTTTATCGACTTAGCAAATATTTACAAGAAGATGGGTATTAAAAACTATTACTTCCATCTTGCTTTGCATGACCCTGATTTAGAATTTGTAGATCCATTTGATCCAAATTTAACCCCTCACATGATTTCTAAAATTGCTACAGAAATCGCAGTAAACCCATGGTACTTTTTTAGAGAATTAGCCCAAGCGCCTGACTCGAATGAAGATACTCGTATTTTCTTTAGAGCTAATAGAGCAAACATCTCATTGTTCTGGTGTTTCTTTAACCATTGTCAGTATTTCTTAATCCAACCACGACAAACTGGTAAATCATTCTCTACAGATATTATCATGCAATATCTGTTGTGTTTTCGTAAGAGTCTTAAGATGCTTCTTTATACAAAAGACTCTGACTTACGTACTGTAAACGTAATTCGTCTTCGTGCCCTTATTGCTACTTTACCTCCTTATTTAAATCCTATCACTCGTAAGGATAGTAACAATACAGAAGGTATTACTGTATTGAGTAATAACAATTACTATAATACGATTATTGCTCAAGAGTCAGAAGATGCTGCTTATAAACGTGGTCGTGGTAACACAGTGGAAGTTCGTCAGTGTGATGAGGTGGCTTTCTGTAAATTAAACCACATTACCATTCCGTCTATGGGTTCGTCAATGGACGCGGCGAGACAAAAAGCTTTAGAACAAGGTAAAGAAACTTGCTCTATTTTTACTACAACAGCTGGTAAAAAAGATACACCTCATGGTCGTTGGGCATACGAGGTATGGAATGAATCTGCACAGTTTGATGAGAATTATTTTGATTCTTTCGATGCGGTTGAATTTGAAAAACGAGTAAAAGCCGATTCTAATCCTGTCGATCCTTTGTTTAAAGCTATTGGTCTTTTCCAAGTACAAGGAACATTCTCTCATCGTCAACTAGGTTATACGGATGAATGGTTGATTGAAAACATGGCTCGAAACAAAGTAACAGGTGAGGATGCTTTACGAGACTATTATAATGTTTGGACATCCGGTACCGAGTCTTCTCCATTTACGGTAGAACAAGCACAGATGATCAAGAATAGTGAATGTGATCCTGTATTTAGAGATATTGGTAAATTTGGTATTGTTATTAATTGGTACGTAGATAATCATGAACTTTCTAGTATATTCAATAATTGTCCGGTTATTGTGGGTTTGGACTCTTCTTCTGCTATTGGTAAGGATGCCTGCTCACTAACATTTGTAAATGCTTTAGATCTTAACATAATTGGTACGGCAAGTATTAGTAAAGTCAATCTCTTCCAATATGCTCAATGGCTTTGTGATTTGATTATTCGCTTTCCTAAACTGTTGCTGGTTCCTGAGAATCGTTCATCTGCACAAGGTATTATCGACTTCTTAATTGAGACTTTACCGGCACATGGTATTAATCCATTTAAGCAAATCTTTAATACTATTGTTCATGAAAAAGATGAGAAAGCCAGAGCATTCATGATGATGGATGCGCATCCTAATCCAGCTAGTGTAGCCAATATGTATCGTAGTTCATTTGGTTATAGTACTTCTGGTAAAGGTCGTTATAGTCGTGATAATCTATATGGTGAAACATTCTATCGAGCTATTGATGTTATTGCTGATAAAGTAAAAGACAAGAAACTGATCCGCGAGCTATTAGGATTGGTTATTGTTGACGGTAGAATCGATCATGGCTCTGACAAAGAAGATCACGATGACCAAGTAATTTCTTGGTTATTGGCTTGTTGGTTTGTATTTAACGGACGTAATGTTAATTATTACAATATCAATAAGGGAAGATTCTTGTCTAATGTTGTTACTGCTGGTGAAGAAATCGATCCAGTAAAACAAATGCAACAAAGAGAACAAGAAGTATTGAAAGATAAGATTTCTAATCTGTACGAAGAATTATCTAATACTGAAGACCATTTTGAGTTTGCTAAATTAGAGAAAACCATTCGTCTGTTAGAATCTCGTTTAACTCCTGAATCTAAATCACAAATGGCGATGTCTGTATCCGGCATGATTGATGACTTAAAAGAAACTCGTCGTATTAATGCTTTACGTTCTTCACCAGACATGCTGAATGACGTAATGGATGGTTTAAGCCACATGAGTGATGTATTTACAGGAAATCCTTATTTCGGTAACCGTTATGGCAATATGACGAATGATATTTACCAAAACCCTAATGATATTAGCGATATTAATTATTGGTTAAGTTAATAAGCATAAATGAATTACTCTCCTACTCAATTAAGAGTAGGAGAGTAGATTCTATTTTATTTTATCTTGCTTTAAGATGTCAGACATTTTAATGTCTAAAAAAGCAGAAGCAACTGCATTGATTTGTTGTTTCTCGTCGTAGAATTTGGACAACAATGCTGGAATTTGCATAGTTGAATTCATTACTCGAGCTACATTATCAGGAAAACAATCTGGAACGATTCCTGTTATCTGATACAATACAAATTTGCGTTGCTTTTTCCTAAACCATGCTACATTATTCCTTTTCATCAAATAGGTTCTTTTAATAACTACAATATCCATAGGACAATTATATTTTGTCATGATGGTAATAACTGTAGGTTTGGATTCGTCTATTTTAGAAAAGTCAAAATCTGTAGAGATTAGATTTGATAGGTTATGGGCTGTTTTACAAGTTTTAGCTAGTAACTTTTCAAAAAAGCTCATTTCTCATTCCTTAAAGTAATATTTATTAAATATACACTTTAAGAATAATGTAATTGCCAATGTTAAAATAATTATTTACGTTATCCTTGGTAGTGTTTCATGGTGAATGCTCTTAATACAATGTACAGCATGACACCGGTACGCGTAGCTGCAATAGCTGATCCAGATTTCACTTTTGTAGCTCTTCTAACAATACCTTCCATGTCATCTCGAATTTCGAGAAGGGTTTCTTCTGTTGATCGTGATGAAGTATAAACACCTTTCATCTTTGAGAGTAGTCCAGAGATGTCAGATTTATTTTTCATGATATTTCTATTAAGATACAGATAAGATAGTAGATGGTTCATGAGTTTAGCAATAATCTCATCAATTTCTAATTTTCCTTCTGATCCTTTACCATAGGTATCGCTAATCCAGCTTAAAGTACTTCTGAACATTTGTGCAGGCATAGTTTTATTACTGTTTTCAATAATCGAAATCAAATCTAATTTGATAAACGAATGCTTATCAGCAATAATACCTTCGAGATATCGTTTATAAGTTTCTAATGATTTCTCTTTGTCTTTTAACACCTCTTCGCCATCAGATTCAATAAACGTAGACGAGCTAGAGGTGATCGTCGTTGTTTGAAGATTCTTTTGGACATTGTAGATGTTCTTTAACATATTCTTAATACGTGATTGAGAGTCAGTAATCATGTAACCTACTGAGTAACCTGTATTACGAATATCGACATCCATCTTCTCAATAGTGAGTTTATGGATAGAGTGTTTCATGTCTGTCGTGTCATCACCACGTTCTCGCAATACGGCTAACCACGAACCTAATCGCTTAATAGCGTATTTATTAGACATTGATGACAGTGTAGCTTCAGCTGTTTGTTTTGAACAAGGATATGGCCAGTGTCGTTGCATACGGGATGTCAAGAAACGGATATTCATGACAATAATAATGTCAGACATTGCTTTCTGTTTTTTAGAATCAGGTATCTTTGTTGATTTCCAAATAACGTGAACTAACCAGACACAGCTTAACGAGAATGGGTCAGAAGCTACTAGATAATGTACTGGAGATATTAATTCAGCTAAATCAGGAGCAATATCCAATTCATCAATTCTTAAAATCTCTTCAAACCATTTCAAACGATCCGAATTAACAAATTTAACAACAGTATCGCCAATAGTATCACCACCAAAAAACTGAGCATGTTCTGGTGATTTAGTAATAAAGGAATTAAGGTATTGTTCAATTCTATCACATAGCTTTGTATCTATAGATAGGTTCGAGCAATGGTCATTAAATACCTCTCGGACATTTTTGTACATTTAATAAATTCCTTAATGCAAAAAAAAAATTAACTAAGTATAATCAAAAAATAGAGAGTATTCCATTTAGGAATACTCTCTAATCTTCAGTCACTTATCAATTTAAGATGACCTATTAGTAATGTTCAGTTTTGATTTACGGATACTGAACCAGAATTCACAGAAATCTTCAATGATCAATTCAGGATTTACTAGATGTACATGTTCTGGTTTAACGTAATTTTTGATAACAATATCGATTTGTTCCAGTACTGTTTTACACGCACGATTGAAATTTTCGATAGAGAAGGAATCAATTTCAAAACGACGCCCGCTGCGAGATACCCATTGTTTCTCTTTACCTTTCTTCCAAAGTTCGTAGTTTGTATCGTGACTAGGTTCTACTTCACGATATACTGCACGATGAGTAAATCGTCCAGAATCATTAGTGAATGTAATGCGACTGATTACTTTATGTTGATCTGGCGAATCACTACCAATCACAAATGTAAATGTTTTAGAAATGGCATTAGCTACAAATTCAAAATAATTCTCATTATTGATCAGATAATTATTAATCTTCGTAGCTTGAGCAATTTTATCTTCTTCAGAATCCGCACCCCAGAAATCATTTAAAGAATCACGATCTACTGTCAGTACTTCACGAGCACCTACCACTTCTAAATAACAGTGAACAATATTTTTAGCATGTGATGAGAATGCTTCTTGAACATCATGGTCTACATTTCCGTAATTCTCAATAATCCAGACGTTTACACGTTCTGGAATAATCTCACTGGTAACACCAATTAAAGTACCAGGCAATGAATCATCACCTTTTAAGATACGGATATCTTTACGTACTTTTTCTAAACCGGAATCATCAATCAAAATCAAAGTAAAGTTAACATTCATTTTTCATTTCCTTTAATAAGTTAGTTTTCTAAAAACTGCATACAAGAATTCAGTAATTCACCATTTTCCAAATTACTCTTTAAAAACTCTTCTAATTTTAACAATGGTTCCCAATCAAATTTAGCCATTTCTGGATCTTTTGAAGAATCTCTGATACTTAGTCTACCACTTGGTGTTAGTCGAGAACGTTCAATAAATACCGGATTAGAATTACTTACGTCGATCATTACTTTCGATACCGTATCTACATAGGGTTCTTTTCGAACCAACGAAATATAGACAATATCCGATATAGTATATTCTGCTAAGAATTCGTATTTACCAATATAAATTTCGGATATACATCCATATACCTTATATTTATTTTTAGATGTACTAAACTCACCTAACTTTTTCAGTTTCTCAAGATAGTAATCTCTTTTAAATGCGTTATTTAAGTTATCTTCAAATTCATTGTTTCTAAAAACGTATAACCTAACATTTTCAATACGAGGAATTTCTCGTGTTGGAAAGTTAAATAGAATAGCTTCTGATTTCATTTTAAAATTTCCTTTAATAGAGTTTATAAATACTACTTCATGTTAATGATATAGATTTAAAATAAATAAAAATACTCTCTACCCCGTTAAGGAGTAGAGAGTATTTTACTATTAAGAAATTACAACAGGGAATGGGGCAATACTGTAGAACACGTCGTTGTTATTGTATCGAGTAAAGAATACCAATGATACCGTAGATGTTGCTTTACAACGAGTAGGTACAGACAAATCCTGATTCCACATGCTAATAGGGAATTCATGTTCTTGACCACCTACCAACAATTTAAACATGTTAGGTTTAGGTGCTTGATTTTCACGATTCGTACGATATTGAGGCATGGTTGAGTAATATACTTTTCTTAACCAATCATCGAGATCTGTACAGCTATTAGCAAAATTATAAGTATAATTCGTACCAGTAAGGACGCGAACATTACAAACTAATCCTTCGCCATATGGTGGATTCTGATAAGCTTCAAAGCCCAGTAACCAACGATCAGCAGTAGCATCAGCTGCATTACGCAACAAACGAATATCTACTTGCTGTGGATGGATATGTTCACGGAATGTATTATTCAGTACGCCTAAATCAATCGCTACGTTCAGTTGTTGGTTAGGTCCGAAGAGTTTACCATTCAATGAACGAATTGGTGAATTGGAGGTAATATATACATCGTTAGTCACATCAATCCATTGGTTACGATCCAATGTAAATAAATACCAGTCAAGCTGATAACCAACAGTATCATTTACCCAACGTGGAACTGGATAAAGTTTAACTGAGTAAGCACCATCACGTTCAGTAATGGTATAGTTAAAGCTACGAGTGACGAAATAACGATTATTGTTATTAATCACATTGACTGATTTCTCATTAGGACCAAGGTAGTACTTAAGTACCAAAGTACCTTTCACACCAACTGTTGATTCTGATGCACGATCCAGATATAACAATTCAAATTTATTTCCATCAACAGGATAAGTGACAATAGTACCATCGGTATAATGTACCTTACCCATAATGTTAATGGAGTTCTTCAGAATCTGTTCAGGGATCAGAAGATTCGATTCATCCTTAGCATCGATATACATCGAATCAATAGAGATTGCAGAGATGAATTTATCTGCGTCAGACACATCTCGAAGAAGTGCTGATTTCTCAACAATAAAGTTAGTACGAGACAACAAACCACCTTTATCATCGTAAATCAAAATCAAGACCATTTCACCTTGTTCTAATTCATGTGCTGAATAAAACGGAGGCAGGTACCATTGGGTAAGATTATTCGGATCTTGTTGGCCAATTGGTTCTAAGGGAATCTCGTTACCGATTATGTTATAACTAGCATCGTACCGTACTGAAATCGGCAATCCACCAGCTCCAGCTACGGTTCCTTTAAAAGCAATCGCATGGTGAGGTAAAGAACCTTGGATATGGAATTGCGCCGGTACAGTCAATGTAGGTCGCACTACTGAATCATCGTAAAAGATTTGTCGCGCACAAGGAGTTGCCAGTGTACCGCCAGAAAAGAAACGACCTTCGTCTTTAGACATTTCGTCAGAAGACGTTTTAGAAGAGATCTCTTCTAATTCTGGAACCAATGTGGTTTGGTTAACTGAAATAACCTTGTAATAAGTAAATGTATTCGTATCTAATACGAAGTCACTTACCTTAGGTACGTATTTACGATGACCTTCCTGACCTAAATAAATATCATGAATCGCCCAAATCCGCCATACCTGGGAATCATCTAGGATAGGAGGTTCACCATCAATACCGACAATGGACACGTTCGCAGCAATACCACGACCGTATACAGGCTGATTCACGGGGTAATTATTTTCACTCACGTGTTTTCTCCAATTCGGATAAAGTGAGATATCTCAATCTCATTTCTAAAATAAATACGAATAATTTGTTTTAAGAAACGAACCTCGTGATAAGTGAGGGTTGTTACATCGGTACGATACGTTGGGTGAATGGTAACGTGTTTCATCGAGATATTGTCTAAACGGAAATAGGGTTCCGCAACAAATAAATCTTTATAGTTACTTTCCACAAAGTTAATGACTTCTTGGTCATTGTATCGAGTTTCGATGTTAGGGAATTTATACTGTTTTCGTTTTAGATCGTGGATGATCCTAGACAAAACAGTTGAGTATACCTTGTACAGTCCTTCGATTGGAGGATTACTTGTAAACTTGGTATCTTTAAAGAATTGCCCCATGTAAGCAGATACACGTCTATCTAGATCATCTGCTTTGCTCTTAAAACTATAAGTATCTTCAATGTATGTTTTACGCTTCGGTACGATAATGTCACGAATTTCGTAAGGTCTACCTTCTAATTCATCTGCCCGCTCAGGAATAATGTTTCCGCGTTCAGAAAAACCTAACTTGGATTGGTCAATGATCCCGTTACCTACTTTAAATAGATAATTCTTATCATCGAAAATTTCCCAAATACCATTTCGAGAAAGCATATGGTTATTCACATAACCTACTTGTCGATTAGTGGTGATACCTGCTAATCGAGTACCTTCTCCGTTTTCTTTAGGTTTTGTCTCCGCAAATGACATCATTCGATAAGTGATTTCTTGACTGTTCTTAGAATGGTCGATACATGACTTATTAATAATGTATACATTTGGAAACTCTACGAAGTAATCAATTCCTTCGATTAGAGCTTTACCATTTAGGAATATATCCAAGTAACCATAAGGAATACGTACAGGTCTAGCAAACACATTATCTTTTTCAGCATTGTAGTAATGTTGATTTAATGCGAAGTTTAAGATACCTTTAGTAAATGGTACCAAAATAGTACGACACAAGAATGTCTTATCTGTTCTTACTGTAAAGGTATAATCACTTAACAAGCGATCACTTGTTCCTGTAATCACAATGCCTCGTTTACCATTAATGGTCTTCCAAGCCCACACCCCTTCTTCGTTAGTCACATCTTCCCATCGATCAGGTTCTTCTTCCAGAGTTTTCACACAGGCATATACTCTAAATTCCTCGTCTTCTGGAATTTCTACTTCTAGAATATCGATATAGTCATTAGGCTGACGCGTGCCGATACCAGAAATAAATTCAACTAAGCGACATTCTGGAGAAGTTACTGGGTACTGATTATAATCACCTAAACGTCTCCATGCCAAAAGCTTACCTTTTTGATCATATTCGAAAATGGTCGAGTATGGTCGATAAGCATAAGGCACATTGACTAACTTACCACCTAATCCGTCATCAATAAACGTTTCGTATGGATGTAGTGATTTACCAGTATAGTAAGTCGTAGCATTATAACCGTATGCGTCTTGTACTTCTTTTAAACTACAAACCGCTTTAGGTTTAGAGATCAATTGAGATAGAGTAGATGATTCTAATTCATCAGCTCGCCATTCTTTAATATTACTACGAACACCTTGCATGGCAGCTACACGATTTTGGAAAGCAAGTTTATTCAATTCGTGTAAGCGATTATTGACAAACGGCATTGTACGTTTACCGTATTGTTTACGATAAAATACTTTAAATACCACATTGGCAATTTGCTCATTAATGAAGTCGTGATTGTTCATCATCTCTCTAACTAAGTTAGTGGAGATAGAGAAATCACAATTACCTACTTGTCGAATATTGGTTTCTGAATTTCGATGCAACATTACACCTCGAAATAATTTAGGTGTTGTTTTCGGATAAGCACATAAGTGAAAATCACAATCATCGAAATATTCAAATAAGTTCTTACGATAAGACAATCCGTGCGTAAATAGATACTTACGGATCTTATCAATAATAGATTTAAATGTAGGGATGGTACTGATCTTCATTTCTACTACTTTAGTAATCGTAGAATCGTAAATCAGTTCAACTACGTCTTTTTCAAGAATCTCTACAGTAATCGGGTCATTAACCAAGTAACCATTGATGTAGGTAAAAATATACCCAGGTTTAGACTTATATTTATTGTAGAAATTGATCAGAGGACTCTTGTCAGAAGTACGGTATGGTTTAGCATACTGGATAGCAATTGTCTCTTTAGGGAGATTCTGATCATCGTGATGAAGCAATGCATTATTATACGTTCTGAATAAGACATCTTCAGTATTCATGTCCCAATTAATTTTCAGATCTTCTTTAATAACTAATACTAAATTCTTCTCACGAGTTAGAGTGTAGTAGATATGTGTCAATGGAATAACAATACCTTTATCAGTATAAAACTGAAATACTACGGTTTGCTCTACGCATAAGTCCGCCATGTTATACCAGTGTGAACGATCATGCCATTCTACAAAATTAAAATTGAACATTTCCTCAGGAACTTGTCCAATCATGTAAGCATGATAACGTTCATGTTTGGAAGGTAAGTTATAATCTTCCGTAACGATTTTAACATGGTTTCTGGCACCACCCAAAGGAGTGATGCGTTTTGGTCTTACGATACTTTGGTTATCTTGGTGTGGAGCTGCCCAGAGATTATAGAGATAATGACCTATTAGATAAGGTACACTCATCGGTACACTCCTTTTATTAATTAATAATCGTTTACAATACTATTTACAGCAAGAATGAAGTTAGCACGGTCACGATTAAAATTCTTCAATGCCATTTTTGTTAAACCAGCATTTTTAAATACTTGCTCTGATAAACACACTACTAAGGTAGCTACGAATGTAGGAATGTGCTCTACAGACATTGCTAGGATTTGTTGTTTTTCTAAACCAATCCAGACATTAGCATTAAGGTTCTTGGCAATTACAGTATAGAACAAACCGCTATTAATTTTCTGAATAGCTGGATTATTCATTTTTAATTTCAATTGCTCTAAGAAATCATCTACATTTTTATAGAATTCTCGATCAACATATCGATACAAGAAGCTAGACGGAATGCCGACATCTCTGGACAGTTTAGCGATAAGCGCATCAAATTCCAACTCACCTGCATATGTTTCGCTATGCAGCATCGAGTAATACATCCATCCTGACATTGCTCGTAAAGCGACAATCTCTTCACTATTTAAGCTAAAGGCCATAGACAATGAAGAAGTAATCAAGTCTACGTAAGTCTTAACCACATTAGGGGACAATGATTTAATAGAACGAGTACCATTGTTAACAAGATCAGATGTCAAAATAGTACGAATGGTTTGTAGCGAGAACAAAGGTTTGTTCGCTACTGTGTACTCACCCTCTTGACGTTCTCGAATAAATGATGATAAATCACAAACAGTATATTTCAAACCTTTTACTGTTTCGATAATCAACGGATGATCAAATTTGGGAACGACTGAATTAGGATAAATAAAAATTGATTTATTTTGTTCGTTCACTTTCAACCAAGGGTAATTTAAACCCAATGATTGTCGAATAGTTTTTTGTTGTTCGTCGGTTTTAAAGAAACTACCAATTGTAGTCTCGTAAGGCGAATAAAAAATGGCCATTTATTTTATTCCTAGGTTAACTAATTTAATTAAATAAAAGCTTTTATAAGTAAAGTCTCCGTAGAGAACATCATACTTTTTACTGATAAAAATTTCAATGTGATTTATATATAGAAACTAATTACCACGATATTATGAATATCGTGGCTAAACACGTTATCATTTTAAACACTAATACTGTTTAATTTATTGCTTATTCGCTCGTTAATAGAACATTACCGGTAATGTTTTTCATGTATCTGTTTAGGGTTAAACCTAATACAGCGAATACAATTAAAATTTATTTATTTTAACAATAGTCTAATCTTAATCAGGTTAAGACATTGGAGATTTTTAAAAAATGGATATCTACATTAATAATCCTACACCCCACAGTTTCCACCTGGGTACTAAGGATATGTCCGGTAGACCTCAATCCGTTGTCGCCACTCCGCGTGCACCACATATGGCTTTTTGCCCATTCTACGCTGAAAAAGGTCCTACCGAGGAAGTAGTTGTCGACGGTGAAGCATTTATTAAGCTCTTCGGTAACAAGACTTTGGATCCTCTCCACAAGTACTACAACCACTCTTCTGTCTTCATCGAAGGCATGTTGCAAGATAGTGGTACCATTATCGCTAAACGTATCGTTCCTGAAAACGCTATGCGTAAAGCCGGTATGCGTCTGTCTATCGAGTACGTCGAAGTAGAAGTAGATGAATACGAGCGTGATGCTTCTGGTCAATTCCGTTTAGACCGTGGTAAAAAAGTATCTACAGGTCGTAAAGTTCCTGGTATTACTTACCGCTGGGTTTTGGAAGAACTGAAACCAGAACAAATTACTTTGGCTAGCCGAACTGTATCTAGTTCTGGTTTGGGTAAAGGTGCAACTAATCAAGTTGACTTTGCTGTCAATGGTGTAGTTGGTAAGCGTCTTCCAATCTTTGACTTCGAAACCAGCTCTCCTGGTGCTTGGGGTAATTTAACCGGTATTTCCATCTGGGCACCTAAGACCACTGACCAAGCTCCTTTGAATACTATCGCTTTTAGCGATACAAATTCTTACCCATTCCGTCTTCAAGTATTTACTAAACCTAACGCTACCAGCAACAAAGTTGTAGAAACTACAACTAAAGGTGCTCGTGAAATCGATTTCTGTTTGAAACCAGGTGCTGTTTCTAAAGTAGGTGTTCGTTACTACTTGGGCGAAACTTTTGTAAAACATTACAATAACAATCGTCCTGACGAACCTAATCTTCCTGCAACTTTCGGTTCTTTCAGCAACATTCACGTTTACCAAGCAAACATCGACAGCATCCTTTCTCTTTTCATGCAAAAAGAATTGGATGTATCTGGTACTCAAGTTCCGACTCTGAATCCTCAGACTGGCGAGATGGAAAACACCACTCGTTACTACGGTGACTTTGCTGCTGTAACTGAAGAAAACAAAGCAGACTCTAAATATCTGTTTAACTTGTTTACTGGTACTCACTCTGACGGTCGTCCTTACCAAACTTTCCGTAATTCTGACAACATCTCTACTACTGAAGGTGAAGTAACTGCTTTGCGTGAAGGTTCAGTACAATGGTCTACTGGCGGTACTGATGGTGAGATGTCTGATGAGTTGTTTGCTGCTGCTGTTGATGCAATGCTCGATGAGTTTGCTGACGCTAACAGCCGTTACATGGATGACACTACTTATAACGATTCTGTCTTCTACGATACTGGTTATCCAATTGAAACTAAATTCAATCTGAACAAATACCTGGTTAACCGTAAAGACCGTTGGGTGTGTGCTACCACTCACGTATCTGGTGAAGGTGTCATTACTGCTGCTGAAGAGATTGCTCGTTTGGCAGCCATCCGTAACCGTTTGAAACTGGCTCCTGATTCTGCAGTATTCGGTACTGAGACATTCCGTGCTATGGTTATCCGTGGTAGTGGTCGTTTCCGTTCTTCTGTATCTAGTTACGAAAAACGTGTTCCAGTATCTTACGAGATCTGTCGTTTGTTTACTAAATACTGGGGTGCTAAAATTGGTCGTGCCGATGCTCGTTGGGATCCTACCGAAGGTGATAACAACTATCTGCGTTATCTGACTGATATCTCTAACCCATGGGTACCTTACATCCAACGTAACGAAGCGTGGGCTGCTGGTGGTATGTGGGTAGAACGTAGCGAATCTGGTCGCTTCTACTTCCCGATGATTCGTACCATTTACGAAGATTACTCTTCTACCTTGATGAATGCACGCATCATGTTGTTCCATGTTGAGTTGAACAAAATTGGTGCTGAATTGCGTCGTCGCTTCTCCGGTAAAGACTGGTCACAACTGCGTCTGAAACAAGAAGCTGAATCTTGGTTCTACTCCCAAATTAAAGACAATAAATTTGGTGGTACTATTGAGGTTCAAGGTGAGTTGTACTTCACTGCTATCGATACCGAACGTTCTTGGTCTTGGCACTTTGTTGCACGTGTATACGGCGACAACATCAAAACTGTTCAAACGTTCTACAGTGAAAACTATCGTCGCGAAGATAAGCCTGAAAATTTCAGCGGCATTAGCGCCTAAGTCTATAACTAGGGGTTATTTATTTAACCCCTATTTTATTTCAAAATTTTAAAAGGTAAAAATAAAAATGGCACGTATTGAACCCGTTTTTATGTCTAAAAATACGGGCGGTTTTGCTGATGGTATTCAGGCTCCTGTTGTAGGTCTTATCGAGGGTGGTAACTTCGGTTATGCTAAACAATGGGCTGCTTGGATTAATAACACTCCATACACTTCTCGTCCGCTGATTAGTTTTCTTTTGGAAGCTCCTCTTGGCTTTAAACTTCTTCCTGATGGTAAAGTCCATATCGCTATCTTGCGTAGCCTGGTAGAAACTATTCGTCACCGTATTACTGGTTTAGGACACAAGCTCACTGTAGCCACTGACCAAAACCAAGCATTTGGTGGTTCAGGTCAAAAATACGAAGTATTCACTAACGTGACTGAAGATCCATTGAACGTTTCTATGTCTTTCTGGGAACGTCCAGGTTTGGCTATCGGTCGTTACATGCGTTATTGGATTGAAATGCTGATGATGAACATGGAAACTAAATATGCTTCCATTTCAACAGTAGCAGGTACTCAAGACTACGATGCAATGCCTGACATGTACTCCATGTCTATGTTGTTTATCGAACCTAACGCAACCATGACTAAAGTGGTTCAATCATGGATCGGTATCAACATGTGGCCTAAATCTTCTGGTGATAATGAAGCCAAACACGATAAAGAAAACCCTTCTGAAACTCGTGAAATTCAAATTGAATTTACTGGTATTTATCATTACGGTCCTGGTGTTGACTTCTTTGCTCAAAAATTCCTTGACAGTATTAAATTAATCAACGCGAATGCGTATCATGAAGAAGCTATACATTCCAACATTGGTCTCGATAGCATGGTAGCCGCGTCTAGGATGTCATTTGGGGAAACTGTCCGCAATATCAGTAGGCGACAATTCAAATAAACAATTGATTATATAAGAAAAGGATAATATCCCTCTTATATGAGGAGTTGTAGTTTATAGCTAAAATAAAATACCGTTCTCCTTAATCGGGGAACGGTATTTTATTTATTTGTTTATTTATTATAGAAAGAAATCCAGATGAAAGATACTAAATTAAACTTATCTGAATGTAAACAGATTGAGGGTTATCCTTTCCTCTACTTTTTACCAGATGGGAAAGTATACAATTCAAATTCAAAACGTTTTATAGGTGGGAAACACTTCTACGATGCAGAAACCGATAAGTATATTAACTTGGTATCTCTAAGAAGAAAAATAAATAATGGCATTGACTTATCTGGATTTAAACCTATTCCTGAATTCCCAAAATACTTAATTGATGAAAATGGTACTGTATACGGGACTAAGAATAACATTGTAATGAAAACAGTATTTGACAAGGGTGGTTATAAAAGAATATGTTTGAGAGATAGTACTGGTAAGAAACATTTTAGAAGTATTCATCAACTAGTATTATCTACTTTTAATGAATCCGAATATAAGAGATTAAAAGACTCTTATAAAAAAGATCAGGATGATTATCTAGTAGTGAACCACATTGATAGTAATCGAACTAATAACCATATTAGTAATTTAGAAGTAGTAACTCAGCAAGAAAATATTAAACATGGTATTGAACATGGTAATTGGACTTCTAATTCAGTCATGATTAAATTCTTAGATAGTGGTGAAATTAAACATTTTGATTCCATGATTAGCGCTTCTAAATATTTGAATTTATCAGAGTCTGCATTTCAGCGTCGGTTCGATAACAAGAAGTATCTAAACGTGGTTTATACGACTAAAGAACATGGTGACCACCAGATTAAATTAGCTAGTGATGCCGACTTTGGTGATCCTATATATTTTGTAGATAACGGAAGAGGTTCAAGTATTGGTATTAGTGTTATTGACTATCGAGTATCTCCTTTTCACGAAGTAACCTATAAAAGCTTTAGTGACTATTCTAGAAAAACTGGTATTTCTACAGCTACAATGTGTCGAGCATTTGCTAGGAGTAATCAACCAGTACTTTCTAATTTACATCGTTTGAAGAAACTAGATAATCTTGAAGAATGGGTTATTACAGACCCTCTATTAGATCACCTAAAAATGGTTAATGCTAATGCATTAGTAATTTTAAAAGAAGATGGTAGCGAACCACCTACAATATCTTTAGTGTATAACTATACTGGTTTACGTCAATGGAATTACCATTCTGATATACTAGAATTAGCCATTAAACATAAACCTTATAAACATGAACACACTAATAGATTATTTTATTCTTATAGTGATTTTATTAGATCTGAATGGTATAAGAAATGGGGTAACCGATTTAGCGAGTATGAATATCATGGTTTTAAAGGGATAGAGAGTGAAATCTAATATCTTTTATTATAGTTATTTAAACAAAAAAATAAGATTTCACAAATACCTTTCTTCACATTGACATAAATCAAAATCCTCTACTCCTTTTTACGGGAGTAGAGGATTTTATTTTTATGCTATTTTATTTAGCAACTTTCTTTTTCTTATTGATGCATATATCAAATCCACCAATGATAACAATATTATCTTTCTGACTTGGATCTACTTTAGAAACCATACCCACATCTTGCACAATATAGACTGGTCGTAAAATAAGATCTTTGTGATAGTTAGGATGGGATTTATTTTCAAATAATACATCATCTTCACCTGGATATCCAAATACATCAGCCATGACTTGTCCGTCCAATACTTTCAGACGGCAAACATAGCCGATACTACCTAAATCAAGATAATTCCTGACCCATCCGGTATTTTTATAACCAGCCACTTTGTTAGCAATATAGATCGGAAACCATTCCTTCTTTACCAAAGTATTTACTTGTTCTTTTAGATTTATCGATTTTACAGCATCAGGATTATCCATTACTGCTTTGATTAAACCTAAATTATCATCTACCAGAATACCACGATCGTAATTGGTCTCTTCTTTAATTTGCTTTTCGTATTGCTCTTTAAATTTCTGATGCTGAAATTCATTAGAATACAATTCAGTTAAGTATTCCATGTGATCAACACAATCGTAAATAGTGCAAAGAAATAATGCAAGATCTGCATTGTTACCCATATCGGTTAATAATGTAGATAGTTTCAAGATACTGATATCGGTTATCTCTTTATACCTTTTGGCAGAAAGAGTATTGGTTAAAGATGGGTCAGTCCACCGCTTAAAGATATTTACGATGTCTTTATTAGCGGTTTTCCCATTATTAATCATTTTAGTAATCCAGTTATTATAATAATAACTCGGACTTTTACTAACTTTGGTCAATATGTTGTTTAAATCGTCTTTTAATTTAATAAAATTTTCGTTCATTTTCCATTCCTTTATATAGTTAATGATCTTAGAACTTTACTATTCTACGATCGTTTCCTTTTCACTTTTTTTCTAATGAATCATCTACCGAATTAATAATATTCTTAACCCACTGACTAGATTTACGAATAATTTCTTTGCATGAATTTTTATTCAATTCGCTAACAAATTTTTCTATTTTTGCATTTCTTTCACATCCACTAATATCCACAAGAATTCGTTCATCATCTAGAATATAGAATCTATCGATATCTGAAACAATCTTGTTATTAATAAGATCGACAAATTTAAAATCTATATTAACTTGATCTACTACATTAGCTACATTAGCAGTATAAATTAATTCAAGAGAAATTGAGAATAAAGAATCGTCTTTTAAAACAGTAATTGGATTTACGAAATTGCAGTAAATAACATAGTAATATTCGTCAACTCCTTCTCTAGGAATAATAATTTCTTTTTTAGTAATGAAGTCTTTATAAGATTCCATTGCTGCTAAATGATCATCATTTTTCTTAAATACAAACATGTATAAGTTTGTGGTTAACATTTTAATTTCCTTTATATAGATAGATTGATTAATTTGTTATCTTAACGCAATCGAATGCGTAAATACAAGTGAATGAAGAAAATAAATTATTAGATCTACCGTTCGAGAATAAGTATCTCGGAACCAACACATGTCCGACAATACTAATATCATTATCCCTATGCATATTTGCGTAGATCTTTCCTTCTTTACGATAGATGAAATTTACTTTGCCGATGTCTTTACCGATAGATGGCATAAAGACATTAATACCTGTAACAATACTATTTCGAATAACACTATAACCAGGATGTTTCATTGAGTAAGGATCGACAAGATAATTCTCGATGATTCCAGTCGTGTCGAAAATAGGGATGCCTTTATTAAGCAGGTTGTTTCGGTTTAAGTACGTAGCTTGTAGTTCGTTAGCAATACTTAAAATACCAATTCTTGATTTAGCAATATTGATGAATTCATTATACTCCTCATTGGTTAAACGATAAGAAGTTTGAATAAACCATTTCATCTCAGGATGTTTTTCTGGATTCGTGATTTTATAAACCAGCATCTGAGCCGTATAGAAGTAAATATCTTTTACAATAACTTCTAGTATTTGGTTAGACGGCAATCTTCTAACATGTTGTAATCGAGATGTTAAAAAATTACACACTCGATAGAGATTAGAAGTCTTAGCAATATTAAGTCCTTTATCTAAAAGAATATCTTCTAGTGTTTTTCCGTAATACACTTCTGTAGATGCGGTTTTCAAAATCGTATACAAAGCTCTAGCTAAAGCATTAGCTTGATCAATTTTATATTGCGTTAGTTTCATTTTGTTTCCTTATAATTGAATTCGTACTCTGTCAATCCAAAACCGGCATCTAAAATAAATACTTCTCTAACCGAATGTCCATTAGCAAAACGAAAATACTTTTTTACTTTCTTAAAGTATTTTAATACGTCTTTTCTAAAATTAACATAATCGATATAAACTTCTACATCAATTGGATTGAATATTTCTACACTTACTCTTTTACCATTATCTAAATTACCAGTGCGCGAAATACTAATGTTATTTCCTGTTCTGACTAATTGCTGAATACATGCTTCTAATGCTGAAAACATTATTCCTGTGTTAGTGCGATACTCATCCCAGTCACTGATTTCCATAGTGGTCTCCTTAAAAAATAACACTCAATAATAACTAGAGTCTCTAGGGAAAAATCCCTAGAGACTCTAATCATTTACTTACCTGTACTATAGGCACCGTTAATTGCATTTATACCAAACGTGATAGCATTCTTTCTTCTTAATGCGTTCTGAAATTCTTCTACATTACCTTCTTTGTAATGTTTCTTCATTTCTTTACGAATATATCTTAATTGCTCAAGCTTTTCATGAAGTTGTTTTGCTACATCTTCACTAGTAAAATGCGCTGCAGAAAGATACGACCTATAAGTAGTAGAATGTGCAGCGCTTAAGAAATTGAAATATTCGTTATCGAATTTAACATATTCCTTAATCGTTTTGCTAAACCGATCATTGAATTTATCAGCATGGTCTACGACTTCGCCAATACCTTCACTAATTGACTTCATGACCTTACAGGCTTTGTTGGTATTGCAAGCCGATCTATCAAGTTCTTTAAAAGAAACATTAATGGTTCTTTTATTCACTCGGCCTAATTCAATAAAGAATTTCTGGCGTTGTTTGACATTCTTAATGCGTTTGTATTCGGTTTCACGGCGTTTCAAAATTTTATTCATTTTACAATCCTTCCACTTCAGATTTATCCATGATATAAAAACCAACTAAACTTTTAATCGTTTTAATAGAGTTTTCGTCAACATTTCCCTCTAACTTCTCTTCTGATCTATAGAAGGGAAGAAGAACAGGGTTAATGCCTTTGTTGTTTTGGCTGTTTTTCAATATTGAAAAATGACACATCGACACTTCTGCTTTAAATCCTTTATCTGTTAAGAAAATCTTAGAAATAAATCCTTCTAAGTTATCTGCACTGAAGCAACTAAGTACATCATTTGTATTTTCAGGAGGATTACGAAGCACCAAAACTGGATTACTGGTTCCAGTATTGATTCCGTTTACTGTTGCTCTTACCGGATGTGATTTCTCTTGAGAAGAATTTGTTGCCAAATAATCCAAAATATTATAACTGTCCCAGATCTCAAAAATACCAACATTGCTATTAGGAATAATAGGTTCTGTAGTCTTCTTACCACTTCGACTACTTCTAAATTCCATATTGATAAATCCGTTAGCATAAATCGTTTCTAACTTATCCGAATAATCGAATAAGTAATCTGGATCCACACTTAACGAACTGTTACGATCTTCTTCAATATAGCTTTCAGATTTTGTTAAATTAAAACCTATTAAACCAATGATATTATCAATGGTATTTTTTGGTGTGAGTTCTGATTCAGGAACCTTGGTTTTAAATACTGGTTTTAATACATAATTACCTTTAAATTCGTTATTGTTTCGTTTACCTAACAAGATGTACAGCTCTCTAGACATGAAGTTGACTCGATTATCAACATCTGCCTTAATCTTACCATTAACGATTTTTATATCAGTAACGTGACCATCAGGACATGAAACATTTTGATTAGTGGGCGTGATGATGCGAGAAATCATCTCGTTATTTTCTAAAGCTTTCTGAATAGATGTCCGAACCGGATGGTTTCTATAGTTATTGGCAGTTAAGATGGTGAGTAAAATATCATCAGTATCGACGATATCGAAACCAAAACTACCAGAACTATATTTACGTTCTAATGCCTTATATTTAACTGACATTGCTTGTTTGAAAACTTCAGTACGGACTTCTTCAATAAATACCTCGTAGTCTTCAGGACTAATGTTACAACACTTGGTAACAAACTTTTCAAGATTTTCTTGATACAAATCATTCCCTGCTATTACATACGGAAATGCCGAGATGTCCATTTGGTTGATCAAACGGTTAATCAGAACAAATACAGAAACATCAAGATAGTCTTTTACCTTATTAAACTTAAGATACAACTTCTTAATCATTTTAGCTAAATCAGATGTATCGTTCGAGTTAGCGATTTGATAAATAGTTTTACCGTATAGGACTTCTTGGTTTTCTAAAATCGCAATAGTCAAATCTACGACTTCGTTAATAATTTTCTTCATCATTAATTTCCTTATAAAAGTTTGAATAAAATCTTGAAATAATTCAAGAGGTTCATTTTAATAATATAGATTTAAAATAAAACAAAAAAACAATACTCCCCTACCATGTTAGGTAGAGGAGTACTATTTAATTAGGTTTTCTGTAGTAACGATGACCAGCAGTTTCTTTATGGGTTTTCACAATATTAAGAATAGTATGTCGACGAACAGTCACTACTCGCCCATCAGTTGTCACTAATGAATAGTTTCCTGATTTTGTCTTCTTAGCTTTCTTAGAATTGTCACTGGCAAATACTACACTAATTTCACCATTATCATCTTCCAAGATTTCGTACAATGAAAACTCTGTAGGGTATTCATCTTTTCGATTAAAATAAATAACCGGATATGATGTGTGATGATCCCCATCTTCATCATCGGAATCTTGAGTTTCGATAACTTTATCTTTAACTTCTTCTGATTCTGCATCGATTACTCGTTGGCAATCTTTACAAACAGTAGCGAATAACTTATCTGTTTTAATCTCAATGACTTTGCGTTCTTCAGGATCTAGTGCATTACCCCATTTCTTAAATAACTTACCAATATACCTCAGCATTAATTAATTCCTTTCAATTATCTTATAAAATAAATATCATATTTCAAACATATTGAAAGCAATAATGACAGGATATTCCTCTTCATCTAATTGAGGAATAGGTTTCTCAAGCTCACGATATTCAATTAAAGGTACGATTTCGTACTTATCAGTAATATCTGGTCGGTGTAAGAAATCTTTGTATTCGTCGTACAGATCAATAAATGCAATAATCCCTGCTAACCTACGTGCTACATGACGAACCTTACCAATAGCTTTGCCATTGATTCTTACTTCAATTCCTTGTTTAAAATCAGATTTTAATTGATTAAACAATTTATCGTAAATAAAAGGTAATTTACCATAAATATAATCAATATATTGTCCTAATAACTGAGACTGCATCGGACCATCTTGGTAATAGCCCATATTGGATACCGGAACACCATTACCATTGGTTTTTGATTCTAAATAACCTTGATACAAATGATCACGATACATGACTTTAGTATAGTGCTTAATAACTAAATTAATAAACTTTTCAGTTTGATCATCATTTAAGTTATAAGCATACTTAATCAATTTCTTAAGATGAAGATTCTTTTCTATATCGAGAATCTTCATCACGAACATCGCAGCACTATAGAATTCAAAATCGAGCAAAATACTATTGTGTTCTCTAATAGTAAATGCTTTCTTCAGATGTTGTATTCTGATATATAAGAAAGCAATTGCTTTGAGTGGAAACAATGACGGTATATAATCCGGAAATACATCGTTAAGCACATCTTTAAGAGTACAGTTATAAGTAAGTGGGTCTTTAGTGGCGATAGAAATATATGCCAAATTATTTGCTAGCTGATAGGCTTTGCATTTGTGTTTTTCAAGCAGTTCAGTTGGATACATGATTATTCCCATTCCATCAAGAAGTTATAAGTATAAAGTTTACCATCTAGGAAGATATTGATAAGATAGGAATCGTTACCATTCTTTTTACGATTACTACCCATAATGTCATCACTCAAGTAAGACCATACATTGTAATTATCAATAATTTCTCTTTCAAACAATTCACCTGCTGGGTCGTATTGATGATTTCTTAAATCAATTACATGATAAATTGAATTAAGATTTTCATCTTTGTCAGTATAAATACTGATATCGTAGTTATACTTTAAGTTTAAAAGCATACGACGAATTTTATTGTTGATTTCTGTAATTTTGATATTGTGAATTTCTAATTCATTAGCGTTCATTTTAATTTCCTTTAAAGTTTATTGTGCTGAAATAGCACTTTAATAGTATAGATTTAAAATAAAATAACCTACTCTACCTTTTTTAAGGTAGAGTAGAGTATATTATCGTTTCATTTTATAAAATGGAAGATTACCATCACCAACAACATGGTTATAGTGGTAAATCGCTTCTAAAGTTTTAGGTGTCAATGTAATTACACCACCAGTAGAATCCTTCAGTCGATAATTACCTGACATGTTCGGAGTTTCTACTTTATCTAGCAAGTGATTGAACAGTTTGTATTGTTCACCATCTCGAATAATAGAATGACTATCAATACGAGTAACTGTTGTTTCATTCTTACGATAGAATGCGATAGGACGCAAGCGAGATTCGGCACGCGTACCATTCTTCTTATAATAACGATCCTGAATGGTCTCACGCGCATCCAGAAGAGCATTTTGAAGTTGTTTAAGGTCAGCCATTGGTAAGCTAGAATAAGCCACCATTTCGTCTTTCAGGTCTTCTAACAGATGTTTGATGTTCATTACAATATCAGCTTTTTTAACTGCCATTTTTATTTCCTTTATTAGTCGTGTAAGTAAAGTGAATAAGTCATTATTCATTATATTTATCAGTATGTATATTTTTATTACACATATTAGTATAAAAAATCAAACAGGGTAAGTGTATGAATTTCCAAACCCGACTCACTCAAATTTAGGAACAAATTTAGATGAAAAAAGAACCCATTTCTCCTGATGAAGTTAAAATCGTTAGTTTAAAACACTGCGTCAGGCACGCGATTGAATCTCTTAAAACAGAAACAGGATGTACTACTGAAGAAGTAATAAAGTTTCTTCTCGTAGTGCGTCCTTTTGAAATTATTTTCCCTAATGTGATAAACACAGAGGGACAAGATAAAGAAAATAAAATAGATAATATCACTAAATATATCAAACTGTATTCTAGATCTATAAAAGAATACTGTAAAATAGAAACTATTCGTTATTCCACTGGTGATCGAACAAGTACTTTTTATCCTGAATTAATCACTACTGATAATCTTATTCAGTGGTTCTTATTTAATATTGGGCGTTACCATTCTGGTGATCAATGCTATTTGGTTTCTAGAAATGGTATTGTAGATGATCCTAAAGGACTCATTCCTACTCTTATTCAAACATTTAATATTGAAAACTAATTACTCAAAAGGATTTTCTTAAAATGACTGAACAAAAAATTAAAGTAAAGAAACGCGATGGCCATTTTGAACCACTGGATATTGCTAAAATTCACCGTGTGGTAGAATGGGCTGCTGAAAGTTTAGATGTTTCTAGTTCCCAAGTAGAAATCAATAGCCATATTCAATTCTATAATGGTATCTCAACTACCGATATTCATGAAACATTGGTAAAATCTGCTGCCGATTTAATCTCTACAGAATATCCTGATTATCAGTACATGGCTGCGCGTTTAGCACTGTTCCATATTCGTAAGATTGCTTATGGTGAATTTGTGCCTACTCGATTATATAAACATATTCAGTCAATGATTGAAAAAGGTGTTTACGATAAAGAGATTTTAGTGAAATACACCGAGGAAGAGATTAATGCCATTGAGTCCTTTGTAGACCATACCCGAGATTTAAATTTCGCTTATGCCGGTATTAAACAAATGGAAAGTAAATACTTGGTGCAAAACCGAGTGACTAAACGAGTGTACGAATCCCCTCAAGTGGCTTTTGTATTAATTCCTACTTGCTTATTTGCTGACTATCCTAAAGAAACTCGTTTAGGATACATTAAGAAATTCTACGATGCTTTGTCATTGTTTAAAATCTCTCTGCCTACTCCAATCATGGCAGGCGTACGTACACCTACTCGCCAATTTAGTAGCTGTACTGTAATTGACTGCGATGATAGTTTGGATAGTATTAATGCAGCTACTTCCTCTATCGTTAAATACATCTCTCAACGTGCTGGTATTGGTATTAATGGTGGTCGTATTCGTGCACTAGGTAGTGAGATTCGTAAAGGTGAAGCTATCCATACTGGTGTTATTCCGTTTTGGAAAATGTTCCAAGCCGCAGTCAAGTCATGTTCCCAGGGTAAACAATCCTGCCCAGTTCTGTAGAAATGCAGAGTTAAAAATATCGCTCTTAATTGCTGGGAGTCCTTAAAGCGTAAACTACTCGTATTTAGAATACAGTGATAATGTTTACGATATTGCAATAGGTAACCAGCAGCTATTAATTTATTATAAAGACCAATATTGTGTAATATACTAGTATAAGGTCTTATAATGTTTACTGATAATTATTCTTTTACATTAAAGAAAAGATTTTTATTCTTGTTTGAAAAAGGTTATTCTTTAGACTATATACAAGAAGACATTCGAAATTCTCTTAATATCCAACTAAATGAATCGGATATTAGAAAACTTACTTTAATTTTAAAACTAAGGCAAAATAAAAATTACGAAGACCTTCCAGGTGAAGAATGGAGATCTTTGGATATTATAGGTTATCCACTTTACTTTGTATCTAACAAAGGAAGAGTGAGAAGGATCGATCGTCTTAAAAAATTAAAGAAAAACAAAGGTGGTTATCTAGAGATAAATTTATATCGGTTAGGTGGATTTATAACTAGAACGGTGCATCGTCTTGTGCTCATTGGTTTTACTAGAAAACTGATGTCGGATAAACAAATAAATCACAAAGACATGAATAAAGAAAATAACACTTTAGAGAATTTAGAATGGTGTACAGCTAAAGAAAATATAGAACACCTTAGAAGAAACAATATCGAATATGCTAACAATTCTAGAATATCGATGACTGGTGAAAATAACATAGGTTCTAAACTTAGTATTGAGGATGTTATTCGTATCAGAAATAGCGAACTTTCTAATAAAGAATTAAGCTTATCTTTTGGTGTTGGATCTGAACAAATAAGAAGAATTCGTAAAAGAAAAATGTGGAAACACGTAAATTAGTAGTTCAACGACTAGTCGAAAGACGTACCACTCAAGTGAGGTCTCTGTAACGGAGTTTGGGGAAACAGAGCGACTACTACAGTGGATTAATGTAATCCTCTATGTAGTTTCCTGATGTTTGGAATCTTACCAGGTAATGCTGGAGAAGAAGATATAGTCTCAACATCTATCGAAAGGTAGAGCTGTCTATTCAGACAGAATACAATCTAACGAATTGTATTGAAGGTATTTGGGGATCCGCGGAGGCGCAGCAACTCTATTTTATCCTATTTGGCATCTAGAAGTAGAATCGTTACTGGTATTAAAGAATAACCGAGGTGTAGAAGATAACCGTATTCGTCAATTGGATTACGGTGTACAGATTAATAAATTGATGTATCAGCGTCTGATTGAAGATAAAGACATTACTTTATTGTCACCTCACTCTGTAGAGGGTTTATACGATGCCTACTTTAATGATCAAGAATTATTTGAGAAATTATATACAGAAGCTGAGAATAATCCTCTGATTCCTAAGAAGACTATTAAAGCTACTGAATTGTTTACATTACTGATGTCAGAGCGTGCAAATACTGGTCGTATTTATATCATGAATACTGACCACATGAATACACATTCTTCATTTATTGAAAAAGAAGCAACTATCTACACAAGCAATTTGTGTGTGGCTGGCAATACTGAAATCTTAACTGACAAAGGTTATGTTTTCATTAGAGACATTGCTGGCACTAAACAAAATGTGTGGAATGGTTACGAATGGTCTGAAGTAGATGTCGTACTGACTAGCAGTAGTTCTGAATTAATTTACGTACACACAAGCAATCAAAGATTCTTAAAATGTACACCTTACCATAAATTCTACATTATAGATGGTTATGGTAAACAGAAAGAAGTTAGGGCTATCGATCTTAAAGAAGGCGATAAGCTTATTCGTGGTAACTGGCCAGTTATTGATGGTAGTAAGGATCTTGACAATGCTTACGTACAAGGATTCTCATCTGCAGATGGCTGTACTGTTAGTAGTAATGTAACTAGAATTGATCTATATGGCGAAAAGAAATCTTTATTAGATGTTATTACTAAAAATAAAGAAAGTATTTCAACCATTAGACAGCAAACTACTTCTAATCCGGATGGTTCTGAAAGAATTGAAATTAGGTTCCATGGACTTAGAGGTAAGAGCTTTGTTCCTGACGCTAGCTATTCTCTTTCTAGTAAACTGAAATGGCTTGCTGGTTGGCTAGATGGTGACGGTTGCATCTATCGAAATGGTGATAACGAAGCTATCACTGGTTCGTCTACTAATTTAGTATTTTTAAAAGAAGTACGCTCAATGTTAGAAACGATGGGAGTCACTGCTAAGATTGTTAATTTGGCAGAAGAAGGATATAAATTATTGCCAGATGGAAAAGGTGGTAAGAAAGAATTCTACTGTCAAGCTACCTGGAGACTTTTGATTAGTTCTTACGATTCTCAAAAACTTTTAAACATTGGTCTAGAGTTTAATCGTCTTAAAATAAATAAACGAGACGTACAACGTAACGCCACTCAATTTGAACAGGTAGAAGCTGTTATTGATTTAGGTGAGTTTGATGAAACTTATTGCTTCAGTGAACCTAAACGTCATCTTGGTGTGTTCAATGGTATTCTTACTGGTCAATGTATGGAAATTGGTTTACCTATTAAGCCTTTAAACAATATTTCTGATGAGGAAGGTGAAATTGCTCTATGTACTCTAGGAGCTTTGAACCTAGGTACAGTAGATAAAGATAATCTTGAAGAGATTGAAGAATCTATGGACTTAATTGTACGTGCTCTTGATTCTGTATTAGATTATCAAAACTATCCTGTTAAAGCAGCTCGTAGATCTGTAGATAAGTATCGTCCACTAGGTATTGGTGTAATTAACTATGCTTATTATTTAGCTAAGAATGGTGCTCGATACAGTAATAGCAGTGGTCATCGAATGACTCATGAGTTATTTGAAGCTATTCAATACTATGCTTTAAAATCATCAGTACAATTAGCTAAAGAAAAAGGTAAGTGTGGTGCATTTGAAAATACTAAATATTCCAAAGGTATTTTGCCAATAGACACTTATAAAAAGTCTATTGATGAATATGCTCCATTTGAATGCAAATTAGATTGGGAAAGTTTGCGTAAAGATATTGTTCAATATGGTTTACGCAATGCTACATTGACTAGTTTAATGCCTTCTGAAAGCAGTAGTCAGGTAAGTAATGCCACTAATGGTATTGATTTACCTCGTGGTCCTATTACTGTTAAAGCTTCTAAAGATGGTATTTTAAAACAAGTCGTTCCTGATTATAAAAACTTGGATTCTAGTTACGAGTATTTATGGTACGATAGTAATAATATCGGTATGTTGAAATTAGTGGCAATCATGCAGAAATTTATAGACCAATCTATTTCTACCAACACTCGATATAATCCTATCAATTATCCTAACGGCAAAGTACCTATGAAAGAACTATTGAAGGAATTGTTGATTGCGTATAAGTATGGCGTTAAAACATTGTACTATCACCATACAAACGATGGATCTAATGATACTCAAGATAGTCTGGATGATGGTTGTGCCGGTGGTGCTTGTAAAATCTAATTAAAAAAATAGCTCCTACTCCTGACATATCAGGAGTAGGGGATTATATTTTTAATGTATTTTAATCTAAAGGAATTCCAAACTTTTTCGCAATAGCGATACCAAGATCATCGAATGCTTCTTCGATTTCATGTTTGGTAGGTCTCTGATTAAAGCTACCATCAAATGGTTTACCGTATGTCTCACCAAGAGGATTATCCATTCCTGATAATGATTTAGGAGCAGTATATTTTCTATTAACTACTTTCTTTCTTTTATTTTGTTTCATCTTAATCTTCCTTTCTTTCATTATGGTGAATGGCCATGTTGTACTTATAGGTGATACCAATTTCGTCTACGTAACCTAAATAAGCTATTGTTCGATCTATTCTAGAATACGCATTACTGATCGTACATTGATTAAAATAATGATCTTTCTTTTTACTAACACTTAAGCCAACAAACCAAAATGACATTAAGTTATAAAAATTGATCCATGTTTCTTGATCAACATGTACATCAATACTGTAAGTCATGAGTTTTGTTAAGTTTGTTTCTTTATCACCTTCGTATTCTCGGTAAACAAAGTATTGTTTATTCCATTTGGAATCATTCATCTTTAAGAAAGATTCAATACTATTTGTTAGTTCATCGTAGAACTTTTGATCCATTTCTGAATCAACATTAGATGGACTCATTCGCAATTCCTTTATAAAGTTAGTTTTAGATTTCTACGATATATTCCACAATGGGTACCTTATATCCATCTGCATCGTACATCGCTATTACTTCACTTTCGTACAATCTAAGACTATTCACGTAACTAAAACGATTGTTATGAAGTCTTAGTAACAAAACATTTTCTTTAAATTTAATATCAACCACATAACCATCATCTTCATCATTTGTGATGTCTACGGATTCTACGAATTTATATTGTTTAATAGAATTTACAAAACCAGCATAGTTTTCTTTAGTTAGAAAATAATTCATCTTTATTTTTCTCCAAGTATTTTCTAAATTTAGTAATCATGTATCTAACATGAATACTGTGGTGTTGCTTTTTCTTACGAGACTTATACGCCTTAAGTTTACATACGAGACGTTCACTGCTACTAAATCTAATGAGACGATATTTTCTCTTATGAAATTTAATACGTTTAGCTAGCATTTTCATTTTTAGTTTCCCTAATTAATATTTTGTTTTATTCTACAATTAATCTTAAATCATCAGGATAGAATTCAAAAGATTCTCCTTCTTTAATACTCCATGCTTCTGTATAAACATATTCTTTATTTTCTTTATCGAAAGCAAGAATGTCTTTCGTAAATTCCAATTCTAGAACTGTTTTACCATGTTCATCACTATCCACACTGATGTCAAAAATAAAACTAAACTCTTTTATTCTTTCTACAATTTCATTAAGTCTTTCAACTTCTAATTTATCTTTATAAACTCTCATTTTATCTTCCTTATATTTTACTAATACTAGAAGGATATCCCTCTAGTATTAGTTTATTAAAGTTTAGTGATTAAGATTCTCTAAAGAGAATTTACTTGAATTGACAGTATATTGTTTAGCATTGTGCTTAGCAATAGAAATAAGATTAACTAAATCATTACGTGGAATACGGAAAATAGTTTCTGTCGAACCACAAATCAATTTAGATTTTGTAAAGAGACTATCTTCGATACTTTCGACAACACAAGCGCCATCAATAAAGATAGTTCGGTCTTTAGTTTCAATAACCGGAATATTATTTATTGCTCCGATGATTGGATTCTCTTTATCGAATAAGTAAGAATAAGAATTCTTAGGATAGAATAATGTCAATTCAGCCAACTCACTTAAAGCATTTCTTTCTTCAGTACTATTCTGTCTAATCACAAATCCAAAATTACCAAATGCCGGATCAAATTTTACATAAAAATTCGATACACTGATCGCTTCGAATCTGAGTACTTCCTCTTCGATTTTCCAGTTAACCCAGCTAAGTGCTGAAATTAATCCTTTAGCACTAGGACCTAATCCAACGAGATTAGCGATAGGTGTATGGTTAGGATCCGATTGTGTATCGTTTTGGATATTAGATTTGATTTTCTCCTTAGAATAAGCATTCAGACTAGATATAGCCAGATAAAGAATTACCTTATCTGTCAAATGTTTGATTCGATAAATCATTTCAGGATGCTTATCACCAAACAATTCTTTACATCGTTTCTGAATTAATCGACAAAGAGCACTGTTATCAACCATTCGTTTTTCTTTGAAGTAGTTAAATGCAATTACGTGGGTTGGGCAGATTTCAAATAAGTTCGTGCCTTCTTTATCCAATTCAAAAATCAAAATATCTGAGTCTATTGTTTCTATCGTACAAATATATTTATCAGCTGTTTGTTTCATTTCGATATTTTTGGTAACTGGTCTTAAGATATCATTCAACAGTTTATCTAGCTCTAAAAAAGCACCAGTAATATTAATTTCCATGCCCAGTAGTTCGATTTCAGGGTTGTGCAATTCCATTTTAAAATTTCCTTATGTAATTAAATTTGAAAATAGAGTAGGGGTATCGTTACCCCTACTCCGTATTAGTTTATTTTACAGTTTTAAATACCAACATTTTCAAAACTTTCTTACCATCTACAGTTTCAAAAACAGGTATTAATTTAGCATAGTGCTTAGGTTTATAAAACATAGTCTTATTAGATTTAATTTCCTCATCACTATATTCCTTAAGGAATTGATAAGATAAACACTTTTCATTCGGTTTGAATTTACCAGCTATAAATTCAGTACTACCAAAAGTAGTATTTAAAACAAAACCAAAACATGTACCAAGTCTATGTTTCTTTAATTCATCATCAGGTAATTGAATAAACTCTTCAGTAGTGCCCAAGTATCCTTTATCGTAATATACCGGTACCCTTTTATCCAATTCCTCAACGCTACTGTTATAAAAGAATTCTTTAAAGCCATTTGAATCTTCGACTGGAATTCCTGTAAAATTCATTTTGTCTTTAATGAATTTGCGGTAATGATTACGTGTTACCATCAGGTAACACATTTCCTTAACCACAAGATCTACAAACTCATCAAACTCTTCTTGAGTTTCAATTTCATAACGACTAATTAAAAACTCTTTAAAGATTTCCATTTTATAACGTATTGTAGAGACCACTTTATTCATTTCGTGGAATAAAGTGAAAAATAACGGAAAATAAGATAAACTAGATTTCTTTAAGAGTCTACTTAACTCAATACAGCGAACACGATTATCTGGATTTTTAGACATCTCATCAAGATGCCCAAACCAGTCAGCAGCTAACTTACCTGTGATTTCCATTGGAACTGGAGCATCAGAGGGAGCATTATTAGCTTCCCTAATTCTTTTGGCTTTTTCATCAGAAATGTAAAAGTCATTTAAGGTTTGTTGAATGGTTTTATCACTAGAAGCAGATGCAAATACACTACCGAGTTGTTTAGCAATAACACTATAAGATTTCATGTCTTATTCCTTTTATTTAGGTTAAAAATAAGAAGTTTATTTATAGTAGCCTTCCTTCACTACTCATTTTAATATTATAGGTTTAAAATAAAACAAAAAAAATAAAGATACCTTATTAAAGTATCTTTATTTTCCATACTTCATCAAGCAGTAATTTTAAATAATTCACTACCTGGATAGAATTCGAATGATTCGTCTTCCAATACTACTGCGGTATTTTTACGACCGCGTTCATTGGTGGTCTCATCAACTACCTTGATAGATTTCTTAAATATTACGTAAAGCGCCATATCATCGCCACATCCTGTACGACTTAATAAGACTTTTTCTACTAGACTACAACCATTTAAATCGGCAATAATCTTATCCTTATTCTTGAGAGTAAGTTTTCCAGTAATAACTGACTCATGAGAATTAGAAAATAATTTACAAATAAAATTAAACATGATTACGTCCTTTACAAAGAGATTAAAAATAGAGATACCTCAATAAGGTATCTCTATTTTATTTTACTTTAAGAAATCATTTAAATCTTTTTCTTCAATGATTTCAATACCTAACTTCTTAGCTTTCTCTAATTTCGATCCGGCATTCTCACCTACAATTAAATAGTTTAGCTTGCTACTAACTGATGATAACATTGTACCACCATTATCCGTAATCAGCTTCTCTATTTCCTTTCTAGGTCTGGTTAACGTACCGGTAATCAAGAATGTCTTCTGATCTAATTTATTAGAAAGCTTCTTTTCTTTCTTAAACTTAAATTCTACTAAATAGTTTAGAACCAAATCACGATTCTTTGGATTAGAAAGATATTCGTAAATGGCTTTAGCTTTTATAGGACCTACACCTTCTAGATTTACTAATTCCTCGTAAGTAACGTCTAATAAACGCATAATGTCTTTATACTCTTTTAATAAAAGCTTAGACATTCTTTCACCTACGAAACGGATTCCTAAGGAATATAAGAATTTCTCAGGAGTCGTATATCTAGAAGCTTCAATAGCTTCAAAAGCATTTTTAGCAGTTAATCCTTTACCTAATACTTTTTCTAAATCTTCTAAAGACAGATGGTATAAATGAATTGGATAATAAATTGCTTTCGCTTTAAATAAAGCTCGAATAATGAATTCATCCACGCCTTTAATATCCATTCCATCCCGCGAAGCAAAATGCAATATGTTCTGGATTAGTTGTTCTTCACATTCCTTATTCGTGCAACGAGTAATGGTTTCTTCTGTAACTAATTGAGACTGACAACATGGGCATTTATCTGGAAAGACAAATGGTTTACTATCAGGATCTCTCTTGTCTAAATCCACAGAAATAATTTCAGGAATGATTTCTGCTGCTTTTCTTACTTGTACAAAATCACCAATTCTTACATCTAGCTGCTTAATAAAAGAAGCATTGTTTAGAGTTGCTCTAGAAACTATTGAACCTGATACTAATACTGGTGTAAGAATAGCAACGGGTGTGATCGCTCCTGTTCTACCAATCTGCACGACAATATCAACGACTTGGGTGGTTTCTGACTCTGGGTCTAATTTAAACGCACATGCCCAATTAGGCAATTTACCTTCATTGGGTTTTGCATAGCTTAAATCATTTACCTTAAATACAATACCATCCGTATCGTACTGATCTGTTTTACGAGTAACCTCATGCTCAGAAACAATCTTGCTTAATACTTCTTTATCTAAAGGATAAGTAACAATACCTTTTACAAAAGTATTGAAACCTAGTCTAGATAAAGCACTGGTCATTTCTGAATAAGATTTATAGGTTTGTTTAGGCTCTATTGTATACGGGATGAATTGTAATTGACGCTGGCGAGTAATTTCTGGATCTAATTGTCTCAATGACCCTGCGGCAGCATTACGAGGATTAGAAAAGGGTTTCTCTCCTCTAGCTAGTCGTTCTTGATTCAGTTGATTAAAAACATCTATGAACATCAAGACCTCGCCATAAACAATAGTTTCTTTCTGAATAGGAATTTCCTTAGGAATAGAAGTTATAGTCAATACATTCTTTAACACATCTTCACCAATAAACCCGTCACCACGAGTAGAGGCTGAAATTAATTTACCTTGTCGATAAACTAACTCTAATGCCAAACCATCGAACTTAGACTGGACCATGAGTTCTGTTTGATTCGGTAGAAATGAAAAGAACTTATTAAGATCATTTACATCAAAACAGTTCTTTAAAGAACCCATAATGTGTTTATGCTTGACCTTACTTAAAGTAGGCGAAACTTTATCTCCTATTCTTTTAACAGGGGAATCATCTGACACCAAGTCAGGATGTTGTTCCTCTAATTGAGAGAGTTCCTTATAAAGCTTGTCGTATTCCTTATCTGAAACCAAAGGATCATCTAAAGTATAATAGTGATAAGAATACTTATTGATTAAATCAACAAGTTCCATCATTCTAAAATATATCGGATCCATCTTCAATTTCCTTCTCAATGTCTTCCTTACTGATCATCCCATCTGTTTTAATTTTGTCTAAAATTCCAGTAAATGCAATAACCGCATCTTCAGGAATAGGATCAATTTCAATAGAGATAGGTTCTGAAACTCCAGGAATACTATCCATGACAAAAGTCGATTTGAATATTCGATCTTTCTTATACATCTCTAACCATTCATTAAAACAGCTACTGATGCTTGGATTCGGAATTTTATAGAATTCCTCGGGTGTAACAACCATAGGCACTATCTCATCCAAGTAAGTATTGTCTTTAAGAATATATTTGGCAAAGAGATGAGCTTGCCAATGTCTTGCTAGAAAACTATTGTCTTCTTCTCTAGGGTATTTCTTAATCAAAAACTGATTAATAGGATTCAGTCTGAATAAATAAGCATGCGTATACTTAATAAAATCTGAATTGGCTAGTAACATATTGTTCTCCTATTTATAATAAAATAAATAGAGTAGAGAAGGAAACCCCTCTCTACTCTATTAATCAGTTAAAGTTCAATACCACCAAGATCATCTTTACTAACATTACTGTCTACTTGACTGGTCAGGTAAGATGAAATCTCTACTTCTTGAGGAGCAACCTGTACGTTATCAGAAGTCAACCAAGCATTAATCCAAGGAATTGGATTGTGTTTTACTTCTGGGAAGAATGGTTCCATGCCAATAGCTTTCATTCGAGTATTGGCAATGAACTCGAGATACTGGTTTAAAATAGCTTCATTCAAACCAATCATACTACCATCTTTAAATAAGTACTTACACCATTCTTTTTCTTGGTCCACTACTGTTCTAAAGATCTTGTATGTCTCGGCTTCGCATTCTTTGGTTACTTCTTTCCAAAGCTCTCCTTCCTGACCTGACTTCAAGATATTGATAATGTGTTGCGTTACAGTTAAATGGAGTGCCTCATCACGACTGATGAATTTGATAATCTTAGCATTACCCTCCATTAATTTACGTTCGGCAAATGCGAATGAACATGCAAACGATACGAAAAAACGAATGGCTTCTAATGCATTCACTGAGAATATACAAAGATATAATTTCTTCATTAGTTCTTTTTTACTAATGTCTATACGATGATTAAAATACATTGCATAATCTTTTGCTTGTTTTGATACTTCAAAAGTACCTTCACCGAAAAGATTATAATATTGGTTGTACATAATCAGATCATCGTAATATTTAGAAATCTCATTAGCTCGTTTCAAAATAGCGTCATTAATAACAATGTTATCAAATACCTCGGTCGGATCATTAACAATATTTCTGATGATATGGGTATAAGAGAAAGAATGTAAGGCTTCTATAGATGTCCACCATACTGTCCAGTGCTCTAATTCTGGAATAGAAATAACCGGTAAGAATGCAATAGCCGGCGCGCGGCCTTGTACACTATCTAAAAGAGTTTGATATTTCAAATTACTCAAGAAGATATGCTTTTCATGTTCTGGAAGATTTGCAAAGTCCATTCTGTCACGAGATACGTCTACTTCTTCAGGTCGCCAGAAGAAAGATTTTTGTTTCTCTGTTAAGTCGTTAAAGATTTGGTATTTAGATTGATCGTAACGCTGTACGTTTACTGATTGTCCTAAGAACATTTGTTCTTTAGTAGCATCATTAGGGGTCTGATTAAATACTGAAAACTTCATTGGTTTTGTTTTTTCACCTAATTCCATTTTTTACTCCTTTTCTTCATCACTGTCTTGTTGTTGACCTTGTTCAGCTTCATCACCGAACATTGGCATTACTTCTTCTACAACTACACCCATGTTAAATACTCCTTATGTTAAAAATAAAATTCGCTGATGTTTGCTGCTACTTCAATCACGTCATCAACGTCTACGTAAATAGTGGTTTTAGGAAATGCATCAAGCAATAAATCATTTACAGTACTACTGGCTTTAAAATTAGAAAAACTTAGAGTACGCATTATAGTACTCTCACTACTCTTTAATAGAATCTGTATTAATTTATTTTGTTTGTCTATAGTTACTGAAAGATATCGTTCTCCATTACTAAAGATTTCATTTCGAACATTAGTAATCTCACTAACTTTAATACCATTGATTTTGGTATGGTCAGCTAAGATCAAAAGCATGTTCTTAACCATCTTTTCATTAGATGTTTCATCAAACACTAAATCGAATACAACTTCTTTGTTATCACCTTCAACAACAAACTGAACATTATTATCTTCAGTACGACGAATGTCAATATATTTGTCATTATAGGTAACATCACTACAACTCAAACCGATTAATGTAAGTAAAGAATACCCAGGTTCACTTTTAATCGAGAAAGGATCTTTAACGATGCTCGGTCTATCCAAAATTTGATATAATTGAGCAATACGAACGAATTTACGATAGTATTCTAACCAATCAATAATTACGATATCCCAATCAAGAAAAGCACGTAATTCTACAATGTCCGTATCAGATTCGAATCTATAACTTTTGCTTTCGTCACACATGGTAAAAGCAAATAAATAAACTTCGTAAAACCCATCGATACCTAGGTTATTTAAAGTATTTAGATTTTTACTAACAATATCTTTACGAATAACTGTACGTCTAAACCCGCATTCTTGATCGTCTTTGAATTTTCTTACTAGCTTACTACAAACTTTAGAAAAGATATTTTCTTTAGTTTGTTTAGATTCTGGTATTTTTCTAATAGAAAAAGATACCTCTCCAGCAAGAGTCCTAATACTATTACCATCGCTAAATGAATTATTAACAGAAATTATTACTTCGTATTCTTTACTATTATAAACACGACGATACTGTTCTTGAATTTTCTGAAACATTTCTCTTAATGTTTCAGTGATTTGATCTCTATTCGTAGTAATATACATAGTTAATTTCCTTTAATTTATTTCATGAATGGTAATTCAGAGATCTTGCAATTAAGAATAAATTCACTAGGTGGACTAACATCTAATAAAGTTATTTTAGTTTGCGTAAAGTTATTTACATGGATTTCTTCAGCTTTAAATTTTCCACATTCTAATGTGTATAGTTTAGTATCTAAATATTCGTTTACTTTAATGAAATACAGATTGTCCTTTTTTATACATTCGATATAGTTTCCTTTTTCTTTACTTTTAAAATTTCTAATATCTAGATTTAATGGCAAGTAATCGCTAGTAAGTGTTTCAAAATCACTATTAAGCTGATTGAGTAATAATGCATCTTTACCACTATTGGATAAAAGTATTTTAAAACTAACTCGTTCAAATCGAACTTGATTTAATCCGGAGTTAAAACCAGACTTACGCCAATATTTAGGAGTAAAACTAAATGACATTTTAACAATATTATCTTTAATACTGTCGATAAAAATCACCAATTCATTACTGCCAGAAAACTTATCAATATCGTACGGGTATTCGATTCCTAAAACATCCCCTAAAGTATAATAATCAGTATCCTCGTTAAGTCGTCCAAGACTCACTAGACTATATAAAAGATAATTTAACCTAAACTTACGAATATTTTCTAATTCCTCGGTATCGTAATCAGTAAATTTTTATTGATCGATAATATTAAGAAAACATAAGTTAGTTATAAATTCTTCACTCATCGAATCTGGTATTGATACAATCGCTGACTTTCCTAATTCAGTAGTCCCTAAAGATGCCATTGCTCGGTATTCTTTTAATTCAGACTCTTTAAAAACAGGGTATATTTTATTTATCAGTTTTTTGATTCCTGATAAAGTATCTGTCTTTAAATCAAAGTAGCTAACTTGATAAACACCAGCAAAATAAGCTACTGACAAACGAGCATGTTTTTCATTAAGAAACTTATTTCTGAATTCAGTTACTTTCTTAGAGAGAAAAACCAATTTAGGGAGTAATACTCTTTTAGATTCTTCTCTTACTAAATATTCTGCATTTTCATAATCCGCTATTTTAAGATTATCAATAAAGTATTGCATTTTTTACATTCCTTATATAGTTAAAATAAATTAATAAATACAGGACTATGGATATCCATAGTCCTGTACTATTCTTAAAATAAATTTAAATAAAATCTTCTATTAAACTTAACGCAAATGCAACATACGTTAAGAATAACAGAATACTCATTACCACTATCATGATATATGTTCCTTTTATTTTATAACTTTTTATAAATGGATTCCAAATCATCATGCCATGTACTAATGTTTTCTAATAAGTTACTTTCCATGTACTTATCAGTAGCTACGTTAATATCGTCATTCTCACCAATAATATCAGGCATTTTAGAACGATTATCTGGGGCGCATACATTATGCAATATTGAAAAGAAAACATATTTAACAATCAAATCGATATGCTCCCATTTCAATACCTGGTCCGGCAATGCTTCAATTTTACGTCTAAGGTTATCTAAATAACTAGATTCAGTTATTTTACCATTCCAATCAGATCCTACCATCATTAAAGCATTTTTATTAGAAATCTTATTTTTATACCCATAAACATGATATTTAGTATCAGTCATCAGTTTATAAAAATCATCAAGAGGGATATTGTGTGTTCTCTTATTCTTGTCCTTGGTTTTAGCTACAAGAAATAAGATTTTAATTTCATCGTCCTGATCTATACCTAAAGTATTCTTGTACTTTTTCAGAGTTTCCCCTGATAACACACCATAACGTAAATTATTAAAGGCTGACTTACTTACGATTTCTAATATCGCATTAAGTAATGTTTTGTATCGATGTTGATTTACAGAATATAGTTTGTTAAACTCTTCCATAAACCAAGTCATAATTCCTTTTTTACCTGAAAGTTCCTCGTTCATTTTTTCAGTCTCGTACGTAGGAGATGTGCTATTTGGTCTAGCATGATTGACAGGAAGACCGTATCCTTTCTTGGTAAATAAGTAATATGTTGCTTCTTCATCGCCTAAAGGTATATTATACTCAGCATAAGCTGATCCTGGTAATTCAGAAGTTATCTTAGGACTGTCTCCAGAATAAACAAATATCTCTGGAGCTATAAAGTTAAACGCATTATTCATGTGTAATTTATACAACTTAATTTGATTATCATTAAGTTCATCTCCACAATAAAATAAAGGAATACAAGGTTCAGCGGATAGTATACCATTAATAAAAGGATTTAGTGAAACCAAGGTCATCATTTTAAAATTTAATGAATTAAGGATGTATTCACCAATATCTTGATTTGTGATTTTATGACCTCTTCCTATATTCTCACCTTGTTTAGGGTTACTGTATCTAAAATAAGCAAACCATGGATTTGGAATACGGTCGGAAGATGAAATTAAACTAGCTCTAAATGCAGAGAATTTATTATAGAAATCCTTTAGTAATTCCTTAAATCTAATTAATCTCTTTCTAAATAAATCCGGAGAGACTAGAATTTTCTTATCTTCTGTCTCGGTACCAAAACCGACCTTATAAAGATCTGACATGGTAATATAAAGAGCTAGTTTACAGAATGAAACATGTAATTCATTCCATGCTGTATTCTTCTTTAAATAGATATTTTTAGGCACATAATCAGAAAGAACGTATCTATATTCTCCAAAATGAGCAATCACTTTCTCGTAATTAATTCCGTTTTTTATTGCTGTCGATTCCCAATATTCATACATCCATCTACTATATTCGTCAGCTCTTTTCTTTACTTTAGATTTAAACTCGTCGTAGGTCATTTTTAAAGGATCGAACTCACTAAAGTAGATGATTGGATCTTTTACAATTACGGTTTTATCAGTATTGTCTAATAAAAGATCTTCACCTTGCTTAGGAGTGAAATATCTCTTACCAACAGAATTAGATAAATTAATCTCCTTCATCAAATCGAAATACTCAGGAGAATACTCCATAGCAGGTAATTTACCATTTCCTTTAAAACTGGTTTTGTAAATTTCTTTATCTGCTTTAAATCTTTCATTAGTAGGAAATAACATGCTGTTAATTCTAATGCCGAGATCTTTAACTTCATTTAAGTATTTTGGATCGGTATTGGCACTATTCTCAATTAATCCTTGTCTAATACTATAATTTCTAGGTGATTCCCCACCGTAACTAATTCCAAAAAATTGTAATTCTTCGTAAGGTCCAAAGATTCTAGGTACGCCTCTAATATTTAATCTATTATAAATTAACGGTTGGTAAATTTGTTCTCTTACAGATGTATTAAAACGATTAGCAACGTACACGTAGTCAGAAGAATTATTGATAGTAAAATCATTTACCCTAAGTAAAAAAAGATTTAAATATAATTTAAGGTAGAAAGGTATTTTTTCTTTAGATAACTTTCTAGCCTCTAAAAGAGCAGAATCCATTGTTTGAAATTCTGGCGTAGTACTAGAATAATATTCTTTAATAGCATCATGAGTGCTTCTAGTGATTCCGTCTTGACGTACTTCAAACCTAGGGTTTAGATAAGATCTAGGATCGTACTGACGATGCAAATGGGGTTCGTACCCTGTCTGAATAATATTGTTTTCACCAATAATCATTTTACATCCTTTTAAAGTAAAAAAATAATATTTAATTAATAGTTCATACGAAATCTATAGAGACTCTAGGTTAAATCCTAGAGTCTCTATATTCTATCAGCGAATATCCCAGTCGAATTCTGGAAGTACTTTACCTTCTTCTAAGAAGATTACTTGGTTATGTTTATAACGACGTTTGTGTTTGTAGTTTTTAACCACAACACTTTCTTCATTAATACCAACTACTTTACCAATATTGTAAATTCGTTCATTGTAAGTAGGGTAGATAACCATGTCACCAATTCGAACATCATCAAACATTTCTTTATGCTTCTGTTCGACTTCGGCATTACTGTGCATTTCTTTGTACCAGTAATAAGCCACGGATGGTGAAATAGTAGCAAACCAAGGAATTTCATCTCTGGTATAGTCATTAATAATGTTGAACCAACCTAATTGATAACTCTCACGAGATACCATTTCGTCGATATAACTTACATCGGTACGTTCTTTAGTACGTTTTGTATAGTTGTAAAATCCTTCAAACAAATCGATCATGTATTGATCTTCAGTGTCCTTAGGAATGATGCAGAATATATTGTATTCGTTACCACCTAATACCATAGGGATTGTGGTCAGTTTGTATTGGTCAGCATTTTCTTTCATGAACTTCCATGATTTTGGTAATGCACCCCATTCAAATTCTGCCGAACCCATGTAGTCAAATGTCACATAGTAGTCCAGACCTTTACGACCTTCGTTAAATTCGTCATAATGACGTTCTACACGTTGGATGTAATAGTTTTGGTTGTTTTTCAAAGAGATTTCCATTTTAATATTTCCTTTACAAAGTTAGTTTAGTTAAGTACGACGAGTTTTAGGTTTTAGAGTATAGAGATAATGGTTACCTACCTTTTTATATAGTCTCGCACGTGGGGCTGGCTTTCGTCCAGTGGAAAAGAAGATTGCCTTTTTCGTCGTGTCATTACGAACATCCATCACGTGTTGCATGTACTTCTTCTTAGCCAATTTCATGATTTCTTTTTCTTTACTAGGGTTGAATACCCGACCACCTCGCAAAGAACGATTATGATACCACTGGAATTGACCTTTAGTAGTAATTACTTTCTTAACACTATTTGCAAATTCCGGATGATCTACACGATTTAAAATCACGTCCGCTACGGCTTCTTTACCGGCACGTGACTCACCCTGTGCTTCGTAGAAAATAGCCATTGCCAGATATTTAACTTCTTCGGAAGTATTTGCAAGTACTGGCTTTACAAATACTGATAATAAAATAATCAACAATACTTTTAATTTAGACATTTCGAACTCCTTTACAAAGTAAAAATATATAGACATAACCACACTCCTGCCCCATTTCGGGAACAGGAGTGTAATTATAGTTTTAATTAACCACGGATTTTCTTAGTAACTGGTTGAGCAGGTACTTCACGAACGACAACTTCGCGAACAACTTCATGTACCACTTCTTTAGTTACTACTTGAGGTTGTTGTTTAACACCGCCAAATACGTAAGACAAGCCCAGGCCAATACCTACGTTACGGCGAGTATCAAAGTTAATACCGCCTTTAGATACCCAACGACCAGAGTTAGAGATATGGCTCACACCAATTGCTGCAGCACCTTCATTCTTGAAGTAGCCCGCACCAACACCTACTGCTGTTTGACCAGGAGCATGTGGTTGTGGAATAGCCGCGATTGCGTTTGAACCTGCAATACCAGCACGAGCTTCACGACGGTTATCATGCAACTCTTTACGCAGTTCAGCATTATCACCTTGAAGACCATTCACCAACTTACGAAGTTCATTGATTTGACCATCTTGAGCTTCATTCCAAGTGGTGTGTTGGCTGATGGTATTGTTGATGTTTTGGATCGCTTGAGTGTTAGTAGAGATGTGGTTAGCATTAATAGCAATATTACCTGCATTAGTTGCCACACCATCTTTCAAGGTTTCGATTGCTTTTGCATTATCGCCAACTTTATTGGCAACTGCATAGAGCTGAGAACCATTAACAGCATCAGTAGATTCTTTAGTGATTCGACCAGCCGCAACGTTAGTAATCGTGCGTTCATTACCTTCTTTACCCACAGAAACGGTAGCTACTGGTTTATGGCCTTTGAAAACACCATAGGTAATACCGTTCACTTCGGAAGTAGCAGTACCTACTGCTTTTTCTGTGGTGGAGAAAGAGCCAATCGCAACATCATGATCGTTAGTTGCTTTCGCGTTCACACCAAATGAAGTAGTGAAACGACCAACAGAAGTAGCACCAGAACCAATAGCTGTAGATTGATCACCTTCAGCACGGCTGGATTGACCAATCGCTGTTGATTGGCCACCCAATGCATTAGCATGGAGACCCATTGCTACACCACTGTTTTGTTTAGCATATGCATGTGCGCCTACGGCTGTGGAACCGATACCTTCGGTACGAGTACCTTTACCGATTGCTGTAGATGATTGGCCGATGGCGGATGCTTCAGAACCAACTGCAGTATTCATTGATTCCAATGCTTTAGCGTGGTGGCCGATCGCAACAGACATGTCACCTTTTACTTCGGAGCGTTGACCACCCACTACGCTGTCTTTACCATTGACAGTATTGTGAATACCGAATGCAGTGTTTGACAGACCGTTGTTTGTCAAGTCAGTACCAATACTGGTATTACCTGAACCACTTACAGTTATCTTATCACCATGTACTACTTGATAAGTGCCTACAACGGTATTGTCAGCATAAGCGGTAGAAGCCGCAGCAGCAATAGCGATCGCAATGATAGATTTTTTCATGTTTATTTCCTTTATAGTTAAAAAAAGAAGAAGGTACTGCGTTAAGAAAAAGATTGATTCGTCCCATAAAGGGAAGTGGAACGATGTCTCATAACCACCATTCCACTTAAATGATATAGATTTGAAATAAAATAAAATTCTAAATTCCTAAATGGTGTATTTACCATCTCGGAACTTTACCTCTTCATTATTAATAGTGCTGGTATCTTTTTTATATCTAGGTGCAAAGTTCTTTGGTTTACGTGGTTTAATCACACCATGATAAAACTTTGTTTGCCCTCCAAATACCTTATTATAAGAAATAACAAAAACACCAATTACAAAGATAAAGAAATTCTTAACCAGTTTAAATCTGGTAATCAAACAGAAAAAGAAAAAGCTTGCAAAAATAATTTGTAACATATCTACTTTCCTTTCAAAATAGATTAATAGGATTACCTTACGCTTAGGTAAAGCCACTGTAATAGTATATGTTTAAATTATTCTTAAATAAGCATTAACATAAATTAGATTACTCTACTCTGGATATCCAGAGTAGAGTAGATCTTATTCAGCTGTTAGTTGTAAAAAGGCATTCTCAGTATACACCCAGGGTTTAGTATCTTCATCTGTAATAAAGATATACTCACTTGGGAATACTTCTAAGTCTCCCTCTACAGTATCGACAAATATACTCTTTCTTAAATTGCATAAAGTATACTTTACTTTATTCTCTTCTAACCATTTCGCTGTTTGATTAGTATCGTTGAATTGAATGTAAGAAAGAATATTCATTTTAGTTTTTACCTGTAAATTTTTTAAAGAAACCAATAGAAGTAGCCAACATGACTTTTTCGCCAGTATTTACTTTATCAGAATTAAATTTCCATCCTAAACGGACACGGAAACAATGACTCTTCAAGAATGGATATCGATAGATTAAATAGTATTCGAAGATACCATTATCATCTACTTGGAAAAGATAACCTGCTTCTCTCTGGTCAGAAGTATTAGGATTGCCTTTAACACGAATAGGGCCTGTTAAGTGGGTACCACAAACATCGTAATCAAAAGTATATCCTTTATTTCGACAAATCCAAAATACTCGTCTCTTATAAACAGACCAGTAATCTTCTTTAGGATGTCTTTCTAAATGGCCTTCATCACCATCAATAGGATTATCATGAGTTAAAAACCAATTAAAGATTTTAGGAATCTTTCCTTTGGTATTATCACGCATGGAAAACCAAACAATAAGAGGTGACAAAATAACAGCCAGTAAGTTAATTATCATGGAAGCAATAAACATAAAAAAGTAAACGACCATTACTACAGCTAATCTTTGTCTATACAATTCTTTCATCTTGATATTTTCTTAAATACTTAAATAAATGTTACATCTTGAACATATTCCGTAACCGTTTCTGATTCTGGATCTTGTTCGTAGAATGTAATTTCTGGAGGAATGGTATCCAGCATGGTTTTCTGAGGAATCACTTGGACTTCTTTTCCTTTTAATAACTCAGGATGTTTAGTCAAAAATGTTTTCAGTTTATCGTAAATAGCTTTACGAGCATTAAAACCATGAGCATCACCTACACGAATGGTTTTTCGACCAATGTTGACTTTATCACAACATCCGTCAAAATCACTCTTATCAGCAAATGCATTAACACCATTAGTGTTCCAAAACCAAAATGCCGAAGCCGTACCTAAGTCTTTTTCTAAAAGTAGGTGTGGTGAAGTAGAAGCTAGCATTCCACGAGAACGGAAGAAGTTCTCGTAATTGGATTTACCCGTAATTTGGATAGGACCTTTACCGGCATAATTCCAACCATCGCCTGTATGTTCAGGACCATTACCCATACGACCTGCATAACAATGGTTAGCAATAGCCTGTGGATTCTTAGCAATGGATAATGCTTTTTGATTAGGTTTACCACTTGCATCCGCATAACGCTTAGGCCATGTACGAGCCAAACCTAAAGCAGAATAGTTTAAGTTTTCTTTCAATACACGTAAGTGATTCGACTCAATCATCACATTGGCAATAAAAGCAGCGACACGACTAGGTGTATTAATTTTATATTCGTCAGCATATTTAGCAAAATAACTAGACCATTCAGTAGCGGTAGTAATAGAACAACCAGCGGCTGACAGTATTTGTTTCCAGTTTTCAGCTTTCATTTATTATCCTTTTATAGTAAAAGATAAAATAAAAAATGTAAATACTACTCTCTACCTATTAAGGGTAGAGAGTAGCAGATTCTCATAGCTTAGTTATAGAAGTAGTTCATCAGGCGAGTTTTAGCACCTTCTGAGAAACCATACTCTAAAGCTTTAGCAATGTCAATAGTAGTATTCAATTCTTTTTGACGAGTCATTGGATCTTTCAGACTGGTCAAAAGATTCATCAAGTTAGCATAGCAACGAATAGAGACTGGATCCAATGCTAAGTTTTCTTGGAAACGAGACAGATTCAGAAGACCCAATACTTCTGGTTCTTCACACATCAGTTGCAACAAGAAGTCCATAGAGTAACGGAATGATACAGAATCCGTTTTGGTAATGATGTCCATGATATTGTTAAAGATCTCTACTTGCATAGCAGGACCTTCATTTACCACGAAGTTCTTATCAGCCATCAAAGTGAGGATATGACCTTTAAACTGTTTCATCTTAGCCACATATTCGATAATACCCAGAAGAGACATTTGTGCAGTAACAGATACTTTACTCAGTACTTCATCTTGAGACAAGCGATCGTATGTTTCGTTGTAGGTACGATTCTGATCAATGTCTTCCAGATCACGTTCACCATCTTGTTGAGATTCCACAATATATTCCGGAACAATAACCTCATCACCTTCAGGCATATCGTACAAAGCAGGTTCCAGGTAATCAGGATCGTTAGGATCAGTAACTTCAGGGTCGGTATCCAAGCGATCTTTACGAGCAGCTTCTTCTTTCTCTTTTTCTTCTTGCTCTTTACGAGCAGCTTCTTCCTCTTCTTGACGAAGAGCCTCTTCTTCTTCCAATTGTCGTTGACGACGAACAGACATGTGATTACGATCTTGGTTTTGTGATTGATACATTTGTTGACGTTTATTAGCCATTATAAGGATCCTTATTTAAAAGTGTTTACATAAATACTAAAAAAGAAGTTTGCGCTTAACTTCATAAATCTAACCAAAAAAAGAATACCCTACCGAAATAGAGTATTCTTTTTATCATTAATCTCTTACCAAACTTTTAATAAGTTCAGTAATAAGAATAGTCATTACTGGAATGACTACAAACCAGATTGATGCTTGACCAATAGCCTTGGTCAAAGAAACATCGGTATAATATAATGCCGCCATAAGCGGTACTGTAATAATAGAAGATAACAGTGTCATCGCTGAGGCTGTTAGTAATACTTCTGAAATTTTCATTTTTTAATTCCTTATACAAAGATTGATTAAAGTGTTTCAGTAGATTTCTCTACTAGGTTCACTTAAATAGTATATATTTGAAATAATCTAGAATACGATTTCCTTAAGTGATGGATTATAAGGAACTAGATCAGACATGCTTGTATCTAATTCTAAATTAGATAAGTTATTATTACCAATAACTCCATCTAAGTGAATACTACGTACTATATCTAAAGGTAATTGTAATCTGTTCTTAAAGGTAAATACTAACAAATTATCTAAGTAATAAACCTTAGTACTACTGTATTTTAACCTAACATACATCCTACCATCTTTATCTATTATCTTTCTAACTTCATCAACTCTACCATTGTTATAATGTCTTCTTATAGTTCCTAATTCACTAATAGAATAATGGGTATTATATCTAGAATCAGGTATAGTGTAAAATACTTCCATTTATAAACTCCTTTCATGTATCTTTAATTAAATACAATATCCATTTAAATAATATCTATTTATAATTTAATTAAATCTACTTCGGGCTTGACGCCCCTCTAACACTTTGGGATTTTGTTACCTAAATACTAATAATGTATTATTGTTATCTAAATCAGTAAAGTAAGTAATTAAGGTAATAAAAGTATTTCTTTCCTAATAATACTAATAATGGATTTTACAAATCCTAATAAGTTCTTTAACAAATCCTAATCATTATTCCTTTCACTCACCCAGCGGTAGCGTTTATGGGTGAAAGGAATAATGTATCTAATACTAATAATACTATTTCTTTTATACTAATAATAAATTAAATCTTATTATATAAAAAATAATTGTTATTATACAAAATAAATCTATTTATTATCTAAAATACTAGTATTTAGGGATATTTCTTATAATACTTTTATTTTTCTAATAATAACAGTAAAGTAAAATAGATTAAATAAAGTAAGAATAAATAGAATAGTAATAGTTAATAAACTATAGTAAATACGTAGCTACAAAAGCAAATATAGCCGTATTGTAATGTTTATAATGTTTTGTT